CGGACCCGCAATTTCGAACAACTAGGTCAAATTATTTGGGCGAATGGTCAAGAACACGTATTCATGCAGAATTGACGAAATATACGAATTTATTACTGTTGAGTGAAGGCGAAGCAGATCCATTGGTCGTTAAGGAGGCGCTCATTGCGGGACTCGGGGTCGTAGTGAACCATTCCTCTTCTGAAAACTTGGACCTTTCTAAAAACTTTATTACCGTCATTGAAGATAATAAAATGAATGATTTAAATTATGTGAAAATGAAAATAGAAGAAAACAAGGAAATTTCAAGATTGAAACGTGAAGAAATCCATGAATATGGTGTTGAACAATTTGATATAAGCGTAGAAGTGAAAAATTATTTGGAAGCAATAGATGCATAATTTAACTTTTTTATTAAAAATTCATTGCAGCAATTTCCGTTGGACTTTCTACTTTTGAACCTTTAGTAATAACATCCATGACAGTGTCCATTGCACTTGCTCTTTTTGCACTTGCCCTAGCAGTTGCTTTTTTCGCACTTGCCCTAGCACTTGCTTTTTTTGCAGTAGCCCTAGCACTTGCTTTTTTCGCACTTGCCCTAGCACTTGCTTTTTTTGCACTTACCCTAGCACTTGCTTTTTTTGCACTTGCACTAGCACTTGCTTTTTTTGCACTTGCCCTAGCAGTTGCTTTTTTTGCACTTGCCCTAGCAGTTGCTTTTTTTGAACTTGCCCTTGCACTTATTCGTGCACTTACTCTTTTCTTTACAATTGCACTTACTCTTTTTTTTGCCATCGCACTTGCACTTTTACTCACTTTTATAGGTTTTTGCATACTCATTGATTTATACTGATGTAAAAAATCTGCAATAATTTCTGGATTATTTTTTATATAAAATCTATACATGTTTTTAATAACTTTTGTCAATGATTTTACGTTATCGTGAAAATAATTGTCTATTAAGTATTTTATAGATTTTTCACTATAATATTCGTTATATTCAATAGATTCACCACTTTTTCTTTTTTCTCGAACATGTAGGTTTTCTAAATCGAGTAAATATATGGAATTTATTGCATTACTGAAACAATCAAAAAATATAAATAATTCTATATTTGCTATATCCAAATCATAAGATTGTTTATATAAATCCTTTATCAATAAAAAATAATTTTGAATATTTTTAGCGTTTTTGTATTCGTTAAAAATTTTTGTAAAATCTCCATAAAATTGTTCGTGTAAGTCTATGCCCTTTTCAGTTATACAATTATCAGAACATTTATATGCGTCTTTATATGCATCCATATTAAAATATGTGTTCATGACGTATTCAATTTGTGTAAATTTCCCACTACCTCCATAATTTATGTTTGATACGGTGTCGGATAAACCAGCTCCAGTTTGTTTATTTACCAAGTATTTTGATATGCCTATATCAAGGTAACTTGTATTATTGGATTTTTCAGTATTGCTCGTAAACCCTTGTGGAAATATTTTAGCATATATGTCTTTATTTTTCATCCCAGTTGTGCAATTTATTGCTCTTGAAATTACATAATACTCGTTTCCAATGTTATTTTTATCACGTTTAAATAAATCATTCACTTTACATGCACGCAAGTAATCTATATTGTTACGCATAGCAGATATGTTTGCTATATCTACAGCTTTTTTAGAATCTTGATTTATAGTTTCAGAATAAGCGTTTATTGCATCCCTAACATTAATAAAATCTGTTTTAATGGCCTCATAAAATTCATCGCTAAATTTATAAACGGAATAAGTCCCGACAACACCTATATTGTTAAAATTTTTCTCCATACTTTCTTTTTGTATTTTTTCTACCAAACTTATAAAACGGTCATATTCTGCTATAATTAATTTTTTCTCGTTATCAAATATCTTTTTTAATTCTGTGTATTTTGGTGCTAAATCAGTAGACAAATTTGGATTTGAAATGTAAAAGTGTGTAATTTTTGAATCACGACCTTCACCGTCAATACTAAACAAAAAACATGCTAGACCAAAAAAATATGCTCGCAAAAACACAATCATATCGCAGGTTGAAATGACTTTACATGTTTGTTGTTCTACGGTTTTTGATTTGATGAAGTGTATGAAGATTTGCAAAAAATCGCCAATGTATTTGCCTATAACTAATCTAGCATTTTCCTCGATATCTATTTGTTTTTCTGTGTCTTTGAATTGTGCCTTTTTTTCTGTATTTCCTGCAAAATATTTTTTGATATTTTCCTTATTACCAATCATATCTACATCATTCACAGTAAATGAAGAATTACTTGTATATTTGGTAGAACCTTGACCGGTTGTTGTATTCAATACACATTCTCGTGGTAAAAAGTATTCAAATACACTTTCATCCATTTCCAACGTATAGTCTTTTTTAGGAAATGCTTCATTTGATTCACTCGAAGAATGCGCATCAAATAAATCAGATGCTATATTACCGGTTTTTTTGTAGGGATATGATGAACCATTTTGATCAACCTTAACATTCATAATATGAGATGGATCTAATCCACAATCATATATTATATCTAATTCACATCCTAAAAAAGAATTTATTATTTCTTTCGTAATATCCGGATCAATATTTTTTTTGTAGTCACCAAATCGTAAAATATCTTTTGAAATTAATTCAAAATTATCTAAACATTTTCGTATTACACTTTTTGCTTTTGTTTTTATTTCATCTCCACTAATTTTAATATTACTGTCTAATAACTCTTGTAAAATAGCACTATTTACGCCCTTTATAATATTTTTCAATATTTTTATTGGGCAATTATCTTTTAACGCATCCGTGTAAAATACATATTCAAAAAACTTTCTTGGATTATCTAATTGGTCTGGAAATATTCCCTTTTTATTTGTTTTAATTTTCTCATATAGTTCTACTAAATTAATTTCGGCACTTGTTTTGTTATCATATTTAATATTTAATATATGTGTTTTATCATCGATTATATTGATAGACGCAGAATATGTATTATGCTGGTGTTTTTGTGTTTTTTTTGATTTATTATTATTTGGTGACGGTTTGCGTTTGCGGGTATCTTGTGCATTTTTTCCTCTTTTTAATTCATTCACTTCTATATCATCCCCGGGGGAACGTCCACGTTTTTTTTGTGACCTTTGTGACATTTTAATAAAAATTTATTACTTATATAATATCAATATATTTTTTGATATAATGCTAAATATTTGGAAAGCTATTTTGTCAATTTAAAATTGGTGCGAATACCTATTTTTGGTATTCTGTGTAAAAACATTAAATCGCGAAGCATATGTTCATATGCTCCTCCACATAGATCCGACGGTTCTAACGTGTTCACTTGTCTTTCGTGTTTTTTGAAAAAGCGTAATTGGTTTATGTAATCCATACTGAAATACATGCTAGAATAAATATTCATAATCGCATTACTTCCAATATTTAACCAATCGGATATAAGGTTATCCGATTGACCCATTTCTAAATAATATATATAATTGGGATCTAATTGAGAACAAGTGATTGGATGATATAAGATTAGGTCAAAGCGTATTCGAATGATGTAATCATATTGAAATCCGGTTTCGTTTGCATACGTTTCCTTCAATTCATTACATTTAAAGATCGAATAATACATACTCGTCATTTGTTTTACAATGTGTTGTCGAGTTTCTTCGTCCGTCCAACCTTTATCATGATTCATGTTCTTTGTATTTTTGATTCGCTTTTCGGTTATATTGAAGTTAGGTTTTCTAAAATCGCGCGGCGACTCGACCAAATATCTTATCGGTTTATACATATCAATGACGGTTTTATCGATTCCTTCTGGTAAAACACAATTTCCGTTATCCGCGTGATTTTTTTCCATATATAAATTTTCCGCGTCATAATGCATATGAATAAATACGTCAGCGTTATTCGGTTTTATAATATTTTCATAAATATACGGGTATGTTTCTTCTGCACATCTAGGTTGTCCGGATATACATAATGCTACTTTCATAATATATATTTTACATGTAATAATTTTATATTGTTTTTATTTTGTTTTTGTTTCTATAAAAAATGCGTTATTCCATATTTATTCAAATAAACCAATTGATGATTTATATCATATACAATGTTGTTTTCACCGCTCTTTTCAAATAAAATTTCTCCACAAAGACAAAATTTGTTGTTTGTATTTAATTTACCATCACATAGTTTAGTAAATATTTTCATAAAATCTTTCATTTTTTCATCTCCAAAAAAAAACCAATCATTCCAATAGGTTCCAAAACTACAACCTCCTGAAAAATTTATCCCATGTATTTTATCTAGATGATATTCATTAAACAAAATGGGTCGTGTCAAAAATAGATCGAACCGATGCTTTATATATAAATCATACTTCATATTTTGTGCTAATTCATATTGTTCGACTTCTTTCATTCCGGTTTCGCAGGTATAAAAATGACAACTATTTGAATATGTAGTCAAACTACCTAAATTATTTTCATGATAAATCTTTTCAAAATTTTTTCTATCATTTAATTGTATTTTAATCGGGTTATATTTTTCTAATAGTGAATAGTCTGTTTCTTTTTCCAAAATATTACCGTTTTCCATATAAGTTTGCCTATTCCAACTGGATATAAAAATATCAAAAATATAATTGTCATTTGGTAAAATAATATTTTCTACAATATTTTCCATATTATGGATGCTTCGTAATTCTCCGGAAATAATAATAGCGGCGCGTTTCATATATATATAATATATTACTACATTTTATTACATTTTTACAAGATGTTTTAATTCTTCAGGTAAAGGAACATTATAAAGTTCTTTGTATTGATGTTGAACATCTATGCTCGGATTTATACCTATAAAGTAATCATAATGACCATTATATGGACCAATTGTTCCACCCGACAAAATTATAATTGATGAAAATAAAAAATCTTGACCTATGTCTGTTGGAAATTTATAATTTTCCCAATTTTCTAAAATATCTTGTGTAATGTATTGATTACTCATACTTGATATAAAAAAATCTTTATGAAATACTGACCCGCCATGACCAGAAAATCGATATTCACTATTTAGATCAATATTGTATTTTGTTTGTAGTTCAATCAATTGAATATCTAAATAACGGTTTGGACAAAACCCATTTACATGATACTTGAATGTATCGCTTATTTTATTATTGATATGCACATCATCTTCTAACCACATAACATATTCTTCTTTACATAGTTTAAATGCATTTACGACTCTCTCAATTAATTTAAATGAATTTTCATATTTACCATCGCCATAAATATCTTTATATGTCAATAATAGGGTTTCTGTAGAATGTATATAAATACATTGAAAGTATTTTGCCATTTCAGTATAATCATATCCATTATCAGATAATAATACGATAGTGCTGGTTGGATAAAAATTTCGAAAAGACATTAAACATACAAACGTTGCAAATGGATTCTTGTAACATTGTAAATATGCACCAAACTCTTGCACTTGATTCATATATATAAATAATATATATGTATAAATGAAAATATTTAAATTGTTTTAGAGAATATGTTCTGCCAGTATTCTATTTTCAGTTTATCATAAGAAAAATCTTTTTTTAAAAATTCTTCATATTTTTCTTTTAAAAAGTCTTCGTTTAATTCTTCATACGAATCAACAAATAAAATTGGTAGTTCGATAAAATACTGATGACCATCATATTTTTCAACAATTGGGATAGAGCCTAAACAAATAGAATCCCATAAACGATAGGTATCTATACCGCAACCTCTAGGACATAATGTAAATTTACTTCGTGATATTTTATCATAAAAATAATCATTTGTATATTTTTTTGGATTTTTTTCAAAAATATTTTCGATTAAAATATAATTCTTGTCTTTTATAAAATGTATTAATTCTTTGCGTGGATTACCAAACCAGCGATCACATGGAATTCCAAAATTTGCATAACATAATATTGTTTTTTCATTTTTTTTTAAATGGAAGTGATTGAATTTATCAAATATTCCAATTGGAATATTCGTAATATTTGGGTGATTTATCGAAAGTGAATGCGTATATATGTGTATGTTGTTCTTTGTAATTATATTTAAAACGTTCATATTTATTTTTTCATAATAATTTATTTTTCGGTGATTTTCCGGTAATTTTGATTCATCAAAATATTTATCATAACAATATGGTTTATTTGGTGGGGGAAAGTCGATATCACATGAAAGTATAAATATTGTTTTATTGCATACAGTGTTTAAAATTGCATTAAAATCTTGATATTGTAACAAATCTTCACTATATTTCAAAAATAAACATCTTTCGCTATTACCATTCATCATTCCTACATTATTAGCATCGTGTTCAATTCTACTCAAAGTAATTACATTATTAACATCCAATATATTTGGATCGTTAATATATTCATATAATTTCATTACCGGTTATTTATATATTTTATATTTCTAATATTTAAGTTACTTTATAGTAGATTGTTTTGATACTACGATAATAATAAAAATAATAATAATATAAAAATATATAATTTAATAAATATATTATGAAAATCGCAATTTTATATGGTGGACGTATATCGAATTATGATACTTATTATAATAATCTACAGAAATATATTGTAAAAGAACATGAAGTTGATTATTTTTTAAGTCATAGTAAAGAATTAAATGAAGACTTAAGTGGGTTTATCGAATTATATAAACCTAAAATTGTTATAGACGAAAATATTGATTACGATCCATCACAAACCCCGAATTATAGTGTTATGTGTATGTTTTATAATAGGCATAGGTTATTTCAATCGTTTAAAAAATATTGTCAAGATAATGCAGCTAATTATGATATAATAATGGTATACAGGCTTGATGTATTAGCTCTTAGTGAAATTAACCTTAACCAAATGAATACATTCGATAATGTATTATATGTTCCAAATATACACCATTCTCAAGGTATAAATGATTTTATGGCAATTGGCAATTTTGTAGCAATTGAAAAATATTGCAACTTGTTCGATCATTACCGTAAATTACTATATATTTCGAATAATTCATCGTCAGCTGAATTGTTATTGAAAATTTATTTACAGAGTATGTCTATGCAAATATATTTGTTTCCTTATAATTGTGTGTTACGAGATAGTCTTTGGGAAAATGGCGGTAAAACAATTTGTATATCCAGTCAAGAACTAGAAAAAATGGTTATATCCAACGGTTAAACCCAATACAATACAATACAATATAAAATATATATAAAGGTGTTTATATTTTATATATATATATATTGATATGGATATTGATATTGATATGGATGAAATATTACAGAAATGTCATTCGTATATAGATAATATACTTATGCCTATAGTTAAGTCATGCAATGAACATTTAGAATGTCATATATTTGATGATGACCCGCATTTTCCAAATATTTTTTTACCAAAACGGCAAAATATTATAATCGTAATCTTCCATTATATATACTTAAAATTTATATATTATATTTATATATTATATTTATATAATCTAAACAATATAAACCCTATACGATTCAATATATATATATGACAGAATCGTTATTTTTTAAATATAAAAATCATCTAGAGAAATCTATTGCCAAAGCTGAAAAATTAGAATCAAAAATAACAAATGAACTTTTAAAAATTGAAGGTATGACTGGAAAAATGACAAAACATTTTTATAATAACTTATTAGAATTAGAAGATTCGAAATATTTAGAAATTGGTTCTTATAAGGGTTCATCCACATGTAGTGCCTTATACCGAAATAAGGCAAACGTGGTGTGTATTGATAATTGGCATGATTTTTTTTTAAATGAACTCCATAATAATGTAAGTAGCACACAACCTATCAATGAATTTTTGGGAAACATTCAAAAATATAAAGGTGAAAATAATTTCTCTTTTTATAAAGAAGATTGTTTTACTATTGATATAAACAAGTTAGGTAAATTCAATATCTATTTATATGATGGTTGTCATAAATATGAGTCGCAATATAATGCTTTGAAATATTATATCAATAATATGGAAGATCTATTTATATATATAGTCGATGATTGGAATGACGAACCAGTTAGAAAGGGGACATTTGATGCAATTCGTGATTTGAATTTAAAAAATGTATGGAATCACGAGATTCGTTTAACTAATAATAATAAACATACACCTCCACATATTGCTGAATCAACGTGGTGGAATGGTGTATATATTTGCATTTTGGAAAAATAAAAATATATTATAAAAAATATATAAAGGCATTTATTTGTAAATTCCATAGATATGGATGAAATATTACAGAAATGTCATGCATATATAGATAATATACTTATGCAAATAGTTAAGGAGTGCAATGAAAGTTTAGAAGGTCATATATTTGATGATGCACTGCATGGTCCAAATATTTTTTTACCAAAACGGCAAAATATTATTCTCGCATCTCAAAATAGTAAAAATGCATTAGAAATTGGATTTAATTCTGGGTTTTCAGCTCTTCTCATATTGATTGCTAATCCCACTATAAAATTAACATGTGTTGATATTGGCCATCATCGATATACAATTCCATGTTTTCAACAATTAAAAAAAGATTTTGGAGATAGAATTGAATTGCTTATTGGAGATAGTAGAGAAGTTGTTCCGACTATAAATGACACATTTGATCTAGTTCATATAGATGGTGGACATAGTCTAAATGTAGCAGAAAAAGATATTACAAATACATATAACTTATTGAATAACAATGCAATTATCGTAATGGATGATGTAAATATCAACGACAATAGACACACATTAGCAAATTTATGGAATAAATATGTTCAGATCTATAATTATACAGAACCTAATTTTTTTATATATCGCAATGACCACCAAGATGTCAAATGTCTTTCTCGATAGTCTTCTAATAAATAAATAAAATTTTTTATTTATTTATGAGTAAATACTTAACACCAATTTTTATCAAATGTTTGATAACAATAACATTTATTTTGGTTATAAAAGTAATTATATATTTTTTCATGTGGACCCCCAATGACACAATATCCTTGGTGAATATATTTTAAATATTGTGGATTTGAGTTTTTTATCACGAAAGTAAGATGATTTGGACCGGTGATTACTGGAATATGCGCTTTAAATCGGGCATCATTTTTTTCTTTTAAAAAACAATTAATTGATAAATACAAATTTTTCATCAAATTACTTACTATTATTGAATGTTTATTAAATCCAAAAAAAGAATTCGTTAAATTACTACAGTCTTCATCAATGCGATATGTAACAAATTCATAATCAAAATTTGAATCTAATGGTTTTATCCAAATAGAATCTATGTCTGAATATATTCCACCTTCCATATACACCACATACAAACGGATGATATCTGCTTTATATCCATAATTACTATTTAATTCTAATAATTGGAGAATATATTTTTTTAACACATCATTCTCTGACTGTGATTTTAAATTAATATAAATATTTTTTACGTTAACACCATTATCAATTAAAATTTTAATATCATCTTCTAATATACTCGTATAATCAACCCATAATATTACATTATATCCACTATTTATCTTTTTACAATTAACTACCGTATTTACATATTTTTTAGAGATTGGTTTTCCAATCCATATAAAATGAATATTTTTTGGAATAATTACACTGTTTGTATAACTAGTATCAGTATCATAAGTAAATTGTAATGAATTATAACCAATATTTATAGGATATGATTCTATAGATCCGTCTTTTAATTTATACAAATCAATATTATTTTCAATAATATTCATATACAAACCGTTACTATATAAAATGGAAGAACTTTATATAGTTTTGCAAAAATAATGATTAATTTCTGAAACCATGTATATGATTACAATATACTCAATAAATCATGAATACGATTCAAATAGGTATGTTTTTCACGAACAATGGCCATTTGTTTTCGTATCAATTCGTAATTATTTAATTGTTGAATCGCGTCGTAAAATAATTGTTTCTCGTCACTGTTATATACTGGCGTTTTTTCTAATAATTCATATGCATGTTTAGAATTTGTGATACCCAAATGTCCATAACTAATCGATTTTAATAATCGGCATGCAATATATCCAATTGATTTATGGCAAGTTCCGGTTTCACCAAGTGCCATTTTTCTTGGATCTCCCCCTCCTCTAAAATCGGGCGACATTAATGATCGTTGTGTATATTCTTGGACCACATCAAATGCCTGTGGGTTTTGCCATGGATCATTTGTTAAAAATTCGATTCCATTTTTCACACATTCATCGTAAAAAATTGCAATTTCTCTCGTATTTCGATGATTCGCACTTCCAAACCAATATATCTTATTATCTTTGGGTAATTCAACATATTCATCCTTGATTTCGTGCGGCAATAGATCCGTCGCCCAGCAGGTATATACACATTCATACTCCATTTGCGTAGGGTTATCGTAATGTTTTGCCAATCCTCCATTATCGTGTAATTTTTCATAATAGGTGCAATCGCTTATTTTTGTGCATTTCGATTTATCCAATACATAATTATAATTACAATCTTTGATCGAGTCGACCAAATAACGTATTTCAATAAATCTCTTCACCTTGTTCAAATATTTTTCGGGGTTAATGGCAATATGAACATAATAAATCGATGTCGAAATAATTGGAATATTTGTATCCGCATATCCCTCTGTTATAAATAAACAATCATTGAAATCAAAATCAGTCGGATAATTTTTTTCGTCAAACCAATAGGTACTATAACCTAAATGTGTGAATGCTTTGTGCCAACCATAATGAATATAACTATGTGTATGTGTATGTAACGGAAATCCCCAAATGATTACTTTTGAAAACATTCTATTCATTATTTAGGCATATTTATTTAATTTGTTTTACATAGAAGATAATATTTTGAATAAAAACATTGGACTTCTCGGTTCTACACACAAGGCAAATAAATGTGGTATTTTTCTCCATACCAACGCCAATACCAATTGTTCATTATTTACGATCCCTTTATTTAATAATTCTTCTACAAAAATGTTTTCTACCATTTTTGAAATTTGTTGTATGATTTCTTTATTTCCACCAAACATCCCCCCATATATTAAATTATCTGCTTTCCACAAAAAGTTTTCATCAAACTGGTAATTTTGTAAATCTGGGCGCTGTTGTGCGAAAAACGCGTGAGGATGCATACTTAATATATCATGTCCTTTTGGTGAAGGAAATGGATTTGATATATCCGTATTTGTAAAAAAACGAGATGCACCCGCATCCATCCAAAAAAATGTCGTGCTCTGAAACGGATTTTCATCTATGGCCAATTGTAAATAATGGAATTTGGAATATTGTATTATACTATATTCCGGCATTTTACATTCAACTCTGTCCGGGTAAGCGATTCGGGATTTATATATCGGATCTTCAACAATCTCTTTCATCCGGTCATAATATTTATAGTAATACGATTCTTTGAAGTCGATTACATGTATTCGCATATTCTTTGGAAATGGTTTGAGACGATTCACCATGAAAAAATGACGAAATTTTTCTTCTGTCACGACAAACAAACTGCAATTCAATTTTAGTGTTTTTTGTATCCAATCCATATATTCTTCCAATCTTCGACCATCACCCTTCTCTTCTCTATTTATATCAAAAAAGGCTGTTACTATGGTTACTTTATTTTGAGGTATGTTCATTAATATTTATACAACTATATCGCCGTAATATTTAAATTATTTTTGTATAACTATAATATAAGAGTTTAGCAAAATGGAGATACAAAATAATTCAGGTATATACGGAGTTCCCGAAGGGATTTTGTATGGCCAACATGACCGAACTGACGAATTAAATAATCGAATGAATGAACGTTATTTCTCCGACAAGCCATTAGAGGCAAATTTCGATCCAAGACCCGTTCCAACGAAATATGCGCATTTTCCAATAATAAATCGGCGAACACCTGCCAAAGAACCAATTATGCATCAACCCACATACACCGTTTCCGCCAATTTTAACCCCGGAAATCGTCGTGCACCAATTAACGGATTTATATCAAATATTGACGTTGAAACAAAATTAAGAAACCAGGCGTTCGCTTTGCAAAGGGGCGCTGACCAAAATGTCTACATTCCGTCGTCTAAAAGTGATTTATATGTTACATCTATCGTATCTAGACCAGGCGTTCAGCCCCATCCAGATTTATTTAGTCGTCCTCAATTTGTTGGTAGAAATGTTACTAATGTAGAAATAGGAAAGGATACATTCTTCAATCATACGCGCACACAATTGAGAAATACATAATTTAGCGGTTGTTTGCTATGAAAAACTATCATAATAGTATATAACTATATTATACTATTATGTTCTCCTTTTTATTTACAAAAAATCCTAATAAGGTATGGTTTCGAAATCTAATTATAATTACATTGCTATTGCTTTGTGTTTTCATATACAATCGTTTTTACAAGGGTGGACAAGAAGGATTTGAACAAAAAGACAAATTTGTTTTGAAACGAGACGCTGAAATATACGATGATTTTTACGTGGAAATATATGAAAAAATACATCGACCAGCCGATATATATGATTTTTTACTTGATTTTATTCACAAAAATACACAAACATCTAGGTCAAGTGTCATTTTAGACGTAGGTAGTTGCACCGGTAATTTAGTCAATCGATTACAGGAATCCGGAATAACTGCGTATGGTATTGACAAATCGAAATCAATGATCAAAAAAAGTGATGAAAAATTCCCAAAAGCACAATGCAATTGCGGAGATGTTTCCGAACCTTTAGCTTTTGAAAAATCGACATTTTCACATATTTTATGTGTAAATAGAACTATTTATGAAATCAAGGACAAACATCAATTTTTCAACAATTGTTATTTTTGGATAAAACCAGGAGGATATCTGGTTATTCATTTAGTCGATCGCGACAAATTTGACACAATCGTTCCTGCCGGTAAATCGGATTTATTACCTTCTCCCCAAACCTATGCAAATACACGTATTACAGATACATATATTGATTTTGTAGATTTCAACTATAGAGCCAAATACGATTTCAAAAACGACAATATAGTTACAATGACCGAGACATTTACAGATAGTGCAACCTCTCATATACGCCAAAATGAACAAACCCTTTATATGGAAGATATAGACGATATCATTAAGATTGCAAAATCAAATGGATTTATCGTGCAAGGAAAGGCCGAACTGAATATAGATAAACACCAATATTTATATGTTCTTGAGAGAAGTTTGTAAAAATCCTCCATATCTTGTTCAATAAATCATAAAAAAAGATGATAAATCTATATGTTATCATATTTTTATTACCGAATATCTTTTTATTTTTATAGATTTTGTGAATTTTGTGGAAATTCTCTCGATATTCACCCCCGCTGGTATTTAGCAACAATCATTCTATCGATACTAATAATCTATTTTACTATTAAAATAAAATATCCATTTTGGAATTTGCAACCGGTATACCATACGTATGATTTTTGGCGAAAGTGGTCCAGCACACCTTTTATTATACAAAAATCTTATCCGTTCCAAACCAAATTTTGTGATTTTAAAAATATTAAAACGAGAGAATTTCTTGATTTAGATGGAAATACCTTGCAAAATTTAGCCGATTTACTGGCCTCTCATTACATACCATCGGACCAAGTATTATTTACAATTACACCTAAACATTTACATGATTATTTCACTGGACAAATGAATCCATCATACGTTTCCTTTTTTTATGAAAGACGATATATTGTAGATTCGGTTTTATACAAAGGAAACGAATTGCCATATGAAAATAAGATGATTGGTGCAATGACATCCAGATCAATTTCAATATATGTATTGCCCCGAACTAACGATTCTACTATCTATATAAAATATCCATCTTACTATTGGGATTATATATGCGTTCATCGAGAACATAAAAATGCGAATATTGGGAGAAAGCTGATTCAAACACATGAATATAACCAACGGGTAAATAATCAGGGGATTCTTATTAGTATGTTTAAAAAAGAGGGAGATTTATCTGTTGGCATCGTTCCTGTCGTCGAATACTCATCATTTACTTTGTCAATTCCTCTATTGAAATTAGGGAAAATACCGAAACACAGTTTTTTGACACGGATCAATAAAACATCTTTCGGTGATTTTAATGATTTTATGTTACAGTATTTAAAATCTCCCGGAAAAGATTTTCCATTTGCGGCGATTCCGGATATCGGAGCATTAAATCGACTGATTGAGAGCGATAATTTATATGTTTTTATGTTGAGAAAAAAGGACGCTGTTTTGGCCATTTATTTTTTTAAAGATGCCAAAGTTCAATATGAGGATGCAAATGGTTGGGCGATTCAATGTGTCGCATCTATATGTAATATGTCGGATAGAGAATTATTTTATTTAGGATTTTTACACAGTATATATAAAATTACCTGGAAAACGCATTATAAAATATTGCTTTTTGAGAGCATCGGACATAATGTATATTTTACGGCGGATTTGGCGAGAGATTGTGTTAGAATAATCGCTCAACAAAAAAATGCATATTATTTGTATAATTTTGTGATAAATAGTGTTTTGCCAAAAGACGCACTCATTATATGTTGAAGATATTGACCATTTCATTTTTACACATCTAATTGGTTGAAATGGTCAAAAAAATCCCGTTTATTTAAACCATTTAATATTTCACACAGTTGTTCATTTTTAGCGAGTATTTCAAATATTTCATCATTTGATTTTTCCTTATAATCTTCTATTCTAGATAAATGATAATCTATAGAATCATACAAATTCAACTGTTTCAAATGGTCAAAATCACCATTTTTATTCAAATCATTGAGTGTGTTAAATATATTTTCTTGTAAATTATCTCTAGAGTATTTACCATCTATATTATTCAAGCAATCTACAAAAGTAGTTGAATGTATATAATAAATAAGGCATTGATCTAGTTGAATATATTCAATATTCTTGTTTATTAAATGGAAAAAATAGGAAATATAAAAATCATCATGATAATGAATATAATCGAAATCTTTAATTAAGTTATAATAAAGTAAAAAATGATTAAGCGCACTCAATTTAATTAAAAACCCATCGACACCTTGACCAATTTTTAGGTTATAATAATCATAATTAACAAAAAAAGAAGCAACTTCCGCATTATTTGATATTATACTTTTTTCGAAATGTTCAATCATATAATGTTTATAAACTACATCATCATCAACCAATATTATATAGGTATTTGAAATATCATAATCATTAATTATAGAACTATTTAATAAACCTAGTAATTTTGTCCCGGGTCCATAATCTTTATCTAACAAATTTATACACACATTAAATTTTGAATATTTATCAATAAAATCATTTAATTTATCTGAAGGTATTTCACTATTATTCATTCTAAAATTATATTTTCTGGGTATATTTATTACTATTTTACATGGTATTACTGTTTGACAAACTAAACTATCAATTGTTATATACAAATCATCGAATTTACTCGGGATGGTAGTTAAAGAAACAATGTAATTCATTTTATATACAAAATAATAATATTTTTAAATATATCTTTTTATGTGTTTTTTTACATTTTGTAATTAGTTTATTAGATTACTAATTGGAAATTGTAAATTTATACCAATTTGGTTTTTCGCGTTTTTTCCAGGATGCTATTCTTTGTTTGTCGGGTGTTTGATAATATTTACGATAGGCAATTACTGGGTCATCCGTCTTACATTCGATCGGCATGGCGAGCGCAAACGGCGTTAAGCCGACTTGGGGAAATTTATCTGGAGATGGTGCATATTTTTTTAGGTATTGAGCAACAACATAAGATTTATGTTGTTTTTCGGGCGGGTGGTCATAACGATATTTCCATTCATTGTGCATGGATTCGACCATATCGATCGTCCATAAATAATTTGCTAAAGATGTTCTCATCCAAATGGTTACTGGGTGATTTTTATGGGCGATTTTGTATAATTGAATTTTGTCCTTGATTTCGTTATCTGGGTCAACGATTTGAATGGCGGTGCACAACATTTGCACGGCTTCTAATAAAATCTTTGAAACATGTTTGTCAAACATACATTCAACACATTCTTGGAAGCATAGAGAGAGAATAAATAGATTCATTTTGGTATTTGGTTTGGTAGTATATTTATCTAGAAATAAATCAATTTTTTAGCGTTTTACAGATTTTTTGTGTTTTTTCGCTCTTGATTTTTTTGATTTTGACTTTTTCGATGATTTCTTGTGCTTTTTTCCACCATCTTGGTTTTCATCTTTTTCTTCAACTTGGTCAACTTTTTGTCCAGTAACATCTGGGTCAACTTCTTTAACTGGGCTTTTAACTTCTTCAACAACTGGGTCAACTTTTTCAACATCTGGGTCAACTTCTTTAACTGGGCTTTTAACTTCTTCAACAACTGGGTCATATTTTTTTTCAGTTAAAAATGAAAAAATACCTGCAAAAAAAGATGGTTTATCGTCTCCATTCCCGGCCCTCTGTCTTCTATATTTTTGTTTTTGATTTTGTTTTGCCATCTTAAATATAAAATATATAATAACATTACATATTTTATATAGCGAATGTCCAATTAACGCACATATCTCCCCGCCCTAACAAAAGAATCCGCAATATAAATCATAAACACACCTAAAAACGTATACAATATAAACTCTTCCGTAATATTACTAGTTTTCTCATTTTGTTGCTCCTCCAACAAATGGATCATATAATTTATCTTTTCCATTAATTTGTCACCGCCTGGTGCAGTTGCACCGATACCCATCTTTGCATAATATGGTATATTTGAAGGTTGATAACTAGTATTATAGCTGCTCAATTTTCCTAAATTACTATCGTTGGCGCCATAATTTCCCCCGGTTTTTCCTAAAGGTGGTGGAGAAACCTGGTATGGATTTGAAGGCAATAAATCAGATGCTTGTAGTTCTCCGCTCACATTTCTGCTCTCAAGTGGTGGTTTTCGATTATTTAGAGAAGGGTTCGGAATAGGATTAAAATTGGCTAAATGTTGGCCGTCGTTATCGGTATTTATACTGGTTATTTTATTAATCAAATCATTTACTTGACTGCTACGTGTTTCGTGCATAGCTTGCACGTCTTGAATTGTGGGAGGCATTTGGTCGGACGATTCTTCACTTATATATTCATCAGGACCCTCTCTATTTTTTATTGTTTTACGCATAGTAGAAGCCCTTTTTCTATTTTCTGTATTATTTCCATTTGTCCAAGGGGATGCCGACATTAATAACGACATTTTTATTTTTAAATACTTAAAAAATCAGTAGATAATTATTTCGAATAGTTTTTCCCATTATATGCAATATCTATATCTCTAAATCGGCCTGAAATAAAAATAATAAACGGCAATAAAATATATACAAAATATATACTTTATGAAACAAATTATCGTTAAATTATTACCTATTATACTTGTATTTTTATTGGTGGTCCATACTAGAGAAATGATTGATTTTAGTCATAGCATTTTAGGAAGATTCGCTGCAGTCAGTTTGATATTTTTTTACATTAAAATCGACATTCTATATGGTTTATTGGCATGTCTATTAGTAATACTTTATTATCAAACTGATTTTGTAAATCAATACAGTGACGAAAATGATAAAATTAAAATGGTTCATTTAGAAGGATTTACTGAAGGTCTCGATTCGTCCGAGGATTCGAATGTAAGCCAAGAAGAACAAACAAAGTTAGTTGAATCAGAAAAAGAAAAGGCGGAATTAGTGAAAGCGAAAGCAGAGGCAGTTAAAGCGAAAGCAGAGGCAGATAAAGCGAAAGCAGAGGCAGATAGTGCAAAGGCGGAATCAGAATCTGCAAAATATCAAGCAAAGGCGGAAGAGGCAAAGGCCGATCAAGCAACTACTGAATCTGAAAATGCAAAGAATAAAATTTTAAACGAAACAAAAGTAGATAATTTCGAAGATGGTCCGGAAAAAGAAGAAAAAGAAGAAAAGGAAGAAAAAGAAGAAAAAGAAGAAAGCTTTGAAGATGGTTCAGAAAAGAAAAAAGAAGATGACACTGCAGAAGGTTTTACAAATTATACTCATTTGTATCCCGACTTACATGTGAATAGAATTAAAAATCATATGAAAAATGACCATAATGTGGATGTAAAAGCGGCATTCAAGAAACAAAACTGCAAAAACGGACAACTTAAATACAAAAATATTTTAGTAAAAAATGAAATGGCTCCGCACATATTTTCAGAATTGAATTATACAAATGGACCATGTAATCCTTGCGCAGAGTCTTGTAATTATTCCATAATAGAAGAAAAAATGAAAACGGAAGAGGAATTAGTAAAACCAAAAAATTCCAATGATTTCGTATCTTCCGTAATGTCATTATTATTTCCAACACAAACAAATACAGTCCCCGCAATTCGTCTAGTTAGCGAACCTTTTTCTAATTACAAATAAAAATCTTTAGGTATGATATATGGTTAAAGAAACAAAGGTAGTTGGATCATTATTCGAATATTTACACAATCATATTAAGGTAATTAATGACAGTAAAATATTTGCAGGATTAATGATAATTACATTGAATATTGCATCAAAGTTTGTTACTATAAAATTAAGTAAAACAATGGAATCCTATCTAAAATATACATTTAGTCGTGATATTTTAGTATTTGCAATTACATGGATGGGAACTCGCGATATTTATATTGCTACATTTATTACCTTATTTTTTATATTGTTCATGGACTTTTTATTGAACGAAGATAGTATGTTTTGCATATTACCTGAACAATTTACGAATTATCATATATCTTTAGCAGAGAATTTCGAAAGTCCTACCCCAGACGAAATTAAAAAAGCCGAAGAAGTATTAGAGAGAGCAAAAAAACAACAGAATGCATTAACCAAAGAAAATCAATATCAATCGTTTATGTCATATTGATAAAATATTATGTAAATATAATATTTATATAATATAAGAAATAGTAAGATGAGTATTAATATTAAAAAAATAAACATTATAGTAGAAACAAATATTGAAGGGGAAGCACCCTTCTCACTTACTTATGATAAAATATATAATCCGGTAAAGAGTCGTGTTATAAAATCACAAACAAAATTAGATTATCCATATTTTACAACAGATATACAATATAATGAAAAAACATTGTATAATTTGGCGAAGAAAGATTATAGTGAATTATTACGCGCGTTTTTTGATAAAAGATATTTTACTACAATGGTAAAAAGTTTTGAGAAAAATAATGAGAGGGATAACATAAAATCGTTAACCATAGCCATAGAACTAAAAACAAATCACAATATTTTTATGATGTTATATTTTTTATTTCCAATCAGATACCCAATCGCCGCAAATATATCTTCTACATATAATAGTAAAATATGTAAGAATTCGGCGGGCGGTTATCAGGTTGATCTTAAGAATAAACCGGCATCGAATACATTGTCTTCGATATTTTTAGGTCAAACAAAGGATATTCAAGAGGAAAATATGCGTGAATATTCTTATATAAATACTTCGAAAGGCGAATCCACTGTTACACAAATAGTTTGGTTAAATGATATATTGAATGAGCCGCGATATCGTGAACTAATGGACTCACTCATACAATATAATGAGTGGTATGCAGATAAAATAGTTTCATTACCCAAAGAAATAAAGGATTCGCAAAAAAAATATTTTGAGGAATTAATACTTGATACTAATACATTAGTTTTTACACAAGACGACATTAAAGTAATACGAGATCAAAAAAAAACAGGATATGATTTAATTAAATTTATAAATAATGTAGAAAAAATTATATCCAATTTTTTTATAGTAAATGACGATGTGCCAGAAAAAGCAAATATAAATAAGGCAAATATAAATAAGGCAAAAAAAAATTTATCAAGTAATATTATTTCATTTTTTAGATCCTATAAAAATAAATATACTAGCAGCAGTGAGGTAAACGTTGAGCGTCTTTATGATTTTATAATATATAACATTTTTAATAAGAGCTTTGATAATTCATGGTTAAGTGATAAAGATCTTCTTACTATATATTGGGATGAATATGACAAAAACAAATTAGAGGGTTGTCCGATTATAGGATTTATTTTATCATACTATGTTAAAAATGGATTTATTAAAATAAAGAATCTCGATGACGGTAAATTGGATAAGTTTAATAATGACCAATTTGATATAGAAGATAAAATAGTAGATGAAATAAACGAAATTTTAAATGAAATTAATATACGAGAACAAAAGGATAACGGTTCTGGTTTACGAGAACAAAAGGATAAAGGTTCTGGTTCCGAATATGTTTTTAATTTTTCACATATGAAAAAAAACCAAACAATCAAAATTAATGAAAAGTTCGAAAATTTTATAAAAAAATATACTATTTACGAGTATGATACTTTATATAAAAAACTAGACAAGATAAAAGCCATTTTATTTAATATTTTAAATAATCTTATAAATACCAAAACACAAAAAAAAATAAATACAATAGTTAAAGATATCAAGTTTGAGTTTAATGACGAATATTGTCTAAATAGTAAGTATAGTTATACAGTTAATTTTTTAAATTTTTTAAAAGAAAATGACATACTTAAACCATTCAAAGAAGAATTAAATACAATACTCGAAAAATATAACGAATTTTCAGGAGATCGGTCAAAAGAAAAATTAGTATCACAGTACAAAGATATTGATATACAAATTGATAAAATAATTAAATTATTCGGAGAGTATAATATTATAAAGGACGAATATAGTGAGTTGATAAAGAAAAAATACGAAGAGAGTGATGCAGACGATTTATTTAAAACAGCTGTAGACGATCTATTCAAAAAAGCAATGAATATAATTGATTCATTAAAACCCCTTTTATCTGATCAAAATGTAGAAAGAATGCGATTGACTGGAACATCATCTATCCAAATAAAGGTTGAGAAAAATTTGAAAATAACAAACGAGATAAAGGTTCTCAAATTAGTAAATGAATATTTATTTGGTAAGCAAGTAAAAGGAATCAATTTATATTATGACAAAGAACAAACGAAATCAAATATTGAAATATTGAACGAATTGAAAAAGGAAAAATACTTTTTTTTTACGAATATTGTAAAGTTTATAAAAGACAATTTTGTAAATGTAAATAGAGAATCTACGAATATCGCGTTGAAAACGATGATGAATAATTATTTCAATAATATAAATGACGAGTTTATTACAAAAATAGTAGAACCAGCAAAAAATGCTATTAATTCAAATGCATCCACAGTTTGCAATCCCTTATTTAATACATTAGTAACAAAGACACGTCCAACTAACAATCAAAAAGATCCAGAGTTTGAAATTAATATTTATATGGAAGTAATTCGAGGTAAGGTAGACTATCAAACCCAGCAAAATATTAAATGTGAGTATAGAGATGACAATCTTGCAGTTTTATTCAACGAACTTACTACAAACCCCAATGAATTTGAATTTATGAAAAAAACGAATGCAATTGAATTACCAAAAGCAGTCAAAGTCATTAAACAAATTGCACTCGAAAATACAGTTCCGCCAATTCCACCAGTAGCTCCACCAGCACCACAAGTGAGAGGAGGATTACGTAAACGTAAGACACGTAAACGCCAACGCCGTAATTATATTTTTACACGAAGACACGTTAATTTTTATTGAAAACCGGTTTTCCATCTACATACTTACCCACCTCGTCGCCTACATCACCATCATCGGTAATACTATATATGGTGCTATTTGTTTCGTTTGATACGTAATAAGATTTTGTTTTTATTTTTATTTCGTATACTTCTTCCTCCTCATCCTCATCCTCTACCACTTCCTCCTCCACCGCATCATCCACTTCTTCCACTTCATCCTCCACTTCTTCCTCCTCCTCCACTTCTTCTTCATCCTCTTCTTCTTCCTCCTCTACCACTTCCTCTTCTTCCTCTTCTTCCTCTTCTACCACTTCTTCCTCCTCTACCACTTCCTCTTCCTCTTCCTCTTCCTCTTCCTCTTCCTCGGCTTCCTCCTCCTGATCCTTATCATCAGTTTCAGAAGTATAACAATATTCACCACTATGTCGAATACCATTTTTTTCAAAGTTTACTTCACTACCACATGAATCACAAATAATATCTTCTTCTTCAATTACATAAACGATATTTTGTTTGTCATCAACAATTTCGTCCGCATCATCGGATCCACTTAAATCGATGACATTATTCTCGTTGTCGATTGGTTCCATTTTTATTTTAATAATTTTAGTGTTTTCGGGATAAGTTTCGGTTGTAAACGGATCGCTAACTAATAATTTCATTTTTCTCATTAACATTTTGTTTTTTATTTTTAAATCGCGATTTTCTTTGATAAGATCCTGCATCATGGGGGAACATTTCATAAATTCATAAAATTCTTTATAAACATCATAATTATGTAATTCATCGCGTAATTCATTCATAGAATTACGCAATTGCTTCTTCATATTTCTATTGGCACGGTTTAAAACTGGGTTCATTTTATATTAATATGTGTATTTGCTTTATATATTTTATAAATTATACAAATGATTTCAATTTTTTGTATAATTATTATTTAGATCTGAATTTTGTTCCAATTTGGTGGAAATAAATCAACTGTATCCTTGTATCCATACCAATCAAACATCTGTTGTCCGAACCACAAACTTGGATAACAAACGATTTTTTCTGGATTTGAATTTAAATATGCCCCCCACCAACTGAATGAACTATTCGCAATAATATTATGATTGCAGCAACTCATGATTAACAATTGTTTCCAATCAACAATGTCGTCATTGACTTTTACAAATTCCAATTTACATTCGGTTTCATCAAAAAATCTCTGTAACATGCAAATCGTATGATTTACCGTAGAATTATCTTCTGCTTCGCAAAAATACAGGACCCGTGCATTTGAAATATTCCCTTTTTCAATAATTTTAGCTAATGCGTCGCGATAATATACGGATGGCATTATTGGATGGAATCCCGATAGGTTTTTATAATCACCTAGGCGAAAATGCATACCAATGGTGGTATGCACATTGAACAATTCACACACTTCATTTTTGATAGATTCCGTTTGTTTATCCAAACGTAGTAATGAGGATATCTGTTGTTGATATTTTTCAAAATATTTGTAGGATTGAAAATACCCATTTATTTTAAATGTGTCTGATCTATCTCTATGAGGTATTTCATTATATTTAAATTCCACTTCTCCGTAAGTTTCCATATGATTAATATCATTATTTGATATTCGATGTATTAAATTCGCAGTTGTAAACATTTTTAATGCGGATAAAAAATTGTTCCAATAAGTGACTCTTTGAAGTATTTTTTCAGTATACGGGAATATAAATTTGTGACTATGTTCGATTGCATATGCAATTGTGGTAAATATTTGAAATAGTTGATTTCCTAAACCTCCTTGTAAATTAATCGAAATCATTTATATACTTACAAACAGTTTTTTATATTACTTTTGTAAATGAATTAGAAATCGTATATTTATGATAATCCGAATTTATCGCGCATAATACTGGTTTTCGTTGGTCCCTTTTGCTTTTCCGACTCGCGTTTTACCTTATATATTCCACTCGTATTTTGCGTTTTATTATTTCCCCCATAAACGTTCAATACTAACTCTTCATTGTCTTCGTGTAATTCTGGTAAAATACGCGTCATCGGTTTTTCTATTACTAACAACATATGCTCCGTTTTTAATAATTTACGATATTCCTGTATTGATAAATTTCCATAAAATTTATCTAATAAATAATATGGATTTGGCGCGGGTTTTATATTCTTTTTATAATCATAGACCTTGCTATATATTTTGTTCAATAAATGATATCTTTCAAATTTCATAGAATCATCTATGTTTTCTTTCATTAAATATGCAGTTGCGCACTCGGGCCTACAAAATGAACCATAACCATATAGTTGCTCGTCCATTTCATACTTTGGTATATAACATGGCGGATTATCAAAATCATAGGTGCACCAAAAACATGCCGACTTTTTATCACCAATCGAATTCTTGTATAACTGAATCTTCAACCGTTTCAATTTCGTATTTATATCTTTAATTGGAATATCACTGTCATCATCATCGGTTTTATTATCAGCGTTTTGTATTTGCTTACACGAATTACATAAAAAAGATGACGCGCATCCCCCATTTCTACTACCAGTAATATTCAACGAATTATTTTCATGTGAATATGCATATGTTGACATAGTGATATTTTCTTCGTGGTGAACCTCCGTATTATCCGCAATATTTATAGATTCATATTTCAATCCACTATGATTATCATCATATGTCATAATTTCAGGAGGTATAGACGGATTATATGACAATGGATCGGTAACTAATTTGTTTAATTTATCTGTGTAGTCATTTAAATCATTCAGCGAACATTTTAAGTGTAAAATAATATTTGATACGACTGGCGCTTGAATATTATGTTCGTTTTGTTTAATCACTAATTTACCCCCTTTGGGTTTTCTACCGCGTTTTTTCGCCACAACTGATGTGCTAATTGCATCATTTTCTTCTATAACTATCTCTATATTTTCGGAAGCTTCTTCAACTACTTTTTTTCTGCGACCCCTTTTTTTTTTAATAATTTCTCCTTCATTCAAATTCTCCATAAAATCTTCTGGAATATTTTCTTATTCTCCGTCAAACTTTATATTATTTTTATAATCTATAAATCCTGAATTTCGTTCATTCATTTGATTTTTTGTAACAAGAACGACAAAGGGGTCTATAATTTGAACTACCAATCACAATTTGAGACGTTTCTCCGGTAATACGATGGGAAAATAATCCGGCCTGACCATTGCGACATTGTGAACACAATGCATTTAATTTGGTTATTTTGTCACAATATGGTATTAAATCTAACAGTTTACCAAATTTATTTCGCTTGAAGTCGCCATCTAAACCACATATATAGACCGTTTTTTGTTTTTGTTCTACAAATTCTAGAACATTTTCGTAAATGTCTGGGAAAAACTGACCCTCATTGATTAGGATGACGTCCGCACCAGTAACCGCATCATCGTTCATAATGTCTGATAAACATTTTACTAATATACATGGTATCATAATTTGATCATGTGTTGATAATAATGAATCGTGATATCGTTTATCTTCTGCATAATTTATAACCACTACTTTTTTACCAATATAAGAATAACTTTTATAATGTTGTATTATTTGGGTGGTTTTTCCTGAAAACATGGGACCCAAAATAAGTTCTAAATAACCGGAAGACATTTTTGTATATTCTTTAGAAAATATATTGTTATTATTTGATGTATTATATTTTATATGAATAATATATAATCAATTTTGTAAGGTTCGTATATAAAATGCTACCGATGATTTTTGGTATATCTTTTCTAAAATTAACCAGACCATTCTTTCGTAAACATATTGTTCAAAGTATAACCGATTGGGAATTTATATTTTTGAATAGCATATTGATAGCAGTTGTATCCTTTGCTTATTCATACATTCATAAAAAAGAAGACATAACGAATATATTTAAATTAACATGGACGCAATATTTTTGTGCTATTATTTTGGTTGGCATTACAATGTTTACAAGTTTAGCAATATTTAAATTACAGGAAGAAGGTATCGTAAGCACATTGTTTTTATTGAAAGCAGTTTCCGCATTGTTATTTATTGCAATGGGAGTATTTATTTTCGAAGAGGAGATGAATTTGAAAAAATTACTAGGTATATTATTAGTTTTAATAGGAATATTTTTAATAAAATAAAAAAGGATTTATTTATTAGATATTACAAATTTAATAATTACAATTACATATTATGTTGGGTGATGCCGAATCCTGTAATTCGTTTTTTACAATTGTAATACTCGTCCCCCGACAAAAAGAAACTGCATGGAAATATCTAACGATATAATATTCAAGAGCGTAAATACGTCTCTATTTCTTTGATTATATTTTTTTCACCATCAAAAATAATGTTGTTCAAAATCTCTTGTTTATTGGTGACATTTACCTGGTAAAATTTATCAACTAACAATACAACTTGCGCCGATCGTTTATTAAGCTCCTTTATCTGTTGGACCTTATTATAAAAAGATACATCTTTCATCAACAATACTTTTTTTGTTTTATCAAACTCTTTCGATTTATTTTTTTTTATATATTCGTCTATCTTTAATAATATTTCTTTTAAACCTCCATACGTAATATCTTTAAGTTTCTCATCGTCAACAATCGAACTATTTATTTTTCCAATTTTTTCAAAATATGACATATTGTTATTGTTTAGTATATCAGTAACCTTCACTTTGTTTTCAGATGAGATGAATGATTCAATATACCAGTGTTTTTTTATTATAAAAAACAGAAAACCTATAATTAAAAATATAGATACAAAGATAAATGTGGTATTTTTACTCAATTTCAAATTTCCTAAACTAAAATACATTATACACTATTATATATTTATCATATATTTTTAGACTAAAAATATATAAAGTTCTAGTGGCGTATTCTTCAAGGATAAAATGGATCAAGGAAAATCAAAAACAACCACTCCCTGGGTAGAAAAATACAGACCCGATAAATTTGACAACATAGTATTAGACCCAACAAATCGCAAAATTTTCTCAAATATATTGGAAAAAAAATATTTTCCGAATTTGCTTTTTTATGGCCCCCCGGGAACTGGTAAAACTACGACAATCATTAATTTGATCAACGAGTTTCAGTTAAAACATTACGGAAAGAGTAAGGGGACAGTAATTCATTTAAATGCATCAGACGAACGTGGTATAGATATTATACGCAACCAAATTCATCAATTTGTTAAATCGAAAAATCTCTTCGAAATTGGATTCAAGTTTGTAATATTAGACGAAGTTGATTATATGACAAAGAATGCGCAACAAGCGCTAAAAACATTATTGAACACATGCACGACAAATGTCCGTTTTTGTTTGATATGTAATTATATAAGTAAAATCGACGAATCACTACAAAATGAATTTATTTGTATCAGGTTCAACCAATTGCCTAAAGTAGATATTTTCAACTTTATCAAAAAAATAATAGATTCCGAACAATTAAATATTGAGGATGAATCGATCGGGGCAATTCAGAATATTTATAATTCAGACATACGTAGTATGATAAACTTTATTCAATTAAATCAAAATTTGGAGTCATGGGGGAATTCTATAATTAAATCAGAAGTATGGGATAAATTACACGAAATATTAATTAGCAAGTCAGACAATGCTTATTCGGACATGAAGAAATATATACATAATTTATGCATTCAATATAATATGGATAAAAAGAATATAATACAGTGTTATTTCAATTACATAATAAGAAATCGCGGAGAAATACTTAATGTCCAAATATTAGATCATATGCAAAACATTATACACGTGAATGATGTAAATATTGAGTATATTTTGTATTATTTTTACTACAACCTTCATCACGTTTTACTATAATAGTTTTCCATTCTTTGTTTTAATAAAGTAACAAAACTATTCGGAGGAGAACCGGCAATATTGGGGTCAATGCAATTATGGGCGGGTTGTATTTCATATTGACACAATATCTGTGAATAGTTTAATTTATTGTTTACTGCTACGGTTTCTTTTTTTGGTAAACGAATAGTTTTGATAACAGTTTGCATATATAATTATGAATACAAATTATTTTTTCCATTTTTTGTAAAACATTTTTCTAAAATATAAAATTGAAACGACATAAAGGTTTTTATATCTATTTAAATAAACAATAAATATAAAATGACATCAATTGACGATGAATGGAATATGTATTTAACATCACAAATTGTCTCAACATCTTCGCGTGAAAATAAAAATACTGTAATTACAAATAGTGAAAGTCTAATAACAAATGTAGAAATTGATTCAACTATTCCTAAATGTGACGAGCTGTATATATCTACAAAAACAAAAGTGTTGTTTTTGAATCAGGAAGTAGATATCAACAAGGTTTTTTGGGAAATACCGGTTATTGAATATTGGAAACCAATGATCGGTGTAATAAAAAAACAAATGAAAATAGTGTCTAAAACCGAAGAAGAATATGAGGAATATAGGCGACATCTGGTAAATATCGATTATTACAGTGAAAATATTATCAAACAAATACATAATCCATCTGCTCGTCGTATAAAATTCAAGGACGAGAGAAAAATTACGATTGGTATTTCAAAAAAAGATATCATGAATTGTAGAGGAAAAATAAAGAATGCATTCTATAACTGTTTTGCAATGATTTTGCGATTTCGTTACGACGATGCATTTCGTGAAATACACGTAAAAATATTTAATACGGGTAAATTAGAAATACCTGGCATATTAAATACACGTTTACTAGATATTGTAAAAGAAATGATATTGACCGTATTACAACCATATATTACGACAAATTTGGATTTTATAGAAAACTCATCAGAAGATAACGTCTTAATTAATTCAAATTTTAATTGTGGATTTTATATCAACCGGGAAAAGCTGTATGCAATTTTACGAAGTAGTAAATATGGGATAGAAACTGCATATGACCCGTGTAGTTATCCAGGTGTAAAATGCAAGTTTTATTTCAATAACGATTTAGGATTCGACACGAATATTCAAAATGGAAAAATAGTGCAAATCGACCGATCAATGAATATGCGCGAATTGTGTGAAAATAAAAAATACACAGAGGTTTCATTTATGATATTCCGTACCGGAAGTTGTTTAATTGTGGGTAATTGTTCTGAAAAAATACTGATGTATATCTTCGAATTCATAAAAAAAATATTACAAAGCGAATATCAAAATATATATACAACAAATGAGGGGGGAGTTACTAAAACCAAAAAATCAAAATTAAGAAAAAAAAAGATAAATATTTCACAAAGTTATTATAATAGCACCGTTTTAACAAACGCCTTTACTGGTTCTACTTGAAGATCCGAATATGTGGAATAAAATGAAATTATTTTATAACGCAACCTTTCCGGGTTAGGTATTCTATTTTTTTTATCTAAATACACTACACGTTTGTAAAATTCTTCTATAAATTCAAAATAAATATCTGTTTTCATTTTTATTTTTTCCAATATAATTGCTAAATATTCGTATAAAATATCATAATCTCTATAAATGAAAAACTTCAAATAATTCGTCAGATAATTTTTGCAAATGAATTGTTGATCCGTAAACAATACGTTTTCATTATTCCAATACAATAGTATATTTATAATAGATGTCATTTTGTATAATGTGCGATCTAATTCATCATTTACCAATATATTTATATTTGTAAATGTATTACTGGGATAGTTATCAGATAATATTTCACTTGGATGTTCATTGTGATGTAAAATGTTTTCTTTGTATACAAACGATATTACATCCGAAATATTCAAACTTGTCAAAATATCTGTTTTGTTTATTTGTTCAATATATTCTAAATAACAATACCCGGCCTTTTCACAGTAATAATAAGTGGTCTGTATGTTTTTTGTAGAGACTAAATTAATTTTGAATATATGATTCAGGGCATTTAGTCCAGAGAATATAATGTCACGTTTGTCGTGTATGCTTTTCAAAATTTCAGATTGTCCCATGAGTGAAATATATTCATTTATCAATTTCACATAAAGGTCAATAATAAGCGAATGAGACATTTGTATATATTTAGGAAAAAAATTAGGGATCTCTCTTTATTTAGGAAAACTCGTATATAATTTCTTCAAAAACCAAAAATTACTTAATAAAATAAGTATTTAAAGTATTTTATCCTGTTTATTTTATAATTTCATATAAATGAATACTTCTACTAGTGGAGGTGCTGCTCAATCAAATCTTACCCCAAATGGATATCGTCTACCTGAAAATAAAACATTGCAACATGCAGCTAAATTAGCTATTGTTGAAGATAAACCAATCATGTTTGACTATTGGACCAGTTCTTTAGACAAGAGTGTGTTGATTGGTGTAAAGGAAAATCAAGAGAAATTATTAGTCAAGAGCGAAGAGGAATATACCAGTCCTATTGCAAAAATTTACAAGGTCGAGACTGAATATATTATTGTTACCGAAAACTCAATTTATATTGTTGATGTTGCTATTCCCACAAAGAGAATCTCATCATAAGTGACTAATTAATATACAATCTACTGTAAATATGATAACAAAACATATCATATTTATTTACATACAAACGCCAATGATTATAGAATATCGCCAATCACATTAATTTGTTCTTCGGTCAGATTTATTGGAAAATCAATTTGAAATTCTATTATTAAATTACCCGTTTTACCTTCACATTCCATTCCCAAATTAGGTATTGTTTTTTTAGTATCTGGTGTAATAATCGTGCGATTCGACTTGTTATTCAAATGTAATTTTTTACCATTAAAATGTTCTATATCAAACTCGAAACCACACAATGCTTCTTTTAGCGTGATTTTCTTTTTATAAACCAAATCATTATTGGAACGTTTGAATATGGCATGGTCTTGAATTCGTATAGTAAGTTTAACATCTCCTTTTACAACATCGTTAATACAGTTTCCTTCTCCTTCAATGAGAATAGTTTCTCCATCATGTGCCCCTTTATGTAAACTTACGCATATCGTTTGCACCTCTGTATATTTAATATTATTATTTACTACAAATCTCTCATATTCTACTTGAATATAGCCACCGTCATACGCTTGATTCAACGTAATCGATATATTTTTTACTACTGGACTGGGTTTATGAAATTGTTGAAACATTTGCGGACCGGGATGACCACCGCCATTATGGAATATTCTTATACCGGGGATTCCACCCATTCCTCCCATCCCCCCAGGTCCACCCATTCCTCCACTGAACATCATATTGAATATATTATTTATATCGGAGAACTCGTCCATACTATTCATGTGCGTAAATGGCATGCCACCGCCCTGACCAAAGTGACCAAACGGCACACCATTTTGTTCATTGTCATATTGTTTACGTTTTTCTTTATCACTCAATGTTTCATATGCCTGGTTTATTTTTTGGAATTTTGTAGTAGTATCCTCCCCGATATTTCGGTCGGGGTGATATTTTAGAGAAAGAGATCGAAACGCCTTTTTAATATCACTTTCACTTGCATCTTTAGATACACCCAACGTATCATAATAATCGTTTTCTTTCGACATGAATATAAATATGTAAAATACTGAATACTATTTTATATATTTTTTTAGTATAAATATAAATACTATTTCTTACAAATACAAAACGAATGAATACCTTTATTTCTAAATACAAACCCTACTATATTAAGGATTTTTTTGAAGATACAAAAATAATTTCAGTTTTCAATACATTATTACAATTGGATGATCTAAATTTGCTTTTTATAGGTAATACGAGTTCGGGTAAAACTACACTTTTATATACGATTATTCGTGAGTATTACGAATTAGCGAAAGATGCGAATTTCCCTGAAAACAATATTCTATATATTACAAATTTGAAAGAGCAAGGTATTAATTTTTTCCGGAATGAAATGAAAACTTTTTGTAAATCGACGAGTAGTATTTTCGGCAAGAAAAAACTGATTATTGTAGACGATATAGACACAATTAATGAACAGAGTCAACAAGTATTTCGAAATTACATTGATAAATATAAGAACAACGTGAATTTCATATCATCTTGCACGAATATACAAAAGGTAATTGAGAGCATTCAATCACGAATTCATATTATAAAATTACCACCGCCTACCCCTTTACAATTCAAAACTCTAATAAAACGGATTATTAGTGAAGAAAATATGCAAATTAGCGAAGATGCACAGGAATATTTGATTTATATTTCGAATCATTCTATCCGTCGTGTCATAAATAATTTGGAAAAAATATCTATTATTGGAGAGCCGGTGGAATTAGAGGATTGTAAACGATTGTGCACGACACTAAATTTTGAAAAATTTGAAGAGTATATTCTAGAATTAAGAGGGGGTAATTTGAACAATGCAATCAAAATATTGTATCATATACACGACTATGGTTATTCGGTCATTGACATATTGGATTATTTTTTTACCTTTGTGAAAATGACGAATGTTATGAATGAAGAAGAGAAATATCGTGTCATACCATTTCTATGTAAATATATTACTATTTTTCACAATTTGCATGAAGATGTCATTGAATTAGCCCTATTTACAAATAGTTTAACACAAATTTTATAGGTATAATATATAGTATGAATCCAACATACGATGTGGTTTTTTCTTATCAAGGCGCATTTGGACCACCTACATTTGGACACTTTAAATCGATGGAAATGTTTGCTAAAAAAATACTACATAAATATCAAAACGAACCTTCCAAAAAAATTCTAATGTTATTCATGCCAACTGCATTAAGTGGTAGTAAAATACATTTAGAACAAACACAAGAAAATAGAATCAATGTATTACATATATTTTGTGAATTTTTAACTCTTAGATATTCAATTAAGACCCCGATAATAAAATTTGAAGCGAGTAAAATAGAGTATGAATTATGTAAAGAACCTATTTTAAACGGTGATGGAACCTCAACACCGAATAAAGACACTGGAACATATCGAACAATTGATAAATTAAAAAATCTTTATCCAACTTCAACTATAATATTAGGTATGGGAAAAGACAATATATTACAATTACCTTATTGGAAAAATATTGATGAGTATCACGATAAAGTTAAAAGTATTTATGTAGTTAACCGTGAATTGAGTGAAGCCGAAAAAGAAACGGTTGCTGATTTCATTATAAAAGGACAATCTTTACCATTCCAAAAAATTCTACCGTGGCCAAAACCAAAAGAAGATATACATAATATTTTTGGTATTACAGGTATTATAGATAATTATGAAAAGGGCACTGATGTAACAAAGATACAGAATAATTATGTGAATCAAATTGTAATTCCATTACCAGAGATAGTAGTGTTATCCGGTTTACCTCCAGCTACATCATCCTCAATGTTAAGATATTACATATATAAATATATAATTGAACATAGTGAAGGACAAAAAATTATAATAAAGGATAAAATAACAAAAATAATGTTTGGAACAATGTATGGTTACGGGGAAGACGTAGACAATACTATAAATGCATACAAAAATGAAAATAATGAGTATAAATTTTCAGTGCCTATTGATGATGGTTACGACGAAAAGTATAGTATAATTAAAAATGATGAATTTAAAGTTGGCGGTAAAAGCACTGAAAATAATCGTAAAAAATCAAATAAAAGAAATAATCTAACCAGAAAAAATAGAACTAGAAAAAATCAAAAATCAAAAAATAAAAAACCCCCTAAAATATTATTTAGAAAAAAACCAAAATCTATATAAATCTATATAAAAATAAACAAAATATATAAGAAGAATGTTGAAACAAATTTTTAAAAGTCAGGTCCCAATCGAAATATTGCATGAATTATTAGACCCAGTATGTTTGAAAACGGACAAATATTATTTAATTGATTTGAATGCATATCGTAAAATAGTCTTTCATGATTATCATACATCGTTTTGTAATAAAATAAAGGAATATTATCATGCATCAAAGCAGTTCTATATTGAACGTAAATTCACATATAATTCATTTATTAATATTGTCCGTCAAATATGTAAAAGTAATAATATAATGTTTTCATCTCAAATACGATATAATGATTCCGAATATAACATTGACTATTTTATCTATTATTGAATTCAATGTAAAAAAATAGATTCTTACTATATATAAATGTTTAGTTCAAAAAACCCATATCATATTTTAGCCATTTTAGGTATTGCCATCGCAATCAGTTATGTTGCTCCTAAAATCAAACAGTCATTTGAAACAAATGACGAATATGAATTGATCAAAAAATATTTACTAAATGATTCGCCTCTTTACGGATTTAACAAACCCAAAATCTGGATCCATTCCAAATATGAGGTTAATTCACGCAAATGGAAATCATTCCAATCTCGTAATTCGACTGACTTGAATCAGCCATATCTTCATCTTACTATTAAAACAATTATTAATCATTGTGGCGATGATTTCAATATTTGTTTGATAGACGACGATACATTTAGTAAACTTATTCCTTCATGGGATATTGATTTGGCCACAGTGGCCGAACCGCATAAATCACATTATCGTCACATTGGTATGTTGCAATTAATTTATTATTACGGGGGGATGTTGGTTCCTAATTCTTTCCTTTGCCTAAAAAACTTGAAATCATTTTACGATAAGGGTGTTGCCAACGGACTGCCATTTGTATGTGAAAATGTGAACCGCACTGTAAATTTAATGGAAGATAAACATAAACGCCTATTTATGCCGGATATTCGTATGATGGGTGCTGCAAAAAATAGCGAATCTGTTAAAGAATTTATTGAATATTTGAAGAAGAATCAACAAACCGGTCATTTCAGTAGTGATGACGATTTTTTGGGAAAATCCGCTTATTGGGCAATGAATCAAGTGACCATCCAGAAAATGGAATTGGTGGGAGGTGAATTGATCGGCGTAAAAAGTCATAAACGCAAACCCATTTTATTAGAGAACTTGATGGAAGAAGAATTTTTAGATTTGTCTCCCGCTGTATACGGTATTTATATACCAGCCGACGAATTGTTAAGACGCACTAAATATCAATGGTTTCCTGTAATGCCGGCCGAAGAATTATTGAATACGAGTCCCATTATTGTAAAATATTTGAAAGCATCTATTGTTGATAGCACCAATGAATATTACAAATCCACTGAAATACCTAGTGTAGTTGCAATTTAGAAATGATTGATGATGAAATATATGTTTGGGCAAAATTAAATGATAAAGGGTATAAAAAGAAAATGACATATCATACAACTAATCATGTGGCACATTTATGGAAAACAATACGATTTAACCACTTTTGCAAATAGGCACCCAGGCGGCGCCGAAATTATCGAAAAAACCAAAGGACTAGAAGATTGCACCGCCCTATTCGAATCATACCATGCGTTTTCGGATATAGCGGCAATCAAACAATCATTAGACAAATACGAAATCAAGGCGGATGACACCGTAATCGTCGAAACATATGCAACTGATTTCACGACTTACCATAAACTTGTAGAAAAAATCAAAGAAATATTCCCCGACCGCGCATCTATAAAAGCCCAACCATATTGGTATGTATACTCAATGTTTGTTGGTTATTTATACGTCTCCTTCATTTATAGATTGGCATTTTGTCAATATAGCACATTTATAAGATGTATATTCGCTATTTTTGCAAGTGGTATGGAGGTATCCTTATTATTCAATATATTACACGATGCATCTCATTATGCAATTACCGAAAACCCGCGAATAAATAATGCTGTATCTACGGTGACTCAAGCATGGACCGTGTGGAATCATTCATTGTGGACATTACACCATATCATATTGCATCACTCATTTACTGGAAATGCAAAAGATCCAGACCACTCGTTATACGATTATGCGAATATGATTAACGTAAGTAAATTTAGTCCAAAAATACAACAATATATAAACACCTTCATTTTTGCAATTGTTCCGGGACAACATACATTACAATCGTTTTTCTATGCTAGACGCGGATATCTCGAATATCCGAACAATATTTATTATACATCATGCGATGCTTCCATTATTTTATTAAAATTCGCCTTCTTATATAGTATGGGTATGCTACCTGCTCTAATCTATCTTGCGAACATTAATGTGCTTTATTATGTAAACGTATTTCCAAATCATGATTTGATCCAAACCCATGCAAATAATTATGACGGTCCCGATTGGGCCAAGCGACAAATTTGTAATTCCGGTAATTTTTTGAACCGTGAGCGGTGGTGGGGAATGGTGTTTGGGGGTATCAATTATCAAATTGAACACCATCTATTTCCAAATATGAGCAATCAACATTATCCCACCATTGCACCAATCGTGAAGAAATTTTGTGAAGAAAATGATATCCCATATGTTCATGAAGAAACATTGATCGGAGCATATCATTCATTTATGAAGCGCGTCCTTTCCAAAAAAGAAGCGTAAGCGGTGAACCTGATAGATCTAAATAATGTTTATAAAGTATATAAACACTATTTGAATACAACAATATTATGACGGAGGACCAATCATCTCTAGATAAATCGATAAATGTTATAAGAACTATATATGATAAATATGCAAACGATGCCTATATGTTGAATCGAGTTCATACCTATATTACTGACCAATTGCCAACGATTCTTGAAAATATACAAAAGAATCATGAACAGAGACAACAACGTATCGAGGAATTATCCATAGAACAGGATATCTTTATTCAAACATTTTTGACAAACAATCAATATTTCTATATTCCGTCTACTGAAAATTATTTTTATTATGACGGCATGCATTATCATTTGTATAAAGAAGACGATATTATATATAATGTGCTTTCATCCATTAGCAGAGATCGGCAATTATTATCATGGAAACAAAAGACGAAAATATATATCATGAAACGCATCAAGGAAAACAGCTTGTTGAAATCTGTTCCAGAGTCGGTTACTATACAAAACGTATTGGATATATTGTATCCCACGTTGTTTTCAAAAAAAGCGGAAGCAAAATATTTCCTCACCATTTTAGGCGATAACATATTCAAAAAAAATACAGAAACGGTGCATTTTATTACCGCAAATGCCAAACGATTTTTACTCGAACTAAATAATATATGTCAAATGGTGATCGGTTCAAATTTATCCCAAACATTTCGTCATAAATATCACGAACATGATTATATTCAGTGTCGTCTCGTAAATATAAATGATTGTGTCAAAAATGAGAATGTATGGGGCGCGCTTTTACAAAATAATACATTGTTGGATATTATATGCGTGGCGTGCCATTATTCAATCCGTTATGGAAATTCAGATGATTATGTCATGAATTCTAGCAACGAGTCATCTCTCATAAATAAGGTATTTTACTTAAAAAATATTCAACCAGAAAAGTTGGTTGAAAACTTTATAGGCGAATTTATACATGTTCATGAATCGAGGGATAATACGATCGAACACCAGATCTCATGGAAAAATATGCAATACTTATGGAAAAATTATTTGGATACTAAAAATTTACCAATGATTATGTTTCAAAATACATTGAAACAACTGTTGATTCAAAAGTTAGACCAACGATACATTGAAGTTAGCGACATGTTTATTCTCGTTTCTAGTAAACGTCCAGAAATACAAAAATTCATCGCTTTTTGGGAGGATACTATACAATATGACGAATGTGAAAATTACATGGAATTTGAAATAGATGAAATATGTATATTATTCAAGAAATGGTGTTTACAGAAAAACGAGAGTTTATCGTGTATGAACGGTAAAGAAATACTAGGCCTAATTACGCATTATTATCCATATGCTGAAATAGAAAATGATAAATTTATTTATAAAATAACATCCTCTATGTGGGACAAACAACTGGATATACAACTTGCTTTGGAAAATATGAAGGAAAAATATAGGGGATCGGATATCAATGATCGGACTAGTTCACCAGCCCTAAATATTTCTATTTATGATGCATATGTATTGTATTGTAAGTATTTTTCAGGTGAATCAAATGTTCATTATCATATTGTGAGTAAATCTTATTTCGAAAAATACATATTTGAAAATTTGGGCGAATATGTAATTGATGATAAATTTATTTCATGTGAGTGGATAAGGAACGGATTACTAGGAACTGATTACTAGGAACGGATAAGGAACGGATTACTAGGATCTGATTACTCATTATCTACAGAATTAGCTCGACTTGGAAATGACAATTCACTATTCGTACTAGTAATCGAATTACTTCGTCTAACCGCCTCTATCATTTCATCACTTTCTTTACTTATTGTTTTGAAAGAAAATGAATTTGACCTACTTCTATTATTATTTTTCATTACGGTATCATTCGCCACATTCATATGTTTTGTATATTTCAAATACGTATAATTCGCCGATGTTTCTTTATTTACCATATCTATATCTTCTAGATAATTTTCAAAACCATGCCCTCTTTTTAGATCATATACATAATTTGCACAATCGTAACAATATCCTATGAAAATACTTTTTTTTGATCCATGTAAAACACATTTTTCACACATTTTTGGACCGGTGCCCGGAAACATGTTCTGTGCCCACTCATATGGGAAAAATAAATAATATTTTTGTTTATCATATACATAGTAATCATCTTCTATCGTAGATAATTTGGGGTCATACATAATAATATACACGTACTAATTGTATATTATTTACAATAGATTATTTAATTTTGGTCGTTTTGGTTTTGATCGTTTTGGTTTTGATCATGTTGATCATGTTGATCATGTTGATCGTGTTGATCATGATCACTGTTTCCACCCTTTTTAGCTGTGCGTCTCTTCTTGACACTCTTCTTAACATACCCAAATTTGCCCTTTTTGGCAAAAAACCCAAATTTTTGTAAACGCTTTTCTTTTTTGGCAGTTTTGTGTTTACTTTCAGAAACAATTCTACCCCACTTGTTCATCATTAAATGTGAACGAGTTAATCCGCCACTGGTTTTGTATGCAGTGCCGTTCCATACTTGGGCCCTAGAACCAAATAATTCAGGATATGATTTACCGTGTACGTGATATTTGCCATCTACTCCGCGAACTGGGCGTTTCATACTTATTATATATATACTCCATATAAAATTATATTACCAAATATTGATTTTTCCTAAATATTTAGCTATTTCCACTAAATATTTAGCCATACCATTTATTTACAGAACTACTTGGAACAGTGAGGGTCTTTGTAGTATTCACATAAGAAGCATATTTCATTCTTTTACTCATTTTAGGATCATTTGTAGACGTCGTTATTTGTGTATATTGAATTTTCATAGTAGATTGACACGCACAATATTTACCAATATCATTTATCATATTTGTTCGCATCTGTTTTCTATACTATATGAATATATAATGCATTTGCAAAAAATTGATTGAAATCAATATACAAATGAGGGTAGCATAATTCCATATATTTTATTCAAAATGACTACCAACCTCGCCAAACAATATCAACAAAAAACTGACAAACAACACATTCTAGACAATCCCGATACCTATATCGGATCAGTCGAAAATGTCGACGCCGAAATGTGGGTATATGATGACGCAAGTCAAAAGATTTCCCTAAAACACATCGAGTATATTCCCGGTTTATACAAGCTCTTTGATGAAGGTATCGTCAATTGTCGTGACCATGTCATTCGTATGATTCATTCTGCTCTATTGGATAAAAAGTTTGTTACCTATATTGATACTGAAATAGCGATCGACGGAACCATTACTATGACCAACGACGGTAACGGTATTGATATTGCTAAACATCCTGAAAATAATATGTGGATTCCGGAAATGATTTTCGGACATTTGCGCACTTCCACCAATTATGACAAGGAAGAAAAAAAAATTGTCGGCGGTAAAAACGGTTTTGGATTCAAATTAGTTTTAATATGGTCAACCTATGGTCGCATTGAAACAATTGACCATACTCGCGGTCTGAAATATGTGCAAGAATTCCATAACAATCTAGATAAAATATCGCCACCGGTTATTACGAAAACGACTTCTTCTAAAACTTATACTAAAGTATCGTTCAAGCCTGATTATCGTAGATTAGGAATCAACGGTCTTACGCCAGATATGTTGTCGTTGTTGAAGAAACGCATATATGACATTGGCGCGGTAACCGATCATTCAGTAAAAAAAGTAAAAATCCAATACAATGGTCAAACTATACCGGTGAAAAATTTCCAGCAATATATCGATTTGTATATTGGCTGCAAAGATGAATCGAAACGTGTATATGAAATGCCGGATGAACGATGGGAATATGCCGTCGCACTTTCACCCACCCAAGAATTCGTTCAGGTATCATTTGTCAACGGCATTTGCACATTCAAGGGGGGCAAACATGTCGATTATATTAGTGGTCAAATTATACGTAAATTATGCGATTATATCGAGAAAAAGAAAAAGATCAAGGTGAATGCAAATTCCATCAAGGAACAACTTATCATATTCTTACGATGCGATGTAGAAAATCCATCTTTCGACAGTCAAACCAAAGATTTCATGAATACCCCTTCCGCCAAATTCGGATCGACTTGCCAAGTGAGCGATGCATTCATCGAAAAAGTAGCTAAAATGGGTGTCATGGATACCGCGTGTTCGTTGACCGAGGCAAAGGAAAATAAGTTGGCCAAGAAAACCGATGGATCGAAGACGAAAACGATTCGCGGTATTGCAAATTTCATCGATGCGAATAACAGTGGAACTGCTTTATCTAAAGATTGTATCCTCATTTTATGCGAGGGATTGAGTGCAATGTCGGGTATCGTTTCGGGATTATCCGCAGAGGACCGTAATACAATTGGTATTTATCCATTGAAAGGAAAATTGCTAAATGTTCGCGGGGAACAAGTGAAGAAAATCTCGGAAAACAAAGAAATTACTGATATTAAGAAAATATTGGGATTAGAAACCGGGCGTGAATATAAAACAATCAACGATGTATTCCAACACTTACGATATGGTAAAATTATGATTATGACCGATCAGGATTTGGATGGTTCACATATCAAGGGATTGTGTATTAATCTGTTTCATAGTGAATGGGCATCTCTTATTCATATACCCGGATTTATCTCATTTATGAATACCCCGATTTTGCGTGCGAAAAAAGGGGCTCAAGTGGTCGTATTCTACAATGAAGGTGAATACCAATTATGGAAACAAAATATGGGCGGAAATAGTGATGGGTGGACCATCAAGTATTTTAAGGGTTTGGGCACATCAACATCCGCCGAATTCAAAGAATATTTCGCCAATAAAAAGATTGTAAATTTTGTATATAACGGCCAAACGAGTGATGACAATATCGACAAAATCTTCAACAAAAAACGAGCAGATGATCGTAAAACGTGGTTAGAAAATTATGAGAAAGATGCCTATTTAGATACATCCGTCCCTATGGTAAAATACGAGGATTTTATGAACCGAGAAATGATTCATTTCAGCACTTACGATTGTGCACGTTCCATACCAAACATGATGGATGGGTTGAAGATATCTCTTCGAAAAATATTGTATTCGGCGTTCAAACGCAAACTTACGAGTGAAATCAAAGTCGCACAATTTTCCGGATATGTCTCGGAACATAGCGCGTATCATCACGGCGAAGCCAGTTTGAATGGCGCTATCGTCAACATGGCCCAAACATTTGTAGGATCAAACAATATCAACTTGCTAGAACCAAATGGTCAATTTGGCACACGTTTACAGGGTGGCGATGACAGTGCATCGGAAAGATATATATTCACTCAATTAAATCCATTGACGCGTAAAATATTTCCGGAAGCGGACGATGCGGTATTGAAATATATCAATGATGATGGCACAATTGTCGAGCCCGAATTTTACGCACCGATTATTCCATTCACCCTGATCAATGGAATTTCAGGTATTGGCACCGGTTTCTCTTGCAGTATTCCGGCCTACAATCCAATGGATGCGGTTCGGTATTTGAAATCAAAATTGACAGCAACTGCGTATGGCGGCGGCGAATTCATTCCGTATTACGAGGGGTTCAAAGGAACGATTCGAAAAATAGCTGAACAAAAATATTTGGTAAAAGGTGTATACGAAAAGATTGGCGACGATAAAATCCGCATTACCGAATTACCCGTTGGCACATGGACCATGCCATATATTACATTGCTGGAAGGATTTATGGACGGGGGAACAGACAAAGCCGGCAAGAAAATACCACCAACAATTAAAGATTTTACGTCGATATGCACTGAAGTAGCAGTAGACATTACCGTTGTATTTCCAAAGGGTAAATTAGCGGAACTAGAATCGGCAGTGGATTCGGTGACCGGTATAAATGATTTGGAAAAGATGATGAAACTAACGACCACCTTAAGTATTACGAATATGCATATGTTTACACATGATTTCAAACTGAAAAAATATGCGAAAATCGAGGATATCATCGATGATTTCTATGGCGTTCGATTGACGATTTATGGAAAACGTAAGGAGGCGTTAATGAAGGAAATGCAGAAGAAGTTGGTGAAGTTGTCGAATCGTGCGAGATATATTTTGGAAACGTTAGATGGATTGGTCGATTTACGCCGAAAAAATGCACAACAGGTAAGTGAATTGATGGTAGCGCGTAAATTTGATGTATTGGATGGTGACTATAAATATTTGATAAAAATGCCGATGGATTCGGTGACTCAAGAAAATGTGGCTTCGATAATGAAGGAAAAAGAAGAAACCGAAAAATTGTTGGCGGATTTAGCAGCAACTACATTGGAACAAATGTGGTCGCGCGAACTAGACGAATTCGAAAAAGAATATGGAAATTATAAAAGGAAACGCGAAACAGGTTCATGTCAAAAAAGTCCCGTGAAAATTAAAAAGACAGTCGGTAAAAAGTAATTTAGTAAAAATATATCATTTATTATATATACAAATGACAAAACGTAATTTATCGAAAAAAACAAAACGAAAACTTTCGAGAAAACTTAAACGAAAAACCCTAAACCGAAAAAGGGGAGGAGTAATGGACCCAAGACCAATTGATAACGTTACAGCTGTTATAATATATCTAGTCGTTGTGTATGCAACTATTTATATTGGTGTATCATTAGTACAACCATATATCAATGGTGGTGGAGCAAAAACATTTACAGAAATATTAAATGATCTAAAATCGTGTATTAATGATGACAATAAAGCTTATTTTGAACGTTTTGCGAAAAGAGTTACGATTAATAATAAAAATACATTAATGATAAAAAATGTAACCGATGATGAAATGAATGTATTACAAAAATATATTGAATCAAAATATATTAAATCAAATAGTATTAAATCAAAATATATTAAATCAAAAAATATTAAATCAAATAGTATTAAATCAAATAGTATTGAAATATTACTACATGAAATAGATGTAAATAAGTGTATAAATAAAATCAAAGAATTAGACATAGATAATATAATAGTAACGATTGATTGTATAAATAAAATTGAAAAAATGACTACCCCTTTGCGCGGGTAAAATGTATAAAGTTTTGTATAAATTATACAAAACTTTACAATACATTGTTAAATGGACTGTGGGTAAGAAACGATGATTATAATTATTCATGTATATACATTTTTTATAATTCTGAACTACCAAACTACATCTACAATGGCAACAGTGGCATTGTAAAAACATTATCAGGAACTTTTACCTTTAATTTTTGTATCATACCATTCAACGTGTCTTGATCAATAACATAAAAACGGTCACCCAATGTATAGGCTCCATCTCTTATTACGGAATTAAAGGGCAATTTTTCCAGAACTTCATTTATTAATGCCTTTTCGTCTACTACTCCATCAAGTTTTTGCCTTATTATTGTTTTCAAATATTCCTCCGTGACAACTACGGGATGCTTAATGAGTGGATAGTCAGTAGTTACACGTTTTCTCAAATATGATGCAGTTTGGGCCACATTGAGTACTTGTTTCACCTCATAATTTGAATCTTCTACTTGTTTCACCTCATCATTTGAATCTTCAGTGCCCAGGTAAAATGGTCCAGGTCCATTGTCTTTTATAATTCTGCCTAAATTTGTTGTATTAGGTAATTGGTATATTATATTCAAGGTTGCCAACATACCAATAGTAAGCATCACCAACAGCATGTTGACACCACCCCTTTGTTCATAGGTTCTTCTATTTGATTTATTGCCTCCTTTTCTTTTTCCTTTACCTTTTTTTATACTTTTATAAGCCATCGACCTATATATATATACAAAAACATATTTTTTTTTGCTAAAGACGTCTTCTTTTTGAAGATTTATGTTTTGATTTTTATTTTTATTTTTTCTCTTCTTTGTTGTTTTTGATTTTCTACGACTTCTACCTCCTACAAAACTACAAAGCTGGCGATTCAAATCGTTATTAGTAAGTGCGGCCATTATTGAACCCTATTTGGATCCACTTTTAGATCGAATCAGTGAACTGGATGAAAATAATAGAATAAATGTTGATTCTATAAGACAAAAAATAAAAATTCTATTGAGATAAATATAATTTAGTAAAAAAGCTATTGAAATAATTATTATAATAATTTAGTAAAAAATCTATATTATTATATATACAAAATGGCGAAACGTATTTTGTCAAAAAAACCAAAACGCAAACAACTTTCGAGAAAAATGAAACGAAAAACACTGAACCGAAAAAAGAGGGGCGGTGGACAAACTAGATACCCAGGTGATAGTTATAGAACTGGAAATAGTGAAGTAGCGGATGAAAGTTTACGAAATATATGTATGGGTGTATTATTGTTTCTAGTATTTATTCTCTTACCGGCGGCGGCAAGTGCCGCATATACATCACCCGGTGACAATTATGGACCATACGGTGGTGCAAAATTTAAATTACCAGAAGATTTGAAATCATGTATTGTAGATAAAGATAAATTTAATAAATTTTTGGGAAAAGTTTATATTACCGACAATATTTTAACTATAGATAAATTAACCGATAAAGAAATTACTAAATTGAAAGATGATAATCTTTTAAAACAATATTATATTAAAGCCGATACTACTTCAGTATCTTTTCATTTGAATAAAATACCCCAAACTCAAGAAGAAATTCAATCATTTATTGATAAAATCCGCAGTTTAGATTCAAAAAATTCTCTAGTAAATGTTGACTGTATAGATAAAAAAGTTGCCGAAATATTTAAAGAACAAAAAAATTAAACATTTATCACATAAATTACATTTGTAACCACCATATTTACAAATATAATCAACAACGTAATAATAATGCATTGTCAAATAATTTAGACACAATTATATAATGCACCTTTTTTTAATCCTATTCTTCATCCTCCTCTTGTCATACATCGCATATTATATGATTGAATATCGCGAATGTTCGGTAAAAGCATCCACGAGTCGAACAATAGAAAAAGATGGTTTCACCGTATTTTATTGCCCCGACCATCTCAATATTCATTCTGGACCCAGAGACAAATTAGTCAAGAAAACCCTTGAAAAATTACCCAAAGGTTACGTGTTCATCGATTATGTCTATAAAATAAATAACACGGCCCTCTCCACTTTTGATAGAGACGTTACATCCAGTCAACATATCTATGATACGAAATATCCAACATATACTCTCATATTATACAAATATGATGGTTGTCTCTTGTCCCTTTGTCCCGGTAGCCATGCCTCTTACCCCTTCGTGAATTCCAATATCGTGAATTTTCACGGGAAAGCCGGCACCTGTTTCTTATTCAATTGTGATACATTGCACGCCGGATGCTTAAACCGTTGTAAATATCGCGAAGTCATTCAATACAAACTATGCCACAAGGACGATTATCCTAAATTAATACATCTACATAAAATAAATGCACAGAAAGATGAAAAATGTAGAGACAATCTATATGTATGGTTCAGGCGCAAGCTCTCCTATTTTTTCGAATTCCCAATCAATTATATCTTCTATCCATTTATGACGAAAAAGCACGAAGGTATTCTTGGGAAAATACAAGAATATATTCCATTAGGTTTTTATAACAACGTTCAAAAACAAGGGTGGCGATAGATATTACATATACGGTTTTAATTCCAATTGTTTATATTGACGGTCATGATGTAGAGGACGATCAAATGGCGTCACTAAAGTGCTTTGATCCTGGGTATATTTTACGTAGGCGATACATTCATTGTATACGCTGGGAATGCAATAATCCAAGACAATTTGATTTAGCCGTTCAATTTGTTCAGTAATACGATCGGGGTAATGTTCGGCATATTGCAAATAGGTGCTGCGCATAATAATTTTCAAATTGTCAATGTTTTGCGGAGGAATGACGAATTGGTCATTCGACATTTTATATACGCCGGCACGCATTGCGTTTTGAATAATTTGGATATTTTCAGCGGAGAAAAAGAGATTGGAGAGAACATTGTGCTCCCATGTTCCATTTAGAGCATCGTGGTAAGTAGTGGCTTTATTTCTACTGGCAATTTTTTCTTGCATTTTAAATTTAGCATCAATCGATGGCTCTTGAATAATGTCGACGCGACCATTGTATTTATCTAAATTAATAATGGTAGATACGTTATTGATATTATCGGGATTTAATGAAGACATTTGTATATTGTGGGTATAGAAATAAATTACCACCGATTACCTAAATAATATATTTAGAACAAATATCTTTTTTTGTAGTGATAGTTTATAAATGGAGTTTTTTTACATAATTGTTCTATCAATCGCTGTAATATTTCTCATTCTAATTTTAACATTAATTGGCGTTTTAATGAAACAATCAAAAAAAACGGGGGGAACATTTCCACCCATTGTAAACAATTGTCCCGATTATTGGGTCATCGCGTCTGACGGTAAAAGTTGCACCATACCGACCAAAACGGGTAGCACCGATATACAAAAAAATGCTGGTAGCCTATATGGCAGTGACATCATACTAGATATTAAATACAAAACATCTTATACACCTGCTGATTATGATCCCGTAACTGTAACCACGCCTTATACATTTCCAACATATACTCCCGGATTAAAATATACTGAGGGAACATTGTTAGCTAGCTCGTCGGTTGGTTCTACTATCGATTTCACACATGAAGCCTGGAGTGCCCAAGGAAAAACATCTGCATGTGCTCAAAAACAATGGGCACAAAAATGGGGTATTACGTGGGACGGAATCACCAACAATAACACGTGTTAAACCATAAGAAAATTGAAATGCATATTTAGTATTATAAATATAATACAATACTAAATAAAATGATGCTACGTTCAAACAAACTACTTACACCGCCCCCCAAACCTATAATAGTTGAATGTCCAAATGAAAATGCAAAAAATATTGCCTATTCGTGGGTTCTCTATGCTGTGAGAGAAATGATGGGTATGGAAAAAATACGCAATGAAATAGTGAATACATTATTTCCAAATATAAAGAATGCAACAAAAATGCGGACATTTGACGCTTTTCAACAATACGAAGAACCGCCATTTGATGATAAGGCGATTGAAATCCTGGATTATTGCACCAACATCTTAAATCGAAAAAAATATGTATTATTTACTGCTTCAAATATTCAAAGGGACGCAGATGACAATGAAACACATTACCAATGTTTTATTGTAGATAACAAACATAAAAAATTATATATTATCGACCCGGCCTATAAAAATACCGGCTTTGGTATATACGATCCAGAAATTGCACGCGATATTGTCCAACCATTCTTTCAATTGCATGGATATAGCACGCACTTTGTGAAAATGACAAATCCGGCCCAAACAGATAAAAATGATGTATTTTGTCAAACATGGTCTTTATACATCGCCATAAAAATGCTCAATATGAAATGGGCAAAGGCAGACGAAGTCCTTATAAAAATTCCCAAAAGTCAAACTGCCAAATACAATGTATTGTTATGTTTCTATCGTAAAATATTGCGTAAAATTCCCGGGATAAGTAAGGAATTAAACAAATTGTATCGTAATTGTGTCGAAGAAAATTATACCGAAATAAATAAATATACAAATGCGGAAACCGTAGTCCAAATGGATGCGACTGAATTATTATTCAATATGACGGCAGATGAAATCGAAATGTAATTTGGATGCGAACTAATTATTTGCCCGTTTTTGAAAAATGTATTAACTTTGGTTGTCCGCCAAATGTATAGTCATTTTTTGATAAATTTACATCTCTCTGAACCAATTTACTTGAAACCTCTATTACGCTACTACTACCAAATGGTCCAGCCGATTTAATATCAGTTTCCACCTCCATAGATTCGTATTTCAATCTACGTATATTTTCTATTTCCGGATTTAATTCCTTTACTTGTATTTCAACTGCATTTCGTAAAAACTCTTTGTTATCGGTTTTTTTATATTCGTCTAAAAGGGCTTTGATCGTATCAGTTAACTTAAATATTTCTTTTTGTTTACGCAAAATAATATCTTTACGCTCTTGATCATAATGCAATTCCGTGTTTTTTTCATATAATTCTTTATACATTGAACTCACTGAATTATATTCCTCTAATTCTGCTTTGAATAAGTTAACGGATTGTCTCTCATTTATATAATTGAATAACGTATCCAGTTTTTGAATAATAATATTTTCTTTCTTTGTTTCAACATCTTCTCTAAACAAATAAAGCAGTTCCGAATGGTTTGTATAAGAGCCGGAGTCTAATTTAATATTTAATGAACATTTTGTTTGGGCATCTGTGTCTCCACATATTGCAATATACGTTTTATCTTTCATTGCAAAAATTGTTCCGACGGGTCTTTTACAATTGATACATTTTGGTTTTACTAATTGGGCGAGTTTCTTACGCCGTTTGTTAGTAGTTTTTGTCTCTGCATAATATGCCTTTTTTCTATTTTCATATAATTCACTTTCGTATTTTTGTTTAAATTTGAAATATTGGTGCAATGCTTCGTGGTATGTCATTTTGTCTTCTTGATCGACGTCATCGTCACCTGAAGGTGCGTGCATTTCTTGGTAAGTTACTTCAGTAAATGGATTGTCTTCCATTTTTAAATCCACTAGCGATTTAGGAACATTCTCAATAATTATGTTTGGATTTTGGGATAGGTGCAATACTCTCAATTTCGGCGTTTCGGCTAAAGATAAATTCTTTAATTTATTATTAATGCAATACAATTCTTCAATGTTAGGTGGAAAGTTTTCAATGCTTTCGAGTTTATTGTGTGAGAGATTTACCTTGAATAATTTTGATAATCCATGTAAATCAACATGTTTCAAATAGTTATATTGTAAATCGAGTTGCTGTAAAGTATTTGGGAGGTCATCTACATCAATCAATAAATTATCAATGCATTCAAATACTAATAATTTCGTTGGAAAATTTCGAATTCCGGTAATTTCACCTTTTCCTAAATAAATATTTTGAATGTATTTGAATCCCAATTCTTCGAAAATCGACAAATCTAATTCTCCATGTAATGGTTCGTCTATACGTAATTCAGTAATACCTTTATCATGGGTTTCTAATAAATTTTCCAGTTTATTTTGGGCAGTATTATTGTCTCGAATAACGCCCTCTCTTGTTTCTTCAATAATATTCATAATTCTATATACTATATACAATAATGATACAAAGAATTTTGCGAGTAACTTACGGATTATATTCGCAGATTTTCGATTGGATCCTCTACATAAGGTAGATTCGTAATGGAAGAAGAGGATTGTTGAGACCCGACTCTTTCATTTTGATAATATCTTATTTTTGATAAAATTGTTTCTTGGTCCCTTATCATTTTCTGGTAATGTTCATATGGGGTCGGTTTACGTTTGTAACAATAATATAGCGTTCCTCCCATAACCATAGCAAAAATGACAAATACCACTATATTGAAAATAGTTGTATACATTTTTATACGAGTATTATGGCAACTTTGCAATGTATTATATAAATAGTTTTTCATATTTGGTTCAATAAGTCGAGGTTGTTCCATTATACATAATAAATACTATTAAAATACTTATTATGAACAAACAAATTATATTTATTTATTAAATATATTTAAATATATTCTTGATAATTATGTAAATAAGTATGATTTATAAAAAAGAAGGAATTAATGAAAATGTATCAGTAGTTGTGGCGCATTATAATGAAGATTTAGAATGGGTTAACAACATAAAATATAATACTACAATAATATCAAAACAAAATATACGACGTGATTATCCTCCAAACAAAGGAAATGAAGCATCGTCATATTTAAAATACATTATAGATAATTATGATAATCTATCTGATTACACATTTTTCGTTCACGGACATAGGACTCATTGGCACCATAAATCAAATATAGACGAAAAGATAAACAACATGAATTTTATATATGGGTATTATAATATAAATGAAACACAACAAGATGAATTATATCATCCTCACAATCATGTAGACCAGATTCATACAAATTGTTTTGATTCATTTAATGAAGCAACTGGATTAAATGTAGATTATACGAAGTTACATATACGTGGATGTGCACAATTTTATGTTAAAAAAGAAAATATAAGGAGACATCCAAAAGAAATATACATTAAAATCTATAATTGGATAATGACCAAAACAGAAGATTCGTTAAGAACTGGTTTTATATTAGAACATTCATGGCATTATATATTTACGGGTTCATTAATAGACCAATTATAAATATTGATTATTATGAACAAACAAATTATATTTATTACAGATATAGAAATAATTTTATAAATTATTTTATATTTGCCAATGTACATATTAGACATAATAGATAAGGTGTGTCCAATTAAAAGTGATATAAAATATGCAATAGAAACAAAATTCAAATATATACACATGTTCATCACAATTATATTTAAAAATGGCTTTATTATCTATTTTATTCATAATTCATTCAATTTCAAGTTATAATTTTGTTAAATATATATTGAAATTAAAAAATGCGAAGGCGATTATGAAAGTGAATGATGATAGTGCTATACTAACCACCCGATTAAATATATTCTACGGTGTGCCAATTTTATTAGATTCGTTGATTATAGCCTTTAACACCGGATCTTTATATGAATGTAATAACATTATTTTGATTACTGTTATGATATTTGCAATGAAAACGATTCAACCATTTTATCAAATGAACCATTTGGTCTTTCATATATTATTATTATTTCAAACTGTCTTTCTTTGTCAATCAAATTTGTTTGTAAACAAATGAAACCGGATTATACTCAAAAATGCATCAAATAGGTCAATACTGCCAAATAAGACAAAATAGAGAGAAAGATTGCAACTACCCATATAGGAACGACTGTTTTATGTCTATATCCTAGACCAAATGGTCTAAATCCTCCCTCTTTATTGTATATAAATCCTGGTTTTAAGTAGTGAGTCAGGCCAAACAATATTAAAAAAAGTAAAATGGCAAAATTTATTTTATGGATGCGAACAAGTTGTTTAATATCATTCATTTCTTATATATTTGATATATAAATATTTACAAATTCAAATTAAATATTTATACAAAGACGTTTATGAATCATCGCTAAAATCCTCTTCTACTCCATCGTCGTAATAGCCCTGGTCCATGTAATCTACTCCAAAATGTTCGATTCCGTTTGCTTCTTCATCATAAAAGTCGTTCGCCGCCTCGTCATCGATTCTCTCTAAATCTTCTATATCATATCCGATTTCACCCATGTCCCCATTTTTTCCAGCAGTTACTTCTAAATCTTGTGCAAACCTGACTAGATTATCCTCTCTCTCGAGATCGTATGTATCTTTATCATACATAAAAACACCCTTTTGTGTTCCGACATTCCATCTTCCTAATTTAAAATTCTTAATCATGTCCTCGACCTTTCTCTCATCCTTTTCCATATTTTCCAAATAAGTCGTGAAGGTTTTCTTCTCTTCCTCTCTTGCTCTGCGAACTTTACGACTAATTTCGTTATATGGTTTGTCTAGTATATTTTTATTTTTCATTTCGATAGATAAGAATAATTGCAATAGGGAACAAACTCTCTCTTTCAATTCGCGAAGATCTGTGCGACGTATATCCATTTGCACGATGTCATCTTGATCAGTTGATGGAGAAACGCTTTCAATAAAATTAGCAGGGTTTTCTAAATCCCTTATTTGTTCGCGTTTACTACGTTTCACCTCTTGTATATCTACCTTCGTATTATTTGGATCAATCGCACATTGTATATATTCGTGAAGAATCGAATACCAGCAGTATGAATACAACAAATAGGTAGTTTGTTTGTCAAAAAGAGAGAAATATACTTGTCCATCCTTTATAATTGATGTTTCGACCGGAATATGTTTTACGAAATCTTTCAAATCAATGAATCGCAACCGTAATTCAATAAAAATACTGTTCAATGTCGAATCATTTTTGAATTTATCAAATCCTTCAAAGTATTCGGAAATATATCTATTAATATCCTTTTCGTGAAAAGATGACAATCCCCATTGTTTACCCCACGATCGATTTATTTGTTTTGGTTTTACATTATTCATAATTACATTTGGATATATATTTGCCATGTGGTCAATCGAATTTTTTATGAAATTCGTAATTGTGTATAATCCTTCATCATAATATAAGCCCGTCTCTTTCATCTTACTATCAGATTGCCAATCGTGAATATGTAATAGAAATTCGGTTAAGTTTCGTTTTAGACCATTTTCAATCGAACTTCCGAAATTTGTTATAAATTGGGTTATTTCAGAGACCATTCGATCATTCGTACTAGATAGATATTTGCGCAATCGAAATACTTCCTTGCTATTTTCTCTCATATCCTCTAAATTTTCCTTCATCATTTTTTTAGGCACATATGCATCAATGGCTTCATTTAATAATTTACGTAAAGGATATTCAATTAATGATGATTCATGGGTGTCCATGCGAATCAATAAATCTTTCAACATAACTATTTCGGATATTTCAGGCGTTTCCTTTATAAAAACTCTGTTGCGTTTTTCTACAATATTCATTAAATTATACAGATCCTCTACCGTATATCTTTTCCCGTGTCGTTTCAAAGACTCCATTTTTTCTTCTAATGTCCATGATGGATTATAATCGGTTGGTTTTTCACCACAAATGGCTCTCAATTCTTCCGGAACGGGCATTGGTCTATCAAATTTGCAGTAATGAATAAATGCGGCATAAACATTTGATTCTAAATGACCGGTCGGCATGGACGGATAAACAATTCCACTGAATGCTGGATGATATAAAATAGGCGCTTTTGATAATTCCTTGATATCTTTCAATAAAGCTATGGACGATTTTGAACTTTGTAAATAATTCAATAATACCGTGTCTGCATCTGCAAAGTAAGCCAAAGGGTTTGTTGGTTTATTTACTTCATTACAACATGCATTTTCTAAAAATGGGACCTTTGCCGCAGTTTGTAATATTAACTCTTTGTGTTTTACTATTTTGTTGATATTTTCTACCATACCTAGCCCGAATAACTTGACCTTGTATTTCAAAGTATCTATATAACCATGTTGATCGCGATGTCCTTTACGGATCGTTTCTAATAAATCTTGTTTAAATTCGCCACTTACATTGGTCAATCCTTTTACAATAGAATAATGTATTACTGGTGGTAAAAAATCCGTCCATTTATTAATATTATGCTCATCCGGTATACTTTGTTCATCGGGAACCAATATAATATATTCGCGTTTTTTTGTATATAAATCAATTATGTCGGTTCGTTTCATTAAATATTTATCCAATACGTCGTATATACGTTGTTCCAATGATTTGGCATTTAGTTTCATAATAGCATCCCATGGTTTTTGTTTTACTGCCATAGAGCTAATCACACATGCAATATATTTTATTCCATCCATATTTTCAATACCACCGTTCCCAGGGTAACCGTTGAAGGAACGCACGCATCCGGGGAAAGTTCGGCGCGATTTAATAGTTGGAATACTTGATTGTATTGCTACCAATAATACCGCAGAAACAATAGTGATAAGTGTTTGGTTACGGTAGGTAGGAAATGGAACGCTCGATTTCCCTTTTGCCTTTAATATTTTTTCGGCCTTTGCATTGTATGAATTCTCTTCTAAAACGATTTCTTTATCTCGGATAAGTTCGAGAGACACGCGCAATACCAATTCTTCAATATGCTCAATGGAAATGCCAATATTGGTAGAGATTGATTTGAATACATTATATACCATTTGATCAATTTCGTCGTCAAATATTCTTATCTTTTTTGATAATACTTCTGAAATCATGGTGGCAACGTCTTTTTCTAAAATTCCGTGGGAAGTAATTTTAAATCCCGCATCATCATATCCTTCTTCGCTACTAAAATCTAATTTACGAATCACGTATCCACTATCTTTATCTACTATCGAATCTCCCTCATCACGACCATAGAAACGAATCAATTCATCTTGTTTCTCTTGATAATTTCCCGAAACAAATGCTATAGCCAAATCATATACGGTCATTGGCACAATTTTTACATTCGTTTCTTTGCAATAAAACCATCGACCGTCTTCTTTTAATTCAGCCACCATTGGTTCGCGACAATAATCATTTACAAATCGAAGTATATCGTCTTGTTTTTTAACAAAATCGTCTTGTGATAAAATAAGATCAAATAATTTGGCATAAGGGCATACAATAATATCCTCCATTATATTTTGTTTCCCCAATTCGTAAGCCAAATAATTCGCTTTATACAATTGTATTTCTCTTAATCGAGAGACATTTTGTATATTCTTAATGGCCATTTCAATATTTTTGTCCAATTCTTTTTCTAATTCTTCAACCGTGATACTTATCCGTTTATCTAATTCATCCGAAAATGCAGAAGATTCACGGGTCGCCTTTATATGTAATTTGAATTGTTCGTTTGTTTCGCATTGCTGATTTTCTTTGTTTTTAAAACATGACGGATCAACGTTACAAAATAATGATTGTGTATCCAAAAATGCTTTTTCATCAATACTAGTATCATGAACCCAATGGTCTTTTACCCGGCGATAATATTGTGTTTTTGTGCGGAGATTACTCTCATTATTGATTTCATCCTTTTCTTTTTCGGTCAAATTGGATTCATCCACATTTGAAGGTAGAGATGGGCGTAATTCAAGTATAGCATACTCGCCCTCACTAATTTTCTTTTTTCCCATAATTAATGTGGCCGCTAATTCTTTTGCATTACTGGGAGGACAATCATGTTTTTGTATCAAATTTTCTGCCAAAAATTCTAAAAATAATTCATTCACCATAGATTTCTTTTTGTCGGCATATTTCTTCAATAAATAATAAGGTGTATCATCATATTCTTCTTCGTAATAAATTTCACCGGCGTTGTTGTCTTTTTGTAATTCTTTGATGGAATGATATTTCTTTGTTAAAAACCGACGCGCACAATCTTTTGGTTTGATTTTTTCAACCTCTCCCATATCCGCAACATATGGTTTACTTATTCCATCTAGTAATTTATTTGGCGTGATCAATGACAACAATATTCGCGATATTAAATTTGAATACATTACACCATTGTCGGTGTTCATAATATGTGATAGTAATTCATGTGTAGTATATGAAGTCAGCATATCGGGTTTAATTTTGTAGGCAGTGGTAAATATATGCAAATATTCTATTTTTTCAGAGAATAAGGATTCCATTTTATTCATTTTTGGATTATTATTATAGTATCTAGACGTTGAAATTTTATTGAAATTTTGCAATTTGACTGCATAACTGGTATTATATAGTTTTATTTGATTTTTAATAAAAAAACGTATCTCGTTATATTGTTGATAGGTTATGTCTTCGCTATAAATCATAAAAGGCTCGAGAGATTTGACAACATCAACAAAAGACAATTTATCATTAATGGTTTTTTTGATAAGTCTAAACAATATTCGGGTTTTTGGTATAATTGTATTTAAAAACCGGTTGAATTTATCATCCTCCCCCAATAAGTCTTCATCTAAATTAAATTCTGTAATTTTTTCCAAAAATTCAATACTATCGAGAGGATTGGTTTGTTTATTTGTTTCATCGTCATTATAATCGATTTCTTTATCTAAATTCGTTATAGTTTGGCGATCTACCTGGGTTTTTTTATTTAGTAAACGAGATAAATGTAGATAGTGCTGACTTAATTGTGATTTTTCCAATATATTGGTTCCCGGTAAATCGATATGAGAGAATTTCATAATTGGAACAGGAAGCATTAAAAACGACTTTACGTCTACTTTATCACCGGTCATAAGTGGTTTACGAATGTATATTTGTTTCCCTGACTTTTTCTCAATAGAATGAGGTTTGGTAATCGCCGTATTATATCGCTCTAGTAAAAATCTGAATTTACTATAAAAAAGAAGACCTTCCGACATACGACAAGTATTGCTGTAAAAGTCATTCAAATTGTCTATAACAACATCTATATTTTCTCTCATTTCCACATTAGAAACAATCATTCTTGTTCGATCTAATGGTTCACGATGAGGCCGTGTATACGGCGTCATTTGTTTATATGAATTCTCGTATTTATTTACATCACCTTGACCTTGATTTTTATAATATGATTCTTGTATATTTTTTTGTTCAAGTAAAATCGAATTCAAATATAATGGTAAAATGCCGTCGCGATCATCATCATCTCCTTCTGACAGTAGTTGTAGTTTACCTTCCCTGTATATTTTTTTACGTTGTTGGACAACTGGAATTAACCACTGCAATTTAGTTTTGAAACTCTCAATATGTTTAATAAGAGGTTTATAGTTTGCCCCATTTATTTTAATATCATTTACATTACCATTTTCATCGAATTGAGAGAAACGTTGACGTAATTGGGTAAATCGTTCAATTAAAAAATGTATATTGTCTAAAACCAGTTTTGAACGTTTCGTGTCTGGAACAGTGGATAATAATTCATCCATCATATCATTCACTTGTGCGTCAATGGTATATCGTTTTTGACTTTCGGGAACTTCTACGGTCAGAGTAACCTCTTCCATTTCATCACTTTCAAATATATCATTCGCATCAATATACATACTATGTAACACCTCGCGTATGTTTTCATTCGGTTCCGCAGATGCAGGTATAGTGATAATCGATTCACCCGTTTCAGTATATTCGATTTCAGCATCTTCCTTTTGCGGTAGTTCACATGATTCTAGACATGTTGGTTCAATATTGGAAAATGAGCCGACCTTTTCCATGACTACTGGTCTGGGACGAATTACGAATTCATCAATGGGTAAATTTTCGGGTATACCTTCATATTTGAAATCAATGTAAATAATGCGCATACCGGGAAATGTAGTAATTTCAATCATATCTTCTTCTAAATTTGTAATTTCACCAGTAACAATGAGAGGTATTTCTCCTCCAAAATGAATATCTAACCACACTTTTGGTAATAAACCATTTTGCCTAGCATATCCTCTTTCTTCACTACGATTTAACAATGAAATTTGTGTAATTGATTCGTCGCTTACCGCACCATCAGAATCAATATATAATATATGGTTCAATAAAGATGATACATTTACTAATTTGATTTTTTGAAAATCAATATATGTAATAATAAATGTTTGTTCGTGAATATCAATATTAGATGCCGCGTCAATTTGAATAATATCTCCTAATTCCAATACAATTTTATTAGGAGTTGTTTTTACAGATTCGTTTTCTTCTGATTCAATGTCTTCTATATTTTGTTGTTCCACCTCTGACATTTACTATTATTATATATATTATAGTGTCTAAATTATAATTCAGAAGAAATTCTTTTTTCTTTTCTTTTTGGTAAATTCCTGGTATTTTTACAAAATAAACATGATAAATAAAGTTAAAGACTAACACGTAATTGTATTTAATATCAAATATAAACGATTTACATGAACAGTGCAGGTAGTTTATATGAAAAGTATGTATTCTATCATGTAGATGCTCATGTAAAATCGAGCGTAGTGAATACTAAATTATACAATAAATTAAATACTTCTTATCTTGTATTGAATTATTCAAAGGATGTTTTATGTTATGATGACAGTTCAAATTCTATTTATAGATCGGTCATTTTTTCATTTCCCGAGAAAAAAGTATTGTGTTATTCTCCCCCTAAATCGATCAAATATGATAGTTTTATTGAAAAATATCCAGAAATAAATGAATCCATTATAGTAAATGAAATGATTGAAGGGGTCATGGTGAATCTTTTTTATGATAATAGAATACAAAATTGGCAAATTGCCACAAAAAAATCAATCGGTGGTAATTATTGTCATAAGCAATCGGGTGAATTAGAAACGAATATTACATTTATACAAATGTTTTTAGAAGCAATCAAATGTTCATCTACAGTGAAACCATTTATGACTCGATTAAATGCAAATGCAGTTATTGAACTATTTCCAAAACAATATTGTTATTCATTTGTATTGCAACACCCCGAAAATAAAATTGTCTTACAAATAAAAGAACCAAAAATATATTTAGTGGGTGTTTATGAATTCAATGAAAATAGAGTCATTGAACTACCTCACAATGTTTATGAAGAATGGCCCATTTTCCTAAATATATCAGATATTATCCACTTTCCAAGACGTTTTTGCGAAACCAGTTATACCGATTTATTCGATAGATATTGCTCAAAATATACAAACCATTTAAATCCAGGCATTATGTTAAAGAATGTCTTCACGGGTGATCGAGCGAAAATATTGAATCCAGTGTATTCAAACCGTAGGAAAAGTATAAGAATCAATCCAAACATGCATTATCAGTTTTTATGTTTAAATCGCATAAATAAAATAGATAATTTTTTAAAATACTATCCTTCCTGTAAAAAGATTTTCAAAAATTTTAAAAATGAATATGATGGATTTATAACGTCGATTCACCGGGCATATATGATGAAATATATCGAAAAAACACACATAGATATTTCGAATAAATATTTAATGCATGTAGACCGTATATATAAACAAAAATACTTGCCATATTTAAATACGCAAAACAAAAGAAAAATAGATAAATCGATTTTTGTAGAATATGTGGAAAAAATGGAACCCGGTGAATTATTGTATTATTTGAATTATGACAATCGACAATATTCAGAGCTAACTCGAGTTTATCCATAAATGTATCGTTTTTCAATAAATGTCATGGGTCTGCCAATTTTTTCCATGAATTCTTGTTCACCGTCTCTCACAATTTTATCCAATTCATGAAGCATTTTTTCAGGATTGGATGCAATGTCACTATCATTTAGTTGTTTTACCCTATTCATTCCATCTATTTCTAGTTTTTTTATCAGTTTAACTAGAAACGTTTCAATCGGCTCGGGTGTTATTTCTGGATACATTTTTATATTGCTATATGGAAATATAGAAATATACAACTTCAATTTTTTACATGGAATTATAGATATCGGAAAGTTTACTTAAATTTTGAATATACTTCATAGTAAATTCGCGTTCTTTCTCGTTCATATTTTTTACAGGATCTCTAATTGTATCAATAATTTTCATAATATCATTTGAGTTCGACAAATGATTTAGATCGGTAGCATAATCTTTTTCGAAGAAAAATGTGATATCTCCTTCTTTAATAACGTTAGAATATGGCATATATACAAAAATATGCCATGCCTTTATGATAGCCGTTGGATTTCCCATTTTTATTAATTCAAATGATGAATTTGCACTTTTTACGTCCATATTATAAGGAAATATCCGAACAATATCTTCAATAAATTCAAAAAAATGTTTGTTAAATGTTCTTAAGATTGTGCTTTTGTCTGACATGGTTACTAGATATAAAATACTATTTTTATATATTTTATATTTTATATATTATTTGGAATATACGGCGAATTGTTAGGAAAAAATTTTGAAACATCATCGTTTCGTTCTTGTTGTAAACTGTCCAATGTAACATCTCCGGATACCTTGTCAGGTCGATAACTATCCGGTGGGGTTGGAATTGTTAACGAACCATGATCGGCTGGAACATAATTATACATTTGGCGGGCCGATCCTTTTCCTTTCGCACTTAATTCTTCTGGACTCATATCATAATATGTATATTGTTCGGATACAATCGACATTCCACTGTTCGAAGAATTCAATATATATCCTAAAGGTTCACCGTTATAGTGGGTTGCCGCATTTTTTTGCTGATTTACTTTTGGTTGTAAATATTGAATGATTTCTTCTCCTAAAATAACCCTAAAGTTCTGTTTTGTTAATAACAATGTAGGAACACTATGAACATTCGGAGGCATTAATAGAGGTTTTCCGGTATCCAGAATAATATTTATTTGTCCCGTTTTTGGATCTCGCGTTCTTCGATCAATGCAAATACAATTTAATTTATTTGTTAATCCTTCTTTTCCTAAAAATTGCAGTATTTTTTTAGAATGTAGGCAATAATTACTGTAATACAAAATATCCATAGTCAATGAAAACGATTATAATTTCATTGACTATAAAAAAATGAATAATATTACTCATTTTATTTAGTCACTTTATTGCTAAATATTCGATTTTAGATTTTCTTGATAATAAGTCCTTTCGAAAAATCGATTACATTTGAATCGTTTGGGGGGATTTCGGCTTTTTTAGATTTTTCTTTTTTTCCACCCATATAGATATCATTTGTGTCCGGAACAATGGGTATATCATTTCCTGGATATTGACTTGAAGTTGCATTTGGAACAGAATCGATTGTATTGTCATTACCCGTAACAATATTAAAAACGGGGGTGAAATTTATTTTTGACGGATCATGATCGAACATAGTATTTGCATGATTTATAGGCATCTGTTGATCATTATACATAGGTATATGTTGAGCCGGTTGGTGCATTTGAATATCACTTGGTCTATAGATATCGTTCATTGATACAACTTGAATACTGTCGTCAAAATCGTCGATTCCTTCCATATCATCAGTTCCAATGGTTACAAAATTGTCGCCTATATTTCGTATTTTCCATTCGCGATTTGATTTTTTACCACCACGTAAAAATACGCTTTCACCTCGTTGAAAATCTGTCGAGCCACCATTTATTTGATCTGGAGGCGATTGATCTGGTGTAAGTGGATAATACGCTGGTGGATATGGCGGCGAGTTCGCATCGTATACAGGTAAGTTTGGATCGTATACGGGTAAGTTTGGATCGTATACGGGTGAAGTCGGATCGTAGGCGGGTGATCCTGGTGCATATACTGGTGAATTTGGATCGTAAGCAGGTGATCCGGGTGCGTATGGAGGCGAATAATTTGGATCGTAGGCGGGTGAAGTAGGTGCGTATGGCGGTGACTCCGGTAACAAATTATATAATGCATCCAATTGTCTATCGTCTTGCATAATTGCTTTGTCTTCTACGCTTAATGGAGTTCCAGGTTTAACTTTTCTACGCGACTTCATTATCGCTTCTTTCGTTGCTATAATTATATCATCATGTGTAGCATTTGGATTATGTGTTAATTTTTGGATATTTTTAGAGAATGACATACTTTCCAATTGATGAATATTGTCTTCAGTTATAATACGCATTTGCACATTGGTCGTTTGTAATTCTTGTAATAATAGTTTCAATGAATATGGAATGGATACTATACTAAAGTCGCGACCAAATTTAGTTACATTTTCAATACGCATATCTTTTCCATCGAGTGAACCGGTAAATTGTATAGGCCCATCTGCCATTGGACTCATAAATAAATTCTTGGATGGATTGTAAATCGCAATCATTCCACTTTTGTTACAGACCGCCATTTGGTATTTATCTCCGCGTTCCATCATAGATTCGCGTAAAAAGTTGGTAATACCGTGTGATATTAATACATCACGTTCCATTTCCCCAATACGTAATCCTCCGTCATTGGCTCTACCGCTTACTGGCTGTTTGGTTAGAGCGGTGCGTGGACCGGTCGCACGATAATTGATTTTATCCTTTACCATGTGTTTCAAACGCATATAATAAGTTGGTCCCATAAATATTTCGGTTTCCAATTGTTCTCCGGTCATACCATTGTATAAAATCTCATTTCCACTGGAGTGAAATCCAGCTTTTGCCAAATATTCACCAAATACGCCGATTTTCGATCCTTTATTATTAAATGCAGTGCAATCGCTAAAACCGCCATACATGACGGATGCCTTTCCAATGATACATTCGACCAATTGTCCAATAGTCATACGGGTTGGTATCGCATGGGGATTAATAATTAAATCGGGGCGAATTCCATCGCGGGTAAATGGCATATCACATTCGGGTATAACCATTCCGATCGTTCCTTTTTGACCAGAACGCGATGCCATTTTATCTCCCAAATTTGGAATGCGTTCTTCTCTTATGCGAATCTTTGCAATACGTTCACCTTCTTCGCCCTCGGTAATATATGTTTTGTCTACAATACCCAACTGACCTTTTTTAGGAGTTTTCGATTGATCCACTCGGACTTCATTACTCAAAATACTATTTGATGTAAGTCCAATCAAAACCGTTTTATCATCCACCTGTGTATTTTCTCTGATTAATCCGGTTTTGTCCAATTTACTATAATCATACCCGGTCTTGGTTCCTACCACAAATGGCTCTGATTCAATATTCGTAAATCGTTTATCAACTAACGTAGATGCATTTTTGGAACTCTCTTCATGTGCTTCGTATGTAGTATAATAGGTTGTGCGAAATAGTCCGCGCTTCAACGCCCCCTCATTTATTAAAATGGCATCCTCTACATTATATCCGGTATAACACATAATTGCCACAATCGCATTTTCACCATACGGGTTTTCTTCATGATTGATATGTTCCATATATCGAGATTTTACAATAGGAATTTGTCCCGAATTTAACAAAACGGCACTCTTGTCCATTCTATTATGAAAATTTGTATGATACATAGATACGGCTTGTTTACTTTGCCCACATGAAAAAGAATTACGCACCGGTGGATTATTTTCAGGAAAAATAATTTGGTTACCCATCATTCCATAACCCAACGATTCATGAATCTCCAAATGAGTATGTTTACTCTTTTTTTCTTTGTCAATTTCTTCACTATTAAATGCGATAAATGCATCTTCACTTTCACTTGGATCAATGTAATCAATGATGGCCTTTTCACTTAAAAATCTCTCTAATTTGGCCGGATTCGTTTCTGTCTCTACCCCTTTATACAATTGATACAATTCGACTATTTTTGGGTCATTCGGCCGAAACGCCGGATCACGTTTTTCATTAAATCCCGAGATCAAATGATTCCATGTAAATTCGCCGCTCTCCAATTTTTTCATAATAGTTTTATCTTCAAATGACAATTTCCCGGTTTGTTCATCGACATAAAAAATAGGCCGACATAAACGACCAGCATCGGTATAAATATATATCGTATTTTGACGAATATTGAATGTGGCGCTAGTATGAATGGGTAATAATGCATTTCGTCGAAACAATTTAATCATCTTGATAGTTTCTAGAGGCGAGCTTACTGAACCTGCCCATAGTCCATTTACCATGACTCGCGTCATATTTGCCAAAATGATAGGAGCACATTCTTCCACTAATTTCATTCCCGTTTTTTCCCGTAACCATTGAATCATCGGTTCACGAGATATACCCCGCGAAACATAAGTAGATATTGCTAAATGCTTGTGTAAACCAATATTACCACCATCAGGTGTATCAATTGGGTCAATAAATCCCCATTGAGATGTATGTAATACGCGAGGTCCAACCAATTTTACACCAGAATCGAGAGGTAGATTGGTTTTACGTAAATGACTTAACATAGTATTAAAAGATAGACGATTCAAGTCTTGAACAATACCGACACGTTTTGTATGTGTTTGTGCTCCCCAGTTTCCTTTAAATGCCTTGTTGAATCCAACTTCTACGATACGATCTTTAAATACTTCGCGGTAATTTTGCATGATAAGCCCGACCAAATTATCTTCGTATTGTTTCTTGTTGTAATAAAGGCGTTTCTCAAATTCCAAATGTATTTGTTTTTGTTGTAAATTATAATACTCACGGAATAAATCATATATGAGAGATCCGACTAATTCTATCCGTTTATATTTGAAATTATCGCGATCCGTGGGAGATTCTAGTCCAGTATAAACGGACAAGAGGCGAAACACAATATATCCCAAATAATACGCTTTTTGTATATAATTTAATTCTCCCACATGTGGTAAAAAATAATCTGATAATATTTCCAAAACATACGTAACTGTATTTATTTTAGTGAAGGATGCAATATATTTTAGGGCGGTTTGTTGATTACTAATTCCACATGCTTCGTGAACAGATGGAATAAATAAATCGACCATACTATCATATTTTTCAATGTCTAGTAAACAGGTAGTAATAATGTCTTTGTCTGAAATTATACCTAGTGCTCTAAATACAATAAATAGAGGTATAGGTTTACGAACATTTGGAATATTCACAACAATATTATTATTCGAATATTTGGTAGATGGTGTTTGCATTTTTACCGAGAGAGTTCGTATAGGTTTTGAGACATTTTCAGAGACAGAACGTATTTCAGCAGAATATAAATATTCTTCATCATTTACATGGCGAATATACAACATGTTGTCTGCGAATTTTTCTTGTGGAATAACCGTTTTCTCTTTTCCACTAATAATGAAATAGCCACCAATATCATTACGACATTCTCCCATCGAATATCGAGTTTCTCTTTCTAATCCACTTAATACACAAAAATCGGATTGCAACATGATTGGAAATTTACCCAAATAAATTTTATCCAAAGTGATTGTATGTCTCTGAACATTTGGCTTTTCGAGAGCTTCTTCATTTATTTGACGAACCATTGCCGCTAAATTTGGCGTCATTTTCACTTGTCCCGTTTTTGCTTTGGTAGTGGCTGGTTTTGTGGTTTTTGCACCTCCATCAAATTCATCTAAATGTTTTTTGAATTCGGCTATATCTACCAATGCATTCTCTTTAAAATTACCCGCCTTTTGTTGTAAATACTCGGCCCGCTCTTCTAAATAATCATGCTCCATTTGAATTTCTCCACCTTTAGATAATTCAATGACGTTTTCTAGACCAATCGTCGTTGGTTCTTCGCCCGGTTTTAGGATACGCACAAATTCTACATCAACGTCATAATGGACGGTCATACCATATGTCATATTACGAATACGGGCTTCGTTTGGGAACATATAATGGGAATTTGCATCGTCGTAAATAACGGGCTTACCAAAATGAATTTTTGACCCATCTTTACCACCAAAATACATTATACATTGATAACGGTAATCATCGATCGATTCATCATAATTCGATGAAAGAATCAATGGGTTTTTTTCTTTAAAAATCTGATAAATCCCATTTTTGAAAAAGTCATTATACGATTCGATATGATGTGTTACTAAAGATTGTGGATTATCTTCAAATTGGCGATTTATAATTTTCCATAAAGTCGAATTATCCATTTATATATAAAATACTATAATATTTTTATACTCCTCTTTTTTTTAAACCTATTTTTTTAAAGTTATTTAGGAAAAATATCTCACGTCATTTTATAAATAATGGAAAACACATTAGACACCCTATTCGGTCCATTGAGCAAACAATACTGCGTATATTTCTACGTTCTATCAATCATTGGTTTTGTTTTATTGATTTTGTCACTATTAGCTGCCCTGTTTATTGGTATTACTAAACGTAAGGGAATTGATTTCTATGTGCAAATGATTATCGGATCATTAGCATATCTTATATTCTATTTCCAAAATCGTCTATTGCATTCCATGTGCGTGGGAAATGTCTAGATGGTTGATTTGATACAATACTTGTATTTCAAGTATTGTTTCGCAAAAAATTGAATAGTATTTTAGATAAAATAAATTAAAAACAACAGAAATATATATATAAATTATTCAGAAAATGTCAGCTAATTCAAGTAATCGCATTTTAAGTATATACAAGTGTCGTAAAAATATTTTGGAATTACTAGACGACCAAGAATATGATGTAAATGAACATAATGGTTTTAGTATAAATGAAGTAGACGCAATGGTAATAAAATCACAATTGGATATATTAATACGTCATACAAATAACGAACAAAAAGTATATGTTAAATATTATTTGTCTTCTAAAATACGAACAAAAGATTTAGACGAAATCATCGAAGATTTATTTTCAATAGAAAATGTTTTGACAAAAAAAGACACATTAATTATTATTACTGACGATGAGCCGAACGATTCTATCGTAGCGCGATTAAAATATTTATATGACCATGATGGTATATTTATTGTTCTTCATAATATAGCAAGATTACAATATAATATCCTTGAACATGTTTTGAATCCACAAGTATCTATTTTAGATGAAAATAAAACAAAGGAAATGATGCAAAAATACAATCTAAAAACCACTCAACAATTACCAGAAATATCCCGTTTCGACCCACTAGCACTAGCACTTGCTCTACGCCCCGGACAAGTATGTGAAATGACAAGAAGTAGTGCTACTGCATTGACCGCAAAATATTATCGTATATGCATATAATCATTTATCTGTTCAATATATATAATGGCTACTGTATCCACCGTAAAAAATATAACTGTTGCATATAATCCAAATGATTTTTTTTATGTAACTGCTTTGAATAGTGATGATAAAATTTTTAATAATAGCAACAATACTGATTGCTCTATATATGAAACTCCCGATGCAATTAGTAAATATAGTAGATCAAATTGTAGCTCGATAAACCGTACTGATACTGTATCCAATTGTTACAATACTGAATTATGTATAAATAAATCAAATGCTAAAAAAATAAATAGTCTACAATCGAATCATGATGGATCGAGTGAACGAAGAAACGATAAAAACGTGGATTATAATCGCGAACTTTTAAGATCATATAATTTAGGAATAGGTATTCTCGGAGTTGGTGCTATGTTTTATTTTTTTTATAAGTAATTTATATAATGCCTACTTATTTCAATGGTGATAGAACCTTGAATAGCACCGAATACAATACTGATATTAAAACGTATCGCGATGATTTAGACATAAAATTAAGAAATTTGTATAATAATCGCGACGGCGCAATGAAGAATCAAAAACAACAAATAGACTCGACGGTTTATGAAAATATATTATTGACAGTTTTAGCAACTTCAATTCTTTATTTTACTTTCATAAAAATATAATTTTTTTCTTATAAATTCTGTATATTATATAAGAAAAATGAACAGTTCATTATTTATACAAACTTCCTCTCTAGGATATTCGGATTATAATAAAAATACTATAGAGGGATTTACATTTTTTACCACAGTAGATTCTACTACTGTAAATGGAAACGTGCAAGGTAATGTGAATTTAGATACTGGAACAAGTGGGTCTGATTTTGACGATTATACTGGATTAATATCTACATTGAGTAGCGACCGCAAATATGATTATTCATCTGGCGTTTTTGCATTTGATGAACAAAATTTAGAAATACAAAAAAAAGTAGAAGAAGATGCAAATCAACTGAATAATTCGCAAAACAATTTAGCGATAGCATCCGGTATTGCCGCTGCAACAATGATTGTTTTTGCAATTGTATTGAGCAGATAATTTATTTATATGAATATATTATATAAATAATGTCGACATATTCGTATAATTTAACTTCTACTACTAGTGACCCTATTGATTCCATTGATACTGTATTAATCAATGAGCGTAGTCGTTTATTAGCAAAAAAAGACCAAATAGATAAAGCTACATACAATCAAACTCGGTTACAAGGATTTAATGAAAGTTTTCGAAAAAGATATGCATTCTATAATTCTATCATGGTTTATATTGTCATTATTTTACTAATATATTTAGGAATAGTTTTATTAAAAAAATACGTTCCGATTATACCAGAATCATTACTTGATATAATTACAGTAATACTATTTGCGGTCGCGATCATCTACACTGGAATGCAAGTAAATGAACTTTATAGTAGAGACAACATGAACTTCGACAAAATCAACTATTCGGGGGGAAATATGATATCTCCCGAGGAATTGGCCAAAAAAAAGCAACAAGCCGCAGATTCGGGAGATTTAAGCGCATATAGTGCAGCAGCAAATGCGAATAAATGTATTGGTCAGGCATGTTGTGCTACTGGAATGACTTGGTCAGAATCATTAAACCAATGTACCTATGGAAATGTTAGTGGGTTTACCAATATAAACGAATCGTTTACGTCAAGTATATTAGTAAATGGCTCTGTTTCTCCATATAGCCCAAGCGAATTTGATAGTTACGGTAAAATATAATATAGCAATATTTTAGATAAATAGTATGAATAGTAAATTAGAAACATTTAACGAAAGTTTCAAGATTAAAAAACCAGCACCAATCAAAATTAACAAACCGAAACCATTAAATTTAAATAAAGTAGTAAATAGTAAAGCAGCGAAGACTATTGGTAAAGGTATTGGCACAGTTACTAAAGCTCTCGGTGTTAAAAAATTAGTTGACGGTGTGTTTAATGCTTTATTAGGTAATAGTCAACTTGCAAAATATAAAAAAGAAAATGCCGATTTAAAAGATAAAAATAAAAAGCAATATACCCAGTATATACTGTCTCAAACAGATTTAACAAGTGCAAATTATAACATGAATGAGACGACAAAACAAAACAGTTTTTATAAAGATAATTTGTATGGAAGTGGTAAAAAAATGGGATATATTGAAATTGCTGCAAAAAAACGCGCAGGATTAATAGATGGATATACTAATATAGAACCTTTTATTGAAGGGGTGATGAACGCCGATAAATTAAGTGCAAATTATAATAATGTGGTAAGTGAAAATCTATTACTAGAAAAACAAATACAAGAAAACGCCAATAATTATACTGCGGATGACAGCAAAACCTTTTACAAAACGCAACAATATAGTTATCAACTATTAATAAATACAATTTTATCATGGGTATTTTACATTGTGGTGATTTATTTAGCGATATATCTGGGGTTCTATGATAGAACCTTAAGTTTATACGTGAAAGCTGGAATTATCATAGCCTTGTTGGTGTATCCATATTTTGTAGAATATCTAGAATTTATGGTTTATTTTATCGCAAAATTAGCGTATTCATTTTTGTATGGTGTTCCGTTTACTATAAATAATTATTACGGTTTTGAGTTTGTATCTGATGAATAATTGTTTTATGACTAAATCTCTTTTAGTGATAAAATTACACACGATATTCATCCATTTTACCATTTGTATGGTTTAATGATATAATTGTGTTTTCTTGAATTAGAGTCGTTGCGTCTTGAATTGGTTCCGATGCAATCAATAGTCCATTGGTGGAAGATATATTCCAATATAGAGAGGGCGGACTTTGATGATTTTCATAATGAGTTTGATCATAATACAAATATCGCGTGATTACTATGTCAGTATCATTCGCATAAACAATATTTGCAACTAATTCAATATTCCACTGTTTAAATAAACTAAACATTTGGGCAAATGCGTCGACGTTATTTTCAGTTCGACGTCTACATGTCAAATATAAAAAAAATAAACATTCGGTGTCGGTTCCACCAACGATGTGCTTAATGTATTCGGGGGAAATTGCTTCTTTTATTTTCGAAATATGTTGCGGAAAATCATGAATATATCCATTTTGCATAAAAATTTGATTTTCGAAGAAAAAAGGATGCACATTTACGATGGCTTTTTTTCCATATTTCTTTTTACGAATATGGCCAACCACTACGCTTTTTGGAATGTTGCGAATAATTGGCGGCAACCGTGGATCATCCGTATACAATTCGCTGTTTTTATACGTTTTCCATTTTCCATCTACAAACCAAGCTATACCATATCCATCAATGTGGCCAACTTGGTCGCGATAATTGTCTATTCCGGGCGTATTTTTCTTTTTCTGAATACTCTGACCAAGAAAATCTGTGATTGTTTTTTTGACATTTGTATGATTAAATTCTACAAAAAGTCTACACATTCTCCTAATATAGACCAATAAAAAAGTTTTTGGTTTTTGTTTTATTTATTTTTACGTAAAATACAATTTACAAATCGTTTGTGTCAATATCATCATGCGAATCATCATTATCGTCATTTGAATCATTTACGTCGACCGGATTATTATCATAGTTAATACCGATTCCTATCCATGCTCGATGGACATCATAATTGCAATACTTTTTGTCCATGTAGGTGTGGACTTTCTTCGAGCTAGGGCATCCATTGTTACCATGAATTGATTTATACCATATTGTAAACTCGTTCGTAATTTCGGATTTCGTAACACGTCCATTTGCTTTGTCCACAATTCTATCACGAATAAATTCAGCAATGTAATCATTCTTCTCCTTGTAAGAATTACTTGCACCTAAAACACGTGGACAATCCTTTACAATTCCATCAGTTTTGAATGCGATTTCGACGAGCATTGCTAAAAACACCTCTCTCCATGCGGGAAATTTCTCATTAATTTTGGTATCTTTCAAGAATTGGTATGGTTTCTTATCTTTTGGATGCTCTTTGTATGGATCATTCGTGAATAATGATTCAAAATCAACGACACGAATTCTGCGCCATGTGCCATGGTCTTGACTTTTTATATCCATCAACACGTTTGTGCAAACTACCAATTTAAATTGAGGAATAAAGGTAACCATCTCGGTCATAAACGGTGCTCTCGCAGTAATAGGATCAAATCCACTGGTAAGTTGTTTCAATACACCCTCATTGATTTGGTCCCCTTCTTGTGGTTCCTGCATGAGCGCATATCGAACTCCTTTCAGTGCCACTATTTCCGGCGCCAATCCACCAATTTTACCTCGTCTGTCAGTAATCAGGGATAGGGGGACATCACCCTTATAATCGCCCAAAACCTCTTTCATTAAATCGGTCAATACCGATTTTCCATTTGCGCCGATGCCAAGATACATATTAAATGTTTGATTTGATGAAGTGCCCAATAATGTAGATGCTAAATGTTCCCACATGTAATCATGTAGTTGTTGCTCTGGAAATAATTTGCGCATAAAATCCTTGATTTCATTTATGGTTTCGCTATGTTTCGCTGGATCCAATGGATTATAATCGATTTTGGTGCATTTTGACAAATGGTCTTCTGGATACCCTTTGCGAAATGTTTTTTGTTTGAAATCAACGACGCCATTATTACATGACAATAGATATGGGTTATTATCAATTTGTTGCAAGAAATCATTATCGTAAAACCATTCCCTCGCCTCTCTCATAATATTATTTTTATCATTGGTATTTCCTAAACGGGTGCAAATATTCAATATTTTGTTGGCATGCTCTTGCATACGTTTGGATTTTTCTTCGTCTGGTGGATTTAGTGAACTTGCCATACTCATCATGGTTTGTGCACGTTTCCAATACAAATTTCGAAGAGCCGTGGAGATCGAATGTCTTAAAGCAGTCCCCGAATCATTTTGTATCCAGCAGTGTTTTTTCAATTTATACCAGACGCCCGATTTTACACTTACACATACATATTCATCTTTATGTAATTGATACAACACACCTGCAATATCAAAATCGCCACATCCTCTTGAATTTTTATCATTGCCGATTTTGTCTAAAGTGATCGATTTAATTGTTTGATCAATATAGAAATCAATACTTGTTTCGCGAACTGATTTGAATTTTTCATACGCATCTTCTTTGGACCAATGCATGATCGATCGTTTTGTCAATCCATCTGGATTTTTAAGATCGAACGTTTGCCATCGGGCATAAAGATCCGCAATATCGGTATTAAAACTGAAATTAGCTGATTTTGCACTCAATGCAATCCATACGATTAAAAGTCGGTCGTCAATATTTCGCAACGCCCAACCGACTCTTATCCACTTACTAAACGATCCTTGTCCATAATACGATTCTGGCAATGTCATCGTATAATCATGTGCTTCTCTCAATTCGTATTCAGTAGAATTGACATTGTCTAAAAAGTCATTTAGGGCGTCTGCTAAATCGTCGTGAGTTTTTATATTTAATATAAATGTGTTCTTATCTTCATATGTCATTCTGTTCTGGCGTAAGGCCCCCTCTTTACGGGTCGGTGCATAAGATCCGCCATTCACTTGACCGCGAATTTTAATGAAATCACTAGTATAAAAGAACGATGGATGATTCGGATAACGGGCTGATAATTTATATATATTTTTTATGACGTCAAATTTACATACTTCAATACTCTCACGTCTTAATTCGCCGTCATCAGGGTCACACGTAATTTCATATACATTTGTTAGTTTATATACATCGTGTCGGGGTTTTCTGGAACCAAACAACTGCCAGTTTGTTTTTCCGGATGAAATCCCCATGTCAAATACGCCTTCCCACGAATCGCTATTGATAATTGGGAAATCAGCCCAGGCTTCGGCGATTTTTGGCATAACACGTTTTCGCAATATTTTTTGAGTTTCGTGATCACATTGAATGCCAATAATAATATGGATACCGTCTTTTGTTATATTTTTTTCTTTAACACGATTTACCCCGTCCTTTTGCATTACATATATTTCAAATCGGGTAGATTCGTCAAACTGATAAATTGATTTCAATTCACCTAAATAAATGTCGATGCCATCTTCGATATGTGATTCATCATATATTCTATCCGTCACATCATAATTAAAGTGTAAATCGATATCTATTAGAATACCTCCGTTTTTGTCGAGTTGAACTTCTGTCAAATATTCTTCATTACTTTTTGCAATAATTTCATTCGAATATAATTTCAAAAATTCGGGATATTCTTCGTCCCCGAAATGGTAAGAACCACCGTAATATACATTCGACCCCTTTTCACCTATACGCGTATTCGTAATAGGCTTGTCGGTATCTTTTGTGCTATGTTTTATGACACAGTCTGTATATTTTTTTGAAATTGAAGATTTAACGTTAGAATTAGCATTCATTATGGAAACACTTTTTTCATTCATTAATTCTTCAGGTTGACGATTTTTCGCCATAAAGTTGGTTATAATAGTATTGTAGATATTTTTATATTCATTCAATCGATCAATTTTTTGGACACGGTCTACCTATATTTACGGATTTTCGTGTATGGTCAAGTGATTTGACTATTAGACAAAATACACGTAATTATAATATATTCCATCCATCATAAAATTGATTCAAATAAACAAATTAAAATAATTGTAATATTTAGACAATATATAAAATGAAATTCTGCAACCAATGTTCAAATATGTTATACATAAGTATCGATGAGAACGACACAAATAAACTAATATATTATTGTCGTAATTGTGGTGAAAAAGACGAATCAATTACGGATGAAGGGGTATGTGTTTTGAGTACTCAATTGAAAAAGGGGGAACAAAAATTCAACCATATTATCAATAAATATACCAAACTAGACCCCACACTTCCGAGGATATATAATCTAAAATGTCCAAATGGTGCATGTAAATCAAACGTAGATGATAAAGGACATCCGGAAGTTATTTATATACGATATGATGATAATAATTTGAAATATTTATACTTGTGTTCAGAGTGTGATAATATATGGAAAACGGACGATAATAAATAATAAGTAAAAAATTGAATTCATTTGTAAATATATTTTTTGTTGCAACATATTTAGAAATAATCACAAATCTCATATATAATATATAATGGACGATAAATACGCATCAGATGATGAAATTGATATGCTAGATTCCGATATTGATGAAAATGAAAACGTATTGGAATTACCCAAGATGGTATTAAAAGAAACAAAAATAAAAGACGATGATTTGGATGATGATGATGATGATGGTGATGATGAAGATGGGGATGAGGATGCCGATGAGGATGAGAATCCAGATAAGGATGAGGATGTGGATGTAGACGATGATGTAAACCCGTTACAATTACAATTAAATGAAGAAATAAATGGTATTTCAGAAGACGATAATGATGACGACGATGAAGAAGATGAAAATTATCTACAAAAATTCAATGAAAATTTGAAACGTAACATCATAAATGAAAATCATCCCGAATTACATTTTCATAACTATGATGAAATAAACAATTTAACAACGGTGGTAAGAGATGAAACTGGCAAAATTGTAGATCCATTGCATCGAACACTTCCATTCTTAACCAAATATGAAAAATCTAGAATTTTGGGAGAAAGGGCAACTCAAATTAATGCCGGGGCAAAACCATTTATTGATGTCGAACCAAATGTTATTGACGGTTATTTTATTGCATTAGCTGAACTCGAACAACGTAAAATACCATTTATTATAAAAAGACCGCTTTCAAATGGCGGATGTGAATATTGGAAACTAAAAGATTTGGAACAAATAATCTAACTATGTAAAACAAAAATAAAATAGAAAGTGTATTGTTTCTAGTGGTATCATATATTTACCAAATGTATAAATATATATTTATATATCATATAACTATGATATATATATATTATGGTTCCCAATCCGGAACATGTGAATATTTATCATTTAATTTAAAATCGACTTTAGAAAAGCATAAAATAGATATAATTTGCGATTCTTTGAATAATTTTGATTTTTCAATTAACAACAATCATGAAAATTTGTTTATTATAATTACCTCTACACATGGAAACGGGGATTCCCCTGAAAATGCGGCGCAATTTTGGAGACATATAAAAAATAGAAAATTAAAAAATGAAAATTTTAAGAATTTGAAATATATTATATTGGGATTGGGTGATTCCAATTACGTAGATTATTGTGGATTTGCAAAAAAACTAGACAAACGACTTTTAGATTTACATGCTTCTAGAATTTATGATACATTTTATATTGATTCTGCGATTAATGAAACTGAAGAACAATTTGATATATGGATCAGTAAAATAATCGGAGTTTTATGCCCTTGAAGATTTATTCGGGCGTTTCAAAAGCTATTTAAAGTGTATCGATTATATGGTTTAGATATATTTCCACACGAGGTGAAAAATGGAAATTTCGTGAAAGCCCCATCAAAAAAGTATGAATATAATGGGTGTTTTGAATGAGAAAACGTATAAAACAAGGCATAAATAATTCATACTAGTCATTTTTATTTACCGGTCGATCCGAAACCACCTTCTCCACGTTTCGTGTATTCGTGTGATTCTACAAGATTCACATCATTAAATCGTTCGATACGAGTCAATATCATTTGTGCAATTCGGTCGCCCGCTTTAATTGAATATACATTATCGATAGAATTATTGATGAAACATACGAATATTTCACCACGATAATCATAATCAACTACGCCCGCACCTACGTCGATATTGTTTTTTACAGAAAGTCCCGATCGCGGTGCAATACGTAAATAATACTTTTGTGCATCTTCGCAGTTGCCACTTACCCATGAAACCGATATTCCGGTTCCCACTAACCGTCTTGATTGAGGTGGAACATCAATGTCGACATTTGACATCAAATCCATACCGGCAGCGTATTCGGATCCATATCTCGGTAGTTGTGCAGTTTCAGTGAGTTGTTTGACGAGTAGTTTCATCTTATATATTTATAAATATTATTAGATGCGTTTATGTAGTTTTCGAATAAACATAAAAACATGATAGGAATATATAGTATGTTATCTGCCGGTATAATAATTATTATACTTGTTGTATCCGCATTTATTGGATGGGCCATTTACAAAATATTTACCGTGAGAACATATCAAACACCTTTACATGAAGATTCTTGGGACTATGTAGTAAATTAGTTTTTGGAACGATTTAAAAAAATCATACTATATATAGTAACGCACCAAAATAAAATGTTCGAATTTATTGAATCTCAACACACTAGAAATATGATAGAAAACGGTTATCAAGCAGTAAATAGTTTAGAATTATGGGACTTTTTATCTAGTTTTGAACCAGAAGAAGGAAAAGGATTTATGTTTAGTGATTGCGAAGAAATAAATAAAATAGGTAAAAAAATGGAAGAATTACCGAATTCACCTGGACATAGCGGAGCATCATTTGGACTTACTATGCGACATTTACAATTTATTGCCAAAAATGGTATAGACAAATATAAAAAAAACTATCTAGATTCTACTCATTAGAAATAACAACTTCATTTGTTTTCTCTAATTCTGAAATATCTTCTTTTCGCCCGGTCTTCTCAATCGCCAATAATAGATCATTATGTAGACCGCTCGCATAACAATCTTCATCAATAAATCTCGAATGTTTTTCTAACACTTTATCAAATTCTTTCATTTGTGCTTTTTTTAAATTAAAATATCCCATTTCATAATTTGTATGTTCATTAAATATACGTCCAATATAATAATATGGTTCCGCTCTATCATTATATATTCTGGTTGCAAGAACAATATATTTAATAATGATATCGATGGAATGATCAAAAACATATAATATTTGTGCAATTTTTATGTATACTTCAAATAATTCGTCTTGGTCTACATTGGATAGTTTTGTATATCGTAAATACCAATGTAATGCATCTTTCCACATTTGATGATTATAATAATTCTGGGCAATATGAAATATACTATAGGAATGTAAATTGTATTCATCTGCAATCAACGTGTCATTACATTGCTGCTCTAACAGTTTTATCGTTTCTTTCAAATTTCCCCGTTTGTTCTCCTTGCATATATAAAAATCTTTCATTTGAATTGTTGCATATTCCAATTCATCAATGTTTATACAAATCATTTTTGGATTATATAGGCCGACCGATTTCCATCTATAATGATTATTGAACAATATCGTTTGTTTGTGTATAATGTTCCTGGATTTTGTAATAATCTCCGATTCATCGTTATTACTAATTTTACAATCAATGATTTCAGTTCTTTCATGTACATTTGCCCGATATCCTATAATTGTTTTTTTATCTAGTCCAAACACAATATGAAATGTATCATTATCTACGATTTCTTTTGGTAAAACAATTTCGTCGTCAACATCTATATGCAAAATATAATCGGATTTTTTATAACATTTTTCAAACAATAACGTTTTATTTATATCGGCTCGATCGTCGCGTTCCCTAATTAATTCTCCCAATATATTTTTTTCTTTGAAAAAATTGATAATTAAATTACAGGTATTATCGGTGGATTCTAGATCTAAAATTACCCAGTAGTCAATAATTTTATAAATTTTTTCCAAACTAGTAATAATATTTTTCCCATTGTTTTTACAAATAGTAGCAAAACATATGGTATTCATTTATTTGATGTATGTAATAATATATTTATGTTTGTTTGAATAAATATAAATATATTATTATAGTAAAATATATAATTATGGAAGCAAATATACAAAATTGGGAATTCAATTATATAAAAGATGAAAATTGCGATAACTATACTAGATTATTAGAATACAGTAATTCGAGTAAAATCGAATGTTTATTAGATAAAACAAAAAAAGAATATAGTTTAATTGAAAAAACTGTTTACGATATTTCGAATTTTCATTTAAACCGATTAAATATTGATATAAATAGCGAATATATATATATTTCTTTTTGGTTCAAGGACGAATCACAAAAATGTGAAAAATGCACAAATTTACATATGGACAGAGATTATTATGAAGATCGAATATTGAATACAACCACAAATCGACCATTTTTAAGTGTTATTACATATTTAACTGATAATAATAATCCTACCATGATTACAAATATTAATGATTCGGTAAAAGAGAACAAAAATTATATGGATAATCCAAACATCTGTTTTTCATTTCCCAAAAAGTATAAACAAATTTCTTTTCATGGTGGAAATTATGTTCACGGAGAAACATCCATATTTGAAAATGATGATATAAAAAAGGATATAGACCGGTCATTATTAGTAATTACATTTAATAAAAGAATACCAATGAATGTCCCATTGTATAATGAACCAATCTTTTTTTATTATACATTTATGAGAAATAATACAAAATTAAATAATACACTATATAATAAGATTGAAGACATAATAACCATTAATCAATCGAATAACTTGCCCCTCTATGTAATGGTAGATGATTCCATAATAAACTATAGTTTTTTTCAAAATATAATTGAAGAGGGTAAATTTGATTCTTTGAATAGATTTGCCAAAATATTTAAATATATTACGAACAATTCTACGAAAAGGGCCGATCAATTAATATTTGACATAACCACAAATTCACACAAATATAATCCAAAACAAATTATATATTATAGTGAAAATAAAAAATTAACTCAAAATACGATTCACAATAGTTATACTGATATGGAATCTATTATGTCCGATGATTTGAAATTCAAATTAAATACGTGGACAATTAATAATCATATGGACATATTATCAGAATCGTTGTCAAGTATAGATAATTCAAGTGATATATTTAACAAATCGTTCATATTGAATCATTCAAAGCCGTCATTTGATATCATTGAAAAATATGTTTATGACATTGCCCATTTCCATTTACGTAGAATGAATACGGATTTTACGACAAACGTAACTATAGAATTTTCGTTTTCATCAAATATAAATACCATTCATATTACTGGTGACAATCATTCAAATAAAGAAAAACGTATATCCAAGAAACCACTGTTAACAACGATGACATATATAACTGATTCTAACTCACCATTATTGATAACCAATATAGATGAAGATGCCTATAAATTCAAAAATCTAGAAGATAAAAATATGTGTATATTTTTTCCAAAAAGAATGAAACATATTAGTTTTGATGGCGGTAAATACTATCATCATAAAAACATATTCAATGTGGACAATATTGGTCGCGTATTATACATTAATTTATGGGTAGATTATTGTCCAAAGAATATACCATATTATAATGAAAAATGGTGCAATAATATTGACGAATTCGGAAAAGATACCAAACTTATTCATTTTACAAATAAAAATGAAAATATAAAAAAAATATCGTCCAATGCCGATGTTTTTAATGACATGTTTTTTGAAAAAATGCTGTATAAAAAGAAAACGGATATTTTCTATCATTTTGGAAGTATATTAGAAGGTGAAGATCTAAACAATTACGATACATTTATCTTACATAAAGATGACCTAGTCGACGATGCAAATATTGATAAAAAAATACCAGTAACCAGTAAACATACACCACTTCAGAAAAAAATAACAGGTCTAAATGAATATCTATTAGATAAAGAAATAATACCAAATGAAATATCTAAATGGATGGCTGATGAAATTGAAAAATATGTTTCAAAATATGAATATAATCCAATCGATACGAATACTGTTATCAGCGTTGATAATATACCTAAATTATTAAAATACATTGTGAAAAATATATTCGATACAATTTCTGAAAAAATTCGAACAAAAATGATTTTATCGGCAAACGCAACATTCAATTTTAATAATATTTTTGTTATTAAATCTAGTGAAATGTATAAATATGTTCAATTAAATACCACGTTAACTGTTTTTTTGTTTCTTGGTGATTCTGTTCATTTTTTTATTGGTTATAATAATAATAATCAAAATTGTGTAAATGATGATTTTACAGTCATGAAATCAGGAGATATTTTTGTAATTACTCCAACATGTGAAAAAACAAATATAAAAAATATAAGCGGACATGGTTATATGATTGTTTTTGAGATTGATGTTACTGACGATATATAATTTTATATGATTTATAAAAAACATATAAAAAATATCCATTAAAACATGTAAATGAATGAATTTATATTTGAAATACCAAATTCTTTACCCGATGCGTTGTGCGATGATTTAATTAATATGTATGAGATAGAAGACTATAAATATGAGGGTCAAACGTTAGGTGGAGTAAATACGAGTATAAAGGACACTACCGATTTAGTAATGCCTAAAAATGATAAAGTATGGGAAAGAATTGAAACGATTTTATATAAACAATTAATGAACGGTTTGGATGAATATATGAAACATTTAAATAAAGAAGAATATTCAAATATAAACAAAAAATATAATATATTTGACAATAGTGATCTTCATGTAGACTGTTTTATGTTACAAAAATATAATAAATGTAAAGGGAGGTATGTATATCATAACGATTTTACGAATGAACCAGAAAAAAATAGATACAGGGTAATTACATTTATATGGTATCTAAATGATGTAACTGATGGTGGTGAAACCGAATTTTTTGGTGGAAAAATAAATATTAAACCGGAAAAGGGAAAGCTAGTATTGTTTCCGGCATCTTGGGCGTTTCCTCATAGGGGCAAGATGCCAATATCCAATGATAAATATATAATAACAAATTGGTTTTATAAAACCGGGTTGTAAAATCAGGTTGTTGCAAAAAAGTAAATTGTTATTTCTTTTGAACCTGAACTATTTGAGCCTTTAGTTACGGTATTTGGCGATGATACATTACCGGCTGCGCCCGTAGTACCATCTACACCTGCACCACCGGCTGGGCCCTTACTACCAGTATTACCGGGTTCTCCACTTCCCGGAGATCCACAACTATTACCACCTTTCTCACCGGTGTTACCCTTCCCTCCAGTGTCTCCTGGTTTTCCTTTTGAACCATCCGTACCACTCCCCCCTTTATTTGCACTATAGTTTGAATCAGATATCTTCAATGACATATTTGTTGTAGTATCTATGATTACACTACTTATACCTTGAACTGGTATTAGAGATGTATTATAAAAATACACACCTTCCCCCCCTACACCAGCTGCACCACCTGGACCACCGTCACCACCTGGACCACCGTCACCACCTGCACCACCGTTTCTAGGTCGTTTTACATTAGCATTTGGAGTATCTGGACAATTGTTTGCTACACCATCTGGACCTTTCGCACCTTTCTCACCTTGCGCACCTGGTTCACCGGCAATACCAGCAGTGCCCGAGGAGCCTTTAGCACTAGATATATAAAATTTAACTCCATTGCACCACGCCGGAATGGGATAACTTTCATTTTTATTCACCGTTTTATATGATATGGCTTGAATAGAGTTATCAGAAACTATATCCGAATTGGAAATCTGATATAATAAAGTATTTTTTACTTTATCAAGATCAGCATTCGTAGATGGGTTATAACTAGGAAAACCTTTATACGCGGTTGTAGGAACGCTAGAACTTCCACTAGAAATTATAGTATTTACATCATATCCTTTATAAAAAAATGGCATGTTTGTTTATTATAATATATTAGAATGATTTTTTAATATATTATTTCAGAAAATATTATTGCTAAATAAAATATTCTGGGTCATAATTCAACCTGGTATTACTCTTATGATATTCGGTCTGTCCACCATGGCCATAATCTCCAATCGAATCTTCTACCGCCATCATTGGATACATTAGTGCACGGTTTCCTTGTTTTGTAATAGTCCAATCCGGACTAAATGCAGGCAATGTTGAATCTGTCAATGTTGAATCGGCATATCCATTACCGAATTTATCGATCAAAAATTGTGCATGAGATCTAGAGACCATATATAAATGTGCACCCCAATGACCATGTTCAGTTGCTGGATAATTATGATATTTATAGGGTCTATCCTCAAAATGGTGTTTAAAATTATACCCTGACATCCAGTCCTCGAGCTTAAAGGTTGTCATGTGTCCCAACAATAAGAAATCTAAATTCATCGTTTCGAATTCTTCAATGATTTTTGGAACGTTATTTGCAAATTCTTTGTGCAAATAAATATCGTCTTCACAAAAGAACCCGTATTTTTTATCGGTTTGTAAGAATAATTTCAACATTTCGACATGTCCATATGTAATTGACCATAAACGCTTGATACCTTCACTTATCGGTTGATCTACTATTCTAGGATCAGTAATTTCAACACCTTCAAATATGTTGAGGTTTAGTCCGATTTTAGCAAAACGTTCCGTCATACTCTTGTATCTCACGGGATTGTTGTAACATAAACAATAAAATTCGCATACATCTATTCCTTGTTCAACCATTATATAATATTGTTTTGGGATTTATTTTTATATTCTTTTTACATAAATATATGGAAGACTTTCGCGAATTAGATAAAATTCAAGAAAAAGAACTTGCAAAATTATTATTTTATTGTTCAACTATTTTTCCATGAATATGTTGAAGAATTTGTTGATAGAACGTGGTATTTTTTGTAGGATTCTTATCGGGATGGTATTTCAAAGATAATTTATGAAATGCTATCTTCGGATTTTGCAAATTTGAAATGGTGATATATTCATTATATATGATCATTGCTTCATGATTTTTATAAAATGATCCAAGAACCTTCACCATTCGTTTTTGTTTTGTTTGTTCTTCCAAAAAAATCCTGGCTTTTTCTTTTTCTTCTTCTTCCTTTATCCGATCTTGTTCTTTTTTATACTGATCACGTTTCCGTTTTTTCTCGTTCTCTCCTTGTTTTTTAAGTTCCTTTGTGGATGGTTTATCATTTGGTTTATTTTCTTCAGGATGAAGAATATTCTTCCAGAATTTTTCGGTGATAATTTTTGCTTGTTCTTCTACGGTGAGATTTGGTTTATTTTTAAGACTCTCTATTTCACGAAGTTTCTTCAATGCTTTTCTTCCAAGTTGGATGGTGGATGATTCTTCACAATCCTCATCGACAGTAAGGTGTTCATAAATTGTTTTAACGCGTTTGTATGACATTGTAATTGATATTTTGTAAGTAATATATATTTATATCGCGTATTTGTAATCAATTTTACATCGATAAAACATCTAGAGCAACGCGTATTTCCATATTATACCAATACATCACTAATTACCTGTTTATTCAGTAGTATTTCTTTAGATATATTCTTGATAATTTTCTCGTTGTTTTTATCGTCTCCCATACATGCTTCTTTACATAGTAATACCGACATACTAATATGTTCATCATTATCGGTTCCTTCCGGAATGTCATTAGACCAATCGACACATTGTTTCAAATTAGTAGTTCCAATATTTGATATTGCTTGTTTCGTATCTTTTAGATTTTCATCTTTCTTCCACGTGTCATTGTTATGCACATAAAATGTGTTGCGCCGTTCGTCCGTGCAATGAAGAGGGCGTTCAGTAATTTCCATGGATTTCAATTCATCAATAAACAGCTTGGAAATACCTTTCACATATCCATTTTCATATATCTTCAACATATCTACTTTGGTTTTGAGAACTTCAATGAAATCACTCAAATTCTGTGCGTCTTTACATTTGTCAGATAAAAACATATTTATATTATAGTTTTGTTGATTATGTGAATTGGTAGTATTATTTGAATTTGTTATAGGTTGTTGACATTTCACAATATCCGTCAATGTTTTATTTTGTTCAACGAGTGTGTTTGTTTGAGTAATCATTACATTACGTATATCTTGATTCTCTTTGATTAGTATTTGTATGATATCAATCAAATGAGTATCGGGTGGTTCATCCACAATACGTGTATGTTCGTCGGGTGTATCATATGTGCATTTTTTTTCATGATACCATAAACTATTTCGTGCAGTATACCTCTTGCTGCATTTTTTACAATTAAATTCTTTTGGAGTTTTTTGGAGTTTTTTTTGTTCTAAATCGTTCAAAATCATAGAATGGTTATGTTTTGCAGTGGAAATATGCCTGACCCATTCACTATTTTTAAAGCATTTAAAGTTACATTTTTCACAAACGATTGATTGGATGTTTTTTGACATTAGTATTTGTTCTAAAGTGTTCTATACTATAGAACAACATTTTACACCGGCTAATTTTCCGCAAAAAATGTATGCAGTCATACAAAAAGTATATTTTCAGGAATAGCTGCATATTGGTAAGAAACGTGTTTTTTGCATTTTTGAAGACTCACTTTCCTATTTATGACATTTTTCTGACAAAATAAAAATGTCAGAATCGCCGATAATCCTTCCATTTATTTTGGGGTTTTTGGAAGGGATATATTTTGGATTCGCTTATTTACAATAAATAATAAAAATACACACTATAATGATGCGAATATACTCTATTATATTGTGTATTCCGTAGTTTATGCTAACAATATGTCAGTGGCGTTTTTTGTTCTAAAATGTTCAAAATCATAGAACATGCATTTGATGCAGTGAATATTTTCAGGTAATATTCAATATATTAAAATGATACATCGATACATTTTTCACATACCCAATTATTCGGCGTTTTATCGGAGTTTTTTTGTTCTAAAATGTTCTAAATCATAGAACAAAATTTAACACCGGTCCAGTTTCCTCAAAAATATAACCTTTTTCCGACAAAGTATAAAAGTATAATTACTTTGTGTTTCAGTGTCAGTAAATGTTTATTATAATCGTATTTATCACTCGTATTATAATAACAACATTCACACGAATATTTATATTCACTTTTTTCCGACAAAGTATCCATAATAGGATAAACGTATAAAAAAAATCAGCCAAATGTAAACAATTCAAAAATCAATTAAAAAAAGTATGCAGTCATAAAAAAATAATATTTTTAGGAATAGCTGCATCAAGGTAAGAAACCACTTTTTCGCATTTTTGAAGGCGAACTTTCCCTATCTCTTGACAAAGTAAAAATGTCAGAATCGCCACCAACCCTACCATTTATTTTGGGGTTTTTGGAAGGGATATAGAAAAATAAGGGTGTATTTACAAAAAAATAGAAGAACACCCAATGTCATTAGGCGAACTAAATATATAGTCATTTTACTATACTCGTGAGTTTCGCATCCGTAATTGCATAAAACACGGAGAAAAAAACAAAAGGGTCCGGGTGCGTATTTGCGTAACCGTTCAATACAAATACCCTTCGTTTTCTCAAATGAATCTTTGGGATCTATGATGCTATCTACTACTACGAGTTTATCTCGATAATCAATGCCCAATATAACAATTTTCGCATGTAATTGTTGTGCTAATACATAAAATCCGGTTTTCCATGTTATTTTTCCACCAGAAGGGAATATGATCCGACAAAATGTCGATGCATCTTGCAATGACGAAATTTCGCTTTTTACAAATCCGCCATTTCCGTGTATTTGTATAGTAGAACAATAAGGAGAAAATCCGCGAGCATATAGAAAGGGCTCTTCTTCTCCCATATTTTTCAACGCATTGCATAATATGATTCCGTCAAGATATGGTGTAGAATGAGCGGCGATACATATTTTCTTTGGACTATTCAAAAAGTCATTTTTTACATGCGGATCTGCAAAGATAAATTTCCATGGTTGAATCATTTTACATTTTATACCACGGTTTATTTCTAAATTGTTTTCGAATATTATCCATGTATATATAAAAATAATTCAAAAAATTGAATTTAAAAAGAAAACAACTTGTATACCAATATAATATTCGTATACAATGAGTAAAATAGTAAATCCAGACACTTTTCGTGAAAAGATTCGCGGTAAATTTGCCGATATTTTGGGAGATTCTGCTTGTGCCATTAATTTAGAAAAGGGTGTCTTCAATTATACAATCAAAGAATCGAGTCGTCGCAAAATTGTTAAAAAATGGGAGAACCCGGCATTCTCTCAATTATATATGGACAGGTTGCGCAGTATATATATCAATCTTAAAAATGATGATTTAATAGAGCAAATTAAACAGAAGGAAATATTACCCCAAAATATTGCATTCATGACACATCAAGAATTGGATCCGGAACATTGGAAGGTTTTCATTGATCGTAAAATAAAACGCGATGCATCGAAATTCAGCAATAATATTCAAGCATCTACAGATATGTTCACTTGTAAAAAATGCAAGTCGAAACGTTGCACATACTATGAATTACAAACGAGAAGTGCGGATGAACCGGCCACGATTTTCGTAACCTGTTTAGATTGCGGAAAACATTGGAAATCTTAAGGTATATCGGTATAATTGTAGCCATTTGGATACAATTATACAGGAAACCCATATCCTTTCAGGAGATAAATACATTTATCACCTGATAGAGATTAATTGTTATCCATGACTTGTGTCAAATTTACAAAAATATTAATTATATCTAAATAATAATCCAATGATGCTGTAATAAAATCACCCATATAATCGCGTTGCATAATTTGATTTGTATCATAAATGATAAATAATGAAAATAGTCCGAGTGCGAATATCGCAAACCCTTTGGCAAAATGTGAATAATTTCCCATAAACATAAATACTATACGGGTAATAATAAGAGCCAATAATGCAAATAATAATACACCTCCAAATGCGTTACTTAATTTAATGCCCAATAATATGAGCAACATACCAAATATAAACATACTTGAAAAGATACCCATCGTGCCTGCGATAGCCATTTGTATAATTGCTGGATCAACCACATATTTGATAAATGACAAAAAGTATCCCTCCATCGCTGAAAATATGGTGAAAGCGATTAGTTTTGCCCATATGGGTATATCTGACATCATAAAAAATATTAGCGCTATAGATACTATGAAAAATAAAATAAAAAATAATATCGATATGGGTTTTTTTGCTTGTTTTCCATCGGCGTCCTTATTTGTATTTTCCATTACGTAGTAAGTAATACCTAATTGTAGAATAAGATTTGCAAAAATAAATGTTAGAAATTCTTTTTTATTTTGTAATAATTTCATGAAATTTCCGGATTTGATGTTGCTAAAAAAAGAAAGGACACTGCCTTTTCCACCAGATTGATTTTTTCTAAATAGAGTATTGTATAAATTTGAACGAGCCATTTATATAATATAATAATATTTTTTTACAATACGCGAATTAGATTACACATAATCTTCTTCTACCAATTCACTAGTGCAACCCAAATAATTTTCTTGAGAAGGTGTGGCCAATTCTTCAATTGATTTTAGATCAAATATACTTTTAATCGCATTTGTTTTGGTATTTTTTGCTTTTGCTTTGGTATTTTTTGCCGACGTTTTTTTTACATATACTTCTTCCTCATCATCTACTGCGTCTTCATCTTCGTCTTCTTCATCTTCATCATCTTCGACTTCATCATCATCGACCACAAATCCATCTTTTACGTATCCATTTTTTGTTCTTGGTAAACTAGGATCTTCATCGGAATCATCTTCTTCGTCACTATCTTCATCACCCAGATCTTCAAAACCTCCGTACAATGTTTCGTATATAGCATTCCATCCTGATTCGGTTAAATCCATAACTTTCGATGTATCGGATTCCAATTTTTTAACAATGACACAGTTACCGAAGAAGAGTGTATTGTCGATGGGTGGAGGGAATTCGTATTTATTTTCTTGATTTGCTTTTCCGTTGGTTTTTCCATATACACAAATGACATATTTTTTGGATTCGATTTCAATGGTCCAGTTTGTGTGACATTTGAAACCATCGGCAGTTTTGAAACCGGCCTTTTTATATAATTCGGACTCGTCATAATTTTTTAATTGAACAGACTTGATATTTCCTACTTTTTCAACGATAATAATACTTGGCATCTTACTTATATAGATATATGTGTGTTGTATTGTTTATATAATTTTGGGAAAAATATTTTTCAATTTTTTGCGATAGATATTTACTACGTTATATTTGTTCATAAGAAATATACATAAACACATATAGGTATTTTATTTAATTTATGTTGTATATAATTAAAACTGCGGCAATTTCATTACTTATTATAATATTATTGCATTATTTTTGGAATTATTTGAAAGATACGTATACTACCAAGAAAACAAAAGATTTAGTAAAAACGCAAACCGAAAAATACAAGGCCATGTTGGATGAAATGTTGGAAGCGCGCGTGCCCATACAAAATAATGTAGATGATCTGTTTTTACAAAAAGAAAGTATGCAGAATGAGTTGGATAATTTTTTACGGGAATGTAATGAGTAGATTTAGGTTTAAGAAATGAATATCCAGCTAATATACAGTTTGTCTAAATGTCGCCGAGTTTTTTGTAAATCATAATTGTATGCACGGTATATTTCTTTCACATGAATAAATCTCGCGAAAAATCCGAAAAACATGATAACAAGTAGCGAAATAAAAAGTCGTGTATTTATGACATTTGATAATATTCTACCAAAGAAAATATAACTCGCTGCGTTGAAAAAAGCGCAATACAATATTGTATGAAATAATACTGAAAAAAGCATATTTGCAGTAATTAGTTTTGATATTGGAAGATTAGGATCTGTTGTTTGTAAATATACTTCGGTAAACATTATATATAATAGTAATATATATTATGATTTTTGATAAATATTTGTAGTTTCACAATAAGATGATTGTTTCTATTATTTCGGGCGGGTTATGGATATATTTCACAACAAATCAGGGTTACGCCCTAATTCCTATAATGCATATTTTCGCCGTTTTATTTGTTATGTTTTGGATATATTTGAATTACCTAGACCCGTTATTTCGGATCTACAAGTAGACAATGTATTTTATAAAAAGATATAAAAACAACCTGCTACATCTATATAGTAAATCATGGAATTAACGCAAATACAATGTCAATATGCTATGAAAAGATTTCCACCTTTAGAACTTTCCTATGAAACAATTTCACATAAGAAAGTTTCCCCGAATTACAATATTACATTAGCTATCCCCGCCGGTAAAAAATTTTTTGCTTGGTTCACGTTTTACAAAAATATGGATGTTTGTTACATAATGGAATTGAACCGCGATAAAAAAGTCAGTAAAATGACGAGGGCAAATACGATCTTCCAACCATCGCTTTCACTAGGAACCGTTTTATATGGCACCATTTTAGAAAACGTTGACCCATCAGATGAAAAACGTTTTTTCGTCATTGAAGATATTTTTCATTACAAAGGAATAAATATTGGCTCTTTTCTGTTTAGCGAAAAATTGGGTTATATACATGATTTTATGAAAAATCAAGTGGTCCAACGATTCACTGGTCCAAACAGTCTTGTATTCTGTTTACCCGTTCTATGGTATAATCATGAGACCATCGATTTTGAATGCACTATAAATATTCCGGCAAATTTATCAAATCAAATGGGTTATGTGCCACATCATTTACAATACCGCGCCCTTTCCCATATTACACCCTATCTCAATGTATCATTAACACGTAAAATAAATGCTCCATCTAAACATCTTGATCAAAATGAAAATAACTCGACAAAGGAAAATATTCCAACGAGACAGATCTATATGGATTTTACAAAACCGCAATACAAATATCCGGCAACATTCCATGTCATTGCCGATATACAATTCGATATTTATCATTTATTCGCTTACGGTAAAAGTAAATCACTCGTTTATTACAATGTAGCATATATTCCGGATTATAAAACAAGTATTTTTATGAACAGTTTGTTTCGAAATATACGTGAAAATAAGAATCTAGACTATATTGAAGAAAGTGACGACGAAGAAGATTTTGAAAATGTAGCTGAAGATAAATATGTCGATGTGAATAAAACGATGCTAATTGAATGCATATTTCATCCAAAATTCAAAAAATGGGTTCCTAAACGCGTGATGCCAACAAATTCAATGGTTGTCCATATTAGTAAAATAGCGAATACGTATTAGACGCGGTGTAATTGAAACGAAAGATTATATCTTTCTTTTTCATCTAATTTTGTTCTTTTTCCTAAAAATTTAAAATATTTATTTGCTAAAGCGTATTGTTTCGGTTTTTTTCCTTGTAACACTTTCAAACGAACTTTCATAATCATTCCTACTTGCCATATACGTTTGTGACTATATTTTTTATTTTTGTATAATTTTTCTAATTTATCAATAGTATTTTCAACATCTTCAAGTGTTGTATACTTTATATGTATTGTATCTTCCGGGTTTTTGTCAATATACACATCAAATGATTTTTTAGGATTTGATGGATTGAATAAAAATTGTTTTTTTGTCTTATTTTTAGGATTTTTATTTTTTTTTGTTGTTTTATTCTTCATAATATAGATGAATATTTTTATATATAGATCCGCATTGAAATGTAAAAAAGTGATAAAAAATTGAAAAAATATAAAATGAATATATCTATTATATATATTCATTCATGCAAAAACAGACCACAGGTATTGGTCGAAATACAGTTGACAAATTCTATACAAAACCGGATGTTGTGGAATTGTGTGAATCAAAAATAAGAGAACATTTAAATATATCATATGAACGTGACCTAATTATTGAACCGAGTGCTGGAAACGGTGCATTTATTTCGCGTATAAAAACGTTAACTAAACATTATAAATTTTATGATATTGAACCAGAAAATGTTGAAATACTTAAACATGATTATTTAGAATTAGATGGTCAGTTGTTTGTAGACCGATATCAAAAAATACATTGTATAGGAAATCCTCCATTTGGTAGACAATCATCTACTGCGATACAATTCATCAAAAAATCGGCGACGTTTTGTGACAGTATTTCATTCATATTGCCCAAATCTTTCAAAAAAGACAGTTTGAAGAAACATTTCCCGTTGAAATTTCATTTATTATATGAAATCGATATACCATACAAATCGTTTTTAGTTGATGGTAAAGAGCACGATGTGCCATGCGTATTTCAGATTTGGAAAAAGATGGACTACAGTCGCGATATCGTTCAAAAAATAGACCCCTTGCATTTTATATTTGTAAATAAAGTGGATAATCCGGACATTTCATTCATTCGCGTCGGCGTAAAAGCGGGAACCATAGATAATAAAAATATTGACGAAAAAAATGTGCAATCGCACTATTTCATCAAATTCACCAATGGAAAAAGTGTCCAAGAGAACATCGATTCTTTGAAATCAATCACGTATGATTTCAATAACACGGTAGGTCCTAAATCCATTAGCAAACAAGAATTAATCTGTAAATTTAATCCGTTGTTGATACGATAGTGGCGCCGGTAATTGCAGCGACCATTAATAGTGGTATTGCTATTTTTTTGTTGCGTATTCTTTTGGTAGAAGGGATAGTCGCAGTAATTGCTACATTTTTTACTTCCGCTTTATCGGTTCGAGAAATAATATGGGATGGAAACCTGGTAAATAGTTCCTGCATCTTCGGAATACTACATTGAACGCGTCTCTGTGATTTGCTATCGACTTTTGGAGATATATTTATAAACATATTATGTCGGTCTTGTAATTCCTGTTTCGTCTTTATGTAATTGATTTTGATTTCTTGGGAAACCGGCCCTTTTGGAATCGATTTGATATATTTGTTATATTCTTCTATTTCTTCTTTGGTAATTGTTCCAAACAAGAAATTTCTGATCTCTTCATTGTATTTGAATTCAATGATTTCCTTTATTTGCTTTGTATCGGCGCGTTGTTCGTATATAATTACAATCATATTGGTGTATTTATTTTCAGTAAAATCATTGTTGTAGAAACGTTGAATATCACCACAATCTATATTTGCGGAACAAGTAGTTTTTATAGATACATTTTCATCTGGACAATACATATTATCACTACAATCAATATCGTATTTCTTGGTGTCATTGATACATTGGGGTAACTTGAATACTTTTTCGCGGATTTCGCTGTCCCATACCAGACCGTGGGATTGACTTTGAGTAAATTTATTATCCTCCATTTATAATTTGTTGCATATTTAAAACGCCCATTTTTATAATCAATTTTGTGTCACTGTATCTAGAATATCGATTTTCATCGACACTCAATTGGACATGCAAAAACCATGTAAAAAATTGAAATACTAATATAAAAGAATACATTATTCAAACATAAACACCCTATCAAAATGGGATAATTTATTGTAAATAATTTGCGTAAAAAAATCTACGTTTATTTTATATATTTCATGGAAATGTCTACATTTTCTGACGCATTTTCAAGTATTCTGCCAAAAACAGTTGTTACCGGGTTAAGCGGATCAACTTCTCAATACGAATCAAAGGGTGGAAAGGCCAAAAAAGCTAAAAAGGCATCCAAAAAGACTGCCAAAAAAGCTAAAAAGACTGCTAAAAAGACTGCTAAAAAGACTGCCAAAAAAGCTAAAAATACTGCTAAAAAGAGCCGTAAATTGTTTCCTTTTTTAGGATTCTAAATCCATATCATCAAATTGAATGAAACACTTTCCTTCGAAAATGGTGCCGGTTCTTTCAGAATCTTTAGGCGTTTCTTCAGAGGCCTTTTGTTTTTTTGGTTCAAATACCATTGCCCAATCTTTATCGGTAGTCATATCTGAATATTTACGACTATCGATTTGCTTTATATGATAATTGCATTTTTTATAGAATTGTCTCCTCTGTTTCCATTGGTTTTGAAACAAATCATGAGAATCCACAATATCCACTATAATTGGATTCTCATGTTTTACTCGCAATATACGCCCCACAGATTGAGTGATGTCCGTTTTAGGCGTTACCATTACCAATGTAGATAAGGATTTTATATCTAGTGCTTCCGCCGCCATAGCATATGTAGCTAAAACAATTGACTTTGTCTCCGTTTCATTCAGATCCGCCTGTTTCATCCCACCCACATAATATCCGGTTGATGCGATTTTACGGTATTCAATGGCGTCGTGCAAATAAGTTAACAAGGAACGATTGTGACACAATATCATGATTTGATTCTCGGGATTCTCGCGTATCAAATCTCCCACCACTTTCACAATAAAATCACTTCGTGGTCCAAACTCGCATAATTTGCTAATCATCGTGCTATATTTGGGTGATCCGCGAAAATCATAGGCAACCTCGTTGAATTCGGTGTCACCAGATACATAATGTATGGCCCTTACGCACACTTCATCGTGAGCCGACCGCTTTTCCTTGTATATTTTGTTGCCAATAAACATATATAATACTTTTGTCAATTGATCTTTTCGGTCGACCGTTGCCGATATACCCAACATATTGGGAGTAATTGTTTTCAATAAAGTGCGGGAAAATTGTTCACTACCTATACGATGGACTTCATCTACGATAGTTAGGCCAAATGATGAAAACGCATCAGCCTGGTATTCTTTATCATATATCGTTTGTATCATACCAATGACAATATCTTTATCATAAATGTCGAATAGTGGGCCCTGGATTTTTCCTACCCGAGCACCGGGCAAGAATTCGGCAATACGCTCGATCCATTGATTCATCAAGAATTCTTTGTGAACAATGATGAGTGTCTTTTTTTTCAATAGAGATATGATTTTAAGTCCCATCACTGTTTTGCCCAATCCGCACGGAACCTCCAATATTCCGCCACTGCCATTTTGCAGCGAATCTTTGCAAATCGACGTATTTACATATTTCATATATACATCCACAATTTTATCCTGATAATCGCGCAAAGGTTTAGCAAAATCGAGAGAAATATCATCGCCTTCTTCTATTTCACATTTCGGAGGCAAGCCATAACGTTCGATTCCGTAGAAACGAGGTATGTATATTTTGTTCGTATTTTCGCGGTATACTGCAAATTCTGATTCTGGTGCGGCTGAACCGGGACCAAATATTACGGGTTTTACTAATAATTCTTTATATAGGAGGACGAGGTCTTCTTCAGCCAGCACCGATTTAGGTATTGTATATCCTTTTTTACCTAAATATGCCGATGCAGCTACCGTATTTCTATATTCTTCGGTCAAACGGAAGGCCGGTTTTACGGATTCATTTGCCGGTTTTGGTTTTTTAACAGCATTATACCATTTACGACGAAAGCTCATTATTAAATAGTATACTTATATTATTGTCGATAATTTTCTATATTTGTTTTCAAGATGTTTTAGGAATATAGAATCAATTTTCAGTAGATAGAATGAAAAAGATGACTACAAAAAAATATAATTCTACATTATATAATGAAATTGCCTGCATCTTTAAAATCCGTAAGTATTTACGAATATTGTTTGTTCATTGTTTTTGCTATTTATATTGTATTCCCTATTGATATGCCTCTACAAATTGCTCAATATTTTGATTCGGCTCTAGGGATGACGATCATGTTTTGTATTACCGTATATTTATTTTTATATTCAAATCCAGTATTAGGAATATTATATATCTTTGTTGCTTATGAAATGTTGCGTCGTAGTTCCAATGCGACTGGGCGTGTAGCCATTATGAAATATACTCCTTCTCAACCTAAAAAGGATGCGGAGTTGAAAGCCATGAATCCTCCAAAAGAGAGAACTTTAGAAGAAGATGTCGTGGCCGTTCGCGCGCCAGTTGGGAGAAGTGAACCAAGCGTATTTAGTGAGAGCTCATTCAAACCCGTCGCCGATAATGTTGGAGGGGCGTCTTTGATCTAAATTTCTACATATAAAAATCAAATCATAACTAGCTTTGATTTTTATTCAGTCTAACCCCATAATATATGATACAAAAATGGAAGTGCGAAAAAACTGCTATATACCATACCAAATATAGTCATCATTGATGTCGCATTATCTCGTTTTTTCGGATTATTTATATATATTTTATTTTTTCCTTTATTTTTTATGTTAATTGCTATCGTAAATGCTAACATTATTAAGACAACGAAAATGCTTGTCCCCACTCGTTTTTTGGAGTCAGTCCAGTAATATTTTATATAATTCAAATATTCTGGATCGAATATCTTCAACTTATCAATTGTTCCAGTAACACTACCTTTGTATTCTCGATCAGTGTTCCAACGATTAATAATAGTGAGTGCAGAGACACCCCACAACATTAATAAGAAAACCCCGGCAATTGATTCATTTTTATCTTTGACGATAATACCGCCTACAATTAAAGCTATACAAAATATTAAATAATAAAAACTAAACCCCCATGTTTTACCGAGTATTTCATTAATACTCGTAGATTCATCTATAAAAATACTTTTAAATGCAAATGGTGCTCCAAAAAATGCTACGCAAAACAAAATAACAAACATGATGAGTGAAAATAATATATCAGTCGTTTTGTTTTGTTGAGTTTGTTTACTAGACAAATAATTTACAACGAGTCCATCTGATACATCATTTCCTCCGTCGTCGACCGGAGTACATATCGTTAATCCTTCAACAAATCCCTCTATTACGGGAGCATTTTGCAATACATTATAATTATCTGTGTACAATGAAAATAAATCACACGTATAAAAATCATTAAATTTACTCGTAACCTCTATAGGATTTGTAAAAACAACAACAATGGCATTTTTATCTTTGTAAAAAATATACTTTTGGGATCGATCAATCATGGAATTCATATCTATATTCATTTTTATCTCTTTTGGTTTGAGAATTTCCGACATTTTTATGATTTTATCAATAGATCTATCTTCGATTCTCGAAGTTGTTTTCAATGGAAAACAAACAAATATTACAGGACCATCTTCTTTGTCAATTGGGACGTTTTTTATTACCAATTCTCCGTCATAATCAATATTTTTTAGTAGATGGCTTTTTTTAAAAATGGAAAGATTCGTAGATTTGTATTTTATAGTTGGATTCAATGAGAAATAAATAACGCTAGGATTTACTAAATTTGTAGGATTCGAAAAAGGTATGTCAATATAGCCACCATTATTTAAGGTTCTCCTGTATTGTTGATAATAAATAGAGGTATCGAGAAAATCAACGGATATACTTTTATCGTTGGCTATTTTTGTTGTATCATTCATATCAAATTTATTCATAATTATATAATATAATACTATTATATAATTTTCATAAATAACACATGCCTAAATATGAGGAATGTATGAAAAAGTGCTATTCTCATATACGGTGGCAATAAAAGTATCCTTATATCCTTCTACATATACAGTATCTCCGTTTACGATATCATTACAACCATATTCTCCAGTGCAGCTTTTACCATTTACACTCACTGGTAATTTCGTATTCATATTCCCAGTATTTGATATAGTGTAATATTGCCATTTATCTCGACCGTTCATTAATTTTCTACCCATCAATGGTAAAATCATTTCACCATTATGACCACTTCTCGCATTTGGACGGGTTAATATACCCAACTGACTATAATCTTGGCCGGTTCCTCTCGTTTGAATATTGATCGGTATTCCTGGTTGACCCCTTATATCGGCCGAATCGCGCGGAAAATAATAACCATCATTGCGTAGAGGTGGGCTATATGGATCATTCATGGGATCGGTCCGCGTAGCAACCCCCATTAGGGATGGTGGAGGTGTTACAACTACAATACGAGAAGTTTCATTCGAATTTACGACCGTCTTCGATTTGTATATTTGAATGTAGTATAAATAGCCTAGTATTAATAGTATAATAATTAATAATACTAATGTCATATTTTCAATACATATAACACCAGGTAAACATTTTTTTGCCATATTGTATATGTTATATGTAGAATTAAAAATTCAATTAAAATTTGGGAAATTTTGGTATCGGATATATTTTACACGAATAACACTCTTTAATTACAGAATTGGGAAAACTTACAAAATTAAACCCAGTCATAGAATAACACATGCAATCAATATCATAAATAATATTCCATAACATTTTTTCTATAGATGTTAATCCAAATATAAAAAATGAAAAGGCAAAGGGAGAATATAATGTTTTTCCTAAAATATCCAAGGAATACCATTTTAAACATTGTGGTATTTTAATAATCATTAGAAATCCACAAATAATGTAACTGAATATAGATTTGAATACGTCTCCAATAAATACGAAGAATTTTCCAATTTTTTTGAAAAAATCTCCTATTTTTTTGAAAAAATCTCCTATTTTTTTTAAAGGGTCTTTTGCCATGTGATATCTGATATATAATTATATAATTATATATCAAAAGACGAAATAAATAAAATGTATTTTTACAAATAATTAGGCGCACTTGATATCTGTTTTTTATTTCTATCTGTAAGTCTATTTAATTTATCTTGCATTTTGTCTATGCTCATTAATAAATCATTTTCACTCCTTATTACGGTTCGTGTATTTTGACTCAACCGAGTCAAACTACTCTTTGTATTTTTTGCGCGTCTGATTTTTTCTATCAGCATTTTACGTCGTGCTGCATTAAGTCTTTGACGTTTTCTATATTCTTTCTCTAAATAGGTAACTCGTCTATTCAAAATAGATTCTGCCTTTCTCGCAGAATCTGCTCCAGCTGCAGCTCCAGCAAGAGCTGCTCCTTGGAGTGCTATTTTCTCGGCAGCTTTTCTTTGAGCAGATCTTTTCGCGGCAGCTCTTCTAGATGCAGCTATTTTATTGGCCGCTTGTTTAGCTATAGCTATAGTTTTTTTAAACACATTTCTAGCGGTAGATCTTGCAAACGGACTTGATTTCTTCTTTGAACGAGCCCCCTCAAACATGCCTTCCAATTGTTCGTCTTCATCCATACCTTCCAAGCGTTCATCGTCATCCATACCTTCTATTAATTCATCTTCCAGTCCTTCTAATAATTCGTCCTCCATACCTTCTAATAATTCGTCCTCCATACCTTCTAATAATTTGTCACCCATGCCTTCCAAAATTTCGTCTTCCTCCATACCTTCCAAAATTTCGTCCTCCTCCATTCCTTCCAAAAGTTCGTCTTCCTCCATGCCTTCCGAAAGTTTTTTCTCAATTCCGTCTAACACGTCATCATCCATTCCTTCAAATACTTCATCTGACATTCCTTCCAATATTTTATAACTCATTCCCTCCAATTCATCCTCCATTCCCTCCATTTTTTCATCTTCATCTATACCTTCTTTATTAAGTGTCGAACCATATTTTAGTATATTTGTCAATATCAATGATAGTAATAATACAACCATCATATTTTTACTAAAAAATGAAGTTAAAAACCCAATTAATATGAAAAAGGTAATTGAATTAAAATCCTTATCAACCATAAAAAATACTAAATTTAATAATGATAGAACAAAGGTCGAATACAATAAAATACGATTGTGCAAGAGCCCTTCTTTCTCAATAAATTTATCCCCCATTTTTTGGATATTTTTTGTTACGTTATTAAAAATTTTTGAAGAAGTCATTAATATATATTTTATAATCTTATTTTATTTTTTACATAAAAACAATTATCCTAAATCATTTTCATCTGTTTCTTCAAGTTCATATGTAGATGGAATATCGCCTGAATAAATATCTAATACTTCTTTAACAACCTCTTCGCGTTGAATATCGCTTCTAGAAAATTCGAAACTAGATATACTAGACGAACGCTTACCTTTAAACTTATTCAAAAAATCATCAAGTCCATTTAATTCGTTAATACGATCAAATTGTTCTAAATCTCCGGTAATAACCAAACGACTATTTTCTCCTAAACGGGTTAACAACATTTTCATTTGAGAAATAGTAGAGTTTTGCATTTCATCCGCCACAATCCAGCAATTTTTAAATGTTCTACCGCGCATGTATCCGAGAGGTGCGATTTCAATTACTTTATCTTCCATTAATGCCGTCACTTCTTTAGGGGTTACAAAGTTATATAATACATCATATATCGGCCTTACCCATGGCGCCATTTTCTCTTCTAAAGTTCCAGGCAAAAACCCCAATTCTTCGTCGACAGATACCGATGGGCGAGTGAATATAAGTTTCTCATATGTTCCCAATAAAAAGTTTTTGACGCCAAATTCAGTTGCAAACAGCGTTTTTCCAGTTCCGGCAGGTCCAGTTGCTACTATGATTTTCCTTGTTTTATTTTTAAGATGAGCTACATATTCTTCTTGGTGTGGATTTTTTGGGTGGGTAAATTTATTTTCAAAATTATTTTTTTCGTTTTTTGAGAGATGCTGCATGTTCTCATATATCTTACGCTGATTTGCTATTAGATTTTCTCTCTCAATTTCGGCAAAATATTCATTCATTAATTCCTTTTCGCTTACTTTTTTAGGTTTGCGTCCTTTTCTTTTATCTTCTTTTTTTGAATCCCCAAGTAAACTTCTGGAATTTTCTAAATCCATTTACAATACCCTATTATTTTATTCTATATATTTTACCTTATTGGATTTATTTTTTGTGCACAAATAACTAATTGTGTATCTGCATAATGGTGTAGAAATAATTACAGTATTTATACAGTCGAATATATGGAAGATGTGTCTGCATATATGCAGCTATTTTGTTAGTAAAATATTTTGCATATTAAACCATAAATACATTTATAAAACGACATAAAAATCTAATGAGTATATTATTTAGGAAGAATGTCGGAACAAATTACCCCGTTCGTTGAACCCATATTGAAAGAAGACGATAGTCGCTACGTAATGTTTCCAATTCAAGACAACGATATTTGGAAAATGTATAAAAGACAAATTGATTGTTTTTGGCGCCCAGAAGAATGCGATTTATCGAAGGATTTGGGAGATTGGGATAAATTAAGTCCGGACGAAAAACATTTCATTTCGATGGTTCTCGCATTTTTTGCGGCATCGGATGGTCTAGTCACCGAAAACTTGGCATCTCGTTTCATGGGAGATGTTCAACTATCGGAGGCGCGTGCATTTTATGGATTTCAAATTGCAATGGAATCTATTCATTCAGAAACATATTCATTATTGATAGATACATATATACACGATTCAGATCAAAAAACGAAATTATTCGAAGCCACTAGCAATTTCCCATGTATTGCCAAAAAGGCCGATTGGGCTAAAAAATGGATCAACGACAACCGCAGTTCGTTTGCTGCGCGTTTAGTTGCATTCGCTGCGATCGAAGGTATATTCTTTTCATCTAGTTTTGCATCGATCTATTGGATTAAAAAGAGAGGGCTTATGCCCGGGCTTACATTCACAAATGAATTAATTTCTAGAGATGAAGCACTACATACCGAATTCGCTATATTATTATATAGTAAATTGGTTCGTAAATTGAGTAAAAAGCGTATTTATGAAATTATTCAAGAAGCCGTTGAAATTGAAAAGGAATTTATTACCGAAGCCATTCCTTGCCGCATGATTGGGATGAACGACAGATTAATGACGCAATATATTGAATTTGTGGCGGATCGTTTAGTTGTTCAATTAGGATATGATAAGATATATAATTCATCAAATCCGTTTGATTTTATGGAGTTAATCAGTATCGAATCCAAAGTAAACTTCTTTGAGAGAACAAATGCCGAATATGCATTGGCAAATAAATCGGTAGATAAAGATATTTTCGAGTTTAAAGCCGATTTCTAAAAAAATTTTGGTATATAATAAAAATACAGTATCGTCTTGTGAAAAAATTTGGGGATCGATTTTGATATTTTTATCAATAGAGATTTTTCACTCAACATTTTACCATATTCAGTAATATAGTAATTAAATCGATTGGTATCGTCAACAAAACATTCATAGTAATAGTAATTTTGGTCGATTGTATATTCGTTATCTACGTGAAATTTATCATACATTCGGTGGCAATTATTCATAATATATCTTGTCTACTTCCTTTTATTATTTTACAAAACAAAATAATAAAAATCTAAAAAATTGAAATACATATTTATAAAAATATATTGGGCATCTAATTCCGAAACAAAATAAGCATTAAAATGAACATCCAATTAACTCTATTTCTAGTATCTATATTTTTTGGAATATGGATTATTACGAGTATCATTGAAACAACTGCATTTGATGAAGTGTATCCACTATCATATCCCGGGATATGTAAACAAAGATTACGTATAAATACTATGTGTGATAAACTTGAATATGATGTAAATAAACATCCGATGAAAAATTCTGCCGGATTGATACCTCCGCCGAATATGTCAAACGATATTTCAAAAAAGATGGATGGTTATTTACACCATGATCATCATCATCTTCATGAATATATTGAAGAAGAACCTCATCCCGATGATGTAGACCTAGGAAATGAAGATGATTCTCATTCAAATACTAATATTCTTTCGCGATTCGCACATGGATTATTATTATTTACAATTCTATCACTATACTGTATTTATATGTCAGGCCGAAAGAATGAACGTAATCATTATGATGGGCGAGTATTGCCTGTATACAATTAACTTGCATCAACCACAAAAACAAATAAAAATAAGCCTATAATTGGGTTTATTTTTATTGTATTTTGTATAAAATAATAGTATATGAAAAAACAAACCATTTTAGTTACCGGCGGTAGTGGTTTGGTTGGAAAGGCTATACAAGATATTATTGGTAAAAGTGAAAATAATGCAAGTGGGAATGAGTGGATTGTTAGAATATAAATCATTTGTTTGTTTGAGAATCGTTGTCCTCATATATGGCCAATGTTCGCGCACTCGCATCAGTTGCATTTACATATTTCGGCATCCAAAAGTAAGGGACGATATGTCCACAATTTGGATAATAAAGTTCAAATAAAATTCTATAATACTTCTCTTCATCAGTAAGTGGTTTATTTATTGCATATTCAGTCTTCACGTTGGGGATAGCGCTTAATTGTTTGGTTGTAAATTCTTGTATTATTTCATACAATGATCTCGATTTATCACTTACTCCATCACTAAATGCTTCTTTACGTCTCCATAATATTTCATTTGGTAACAGTGGTTTTCCTACACTATTCAAATAATATTGAAAATCAAATGCAGTTCGTAGTAAATATTTTTCGCAGTTGTTTTTAGTCGTATTAAATCGTATATTGGCGGGAATTGATAAGTAATATTGAGTCCATGCTCTATCCAAAAATGGTGTTCTTGGCTCTAGACCGTGAGATGAAATCGATTTATCTGAACATAATACATCAAATGTATGTATATCCTTTAATAGTCTTCTACATTCTTTGTCAAATTCAAGTGCATCTGGCGCCATTTTCATATACAAATACCCACCACACAATTCATCCGATCCATCGCCATTAAATATTACTTTTGCATCACTATGACTCGATATATATTTTCCCAATAAATAATTACCAATACTCGCTCGAACACTTGTCGTGTCATATGATTCAATTGTTCGAATCACTTCTGGAATGGCTTCTAAAAAATCACTTTCTGTTAATAATATTTGGGTATGTCGAGTTCCAATATGTTGTGCAACGATTGACGCGCATCGTAAATCCTCGGATCCTTCCAATCCTATACTATAGGTTTCAATGGGTGGCAAATTGTGTTTAATATGAAAATCGTTTACGAGTGCAGCAATTAAACTACTATCTAATCCACCTGATAATAAACATGCAATTGGCCTTTCGGTAGCATTGCATCGCTTTTCCACGGCACCCAGTAAATATTTTTGAATATTTACAATAATATTATTTAATTGAGAAGAATCGAATGGTGTTTCTGCATTATTATAAACAAAATTTCCGAAACTAGTTGTGTGGTATCTGGTTGTTTTTTCAAAAGTCCATTCAGAAGATACTTGAAATGGTAATATATAAGATGAATATGTTCCGGGTTCAAACTGCGATACTGTATATTCACTATTGGGAATACATCTAACAAAATTTGATAGTGATTTTAATTCTGATGCAAAACCAATTACATTTTCTTTTCTATTTGTGCTATGTAAAGAGTATAGTGGGCGCACCCCATAAGGATCGCGCGCTACATACAATCGCGAATCTGCATTTTCAATTCGCTGATCCAGTAATGCAAATGAAAAAACACCGTCCAAAAGTTGAAGCGTTTGGTCTATTCCATACCTCTTGTATAAATGAACAATCACCTCGCAATCCGATTGTGTATCAGGGACTATATTCATTTGTTGATATAGTTCTTTGTAATTATAAATCTCACCGTTACATATTAATATTATATTATCGTGATTTATGGGCTGATTCGATTCGGCATTTAGTCCATTTATGGCAAGGCGATGAAACCCATACACGACTTTTATACCCACTTTAGTCAATACTGAAAATTCGGGCCCCCTTGATCTACATTGTTGAAACTGATGTTGAATAAAACCGTCGGTGAATTCATTCTCGTTATTCAACAATGCAAATATTCCACACATATTATTTTATCGATGGATATAGTTATCTTATTTATCAGGAATTCTTTATGTTTATTTCATTTATTGTAAACGAAATAAATATATGTTTAGTAAGTATATATTATGAATAAGCGTGTCTATACAAAGGAAACAATGATCGGATTATCACCGAAACCGTATGCAGAAGAATTTTCAAATTATGGTGAAGTAGATACTCGTATCAAAGAATCAAAAAAACCAGTCGTAATTACAAAACCAGTTGAATCGGACAGTTTGATTTCATCTAAATATTTAGCAATGGTTGAAAATCAATACGAATCGGAATCGGAAGATGATGAAATTTCAACGAAACAACAAAAAATATCCAACAAAGGAAATGGATATATTAATCAATTCTATATTGGATCTTTATCGGTGATAGGTCTATTTGTTTTTTTTCGTTATATGTATAAGATGAAATAGCATCTTAATAGTAAGATGATACTGTTTTGTTTTTTGGCTTTTTATTTTTCATTTGTTTCTTTGTTTTTCTATTTTTCTTAACTGGTCTCTTTCGAGAATATGATTTCGACCACGATTTCCCCATGGAAATATATCCACCGTTTTGACTTTTGCTACAAGTAGTTGGCATCTTTTATATGTAATACGGATATTATATTGTCTAAACAATATAATATTTTATGGGCGTGATTTGATTTACATTTTGTAACGTTTGTAAATTTCTAATGCGACCAAACCTCCAAATATTTGGGATAAACAATATGGAATGACCTCTACACTTGGTAATTTTCCGGCGGCCGCCATAGCAATGGTTACCGCAGGATTTATATGTCCGCCCGAAATATTAGATGTTAAAAGAATAATTATTGCTAAAGCTGCTCCAATAGCCAAAGGGTTTCCAGTAGCAAGTATTATATAAATAAAGAAAAGAGTGCCTACAAATTCGACTAAATAGTTATACATTTATATATTGTATAAATATTTTTGTTTACAAAAATGGCTAAATATTATTATTTATGGATTTTGGTAAGCCATGTCCAAACAATATCATGTATATCAATATGACAGCCGCAATCAATATACTTCTATTTTCAGCTACAATTGAATTTTGTCCTAACGCAAATACCATGAAGAAGTATAATAGTAATCCAATGATAAGTGAGTGTAATAACATAGAAAGTCCTCGTTCCATTGTTATATAAAAAGGCAAATATTTTATTATTTTTGCTAAAATACGGGAGAATTCCTAACTTTGGCAGGAACAACTGCGCCGCCACTACGCATTCTACTGATAGCCTGACGTTCGGTATTTGGATCTTTGATGGTGGTAAATGAACTCGATACGCCGGCAGAATTTAATGAACCATTGGCAATTTGGTCCACGCGCCGATTGGCAACTACTTGAGACGCGTCTTTATTTCCATACCACTTTTTCTGTATTTTTTGAGAGGTGGTCATTGTCGTATTGGAATGAGATTCAATATAATTATGACGATTCATTGCAAAAGTGCTCGTGCCGTCACTCGTAATGTCTTTTTGTGGCATTGCCTTTTGGCTGGATAACGTGCCATTGTTTAAAATACTATTATTATATAAAATACCTGAAAAACGTTGCATTATATATAATGTCTCAATATATTTATTAGCGTCTAATCGCCATCAATGAAACATATTCGGAATTGGTAGATCCGCCATTTGATTTATCATTATAGTTACGATTCAATGCTTGTAATTTTCTGAATTTTATGTAGTCAGAAGAATCGGGAACGAATTTGACATTGCCGGAAGTAATTGGAATACCGGTAGTATCACATGTTTCAATGTGATTTCTCAATGCTCGTTTAGTTACAATACGAGATCCATGGACTTGACTTGGTCCATCACAGGCGACGTGATATCTTGCTAAAAAGTCGCCTAAACCGTTTACTGCGCGGAAAGGTGTGATGGCTCTATTTTTACCATTCACTTGACCCGTTGCATATTGGGTATTCCAACCGTCACGCAAAACACGGCGATACATTACGTTTTCACTTGATTTATAATTATTGATTGTTTGTGCTGGCGATATTCCTTGATATCCACCTCCTAAATTAGTGCCAGTATAATTTGCCATAGTTTGTATACTATATAGTAGAAATATATTTTCGGTATAATATATATAAAATAATTCATAATATGAGTAAATCTCCCAATACAGATGGTGACTTTGAAAGTGATATGGATGATGACTCTATGATGGAAGATAGTCCAGTATCACTCGCAAATTTAGAAAATATATATAATATGGAAACTTTAGAAAAATTAACGAATGAAAAGGTAAATACTGTATTTGATCCCGATTGTGTTAGAAAGAGATCTAATTGGAGTAAATCGGCGAATGTCTATAAGTTCGATACGGAGCAATTTGACCCCAAAATATTGCTGGAGGATATTCCTTCGCATTCTCCTAAATTGGATGCCCTTCTCTCAAAAATAGAAAAATTAGACGCGAATGATATGCAGAAACACGGTAAATTATTCAAACATTTTATTTTTTCTGATTTGAAATCAAGTAGTTTTGGGTCGAAACTCGTGGCGGGGGCATTAATGGCTAAAGGATTTACTTTAGGGTATAGTGCAGAAAGTCGCGATAAACCGAGATCGCCAATGATAGTGAATGTTCCACCGGTCCCTCCAAACAGTATGGTTTCTGAACGTTCTTTACCACCGGTTCCACCAAATAGTATGGTTTCTGAACGTTCTTTACCACCGGTTCCACCAAATAGTATGGTTTCTGAACGTTCTTTACCACCGGTTCCACCAAATAGTATGGTTTCTGAACGTTCTTTACCACCGGTTCCACCAAATAGTATGACCAAAGACGCATCTTTACTAACTGTTCCGCCAAATCGCGTGGCCCAAGACGCATCTTTACTAACCGTTCCACCAAACAGCGTGGCCAAAGACGCATCTTTACTAACTGTCCCACCAAACAGCCCCGCATCAGAAGAAGAAGAGGAAGAAATGGATGGAGGTGCAAAATCTAAAAAATACGGGAAAATTGAATTACTTACTGACGCAGAATTGGCCAAAACCCCCTATAATAATTTCTACCTCTTATGTTCTGTAGGAGTATATGACCAATCGATTACCGTAAAACAAAAGAAAGCCATCTTACAAAAAATGAATCAGCGCCCCGAAAACGTAAATGGAGAGCTAGCGCGCATCATTGTCATGGATAGTGGATTCAAAGAAGGCATCGATTTATTCGATATAAAATATGTCCATATTTTTGAACCTCAAGTTACTGCTGCTGACCAAAAACAAGTCATTGGACGCGCAACTAGAACTTGTGGCCAAAAAGGATTAGAATTTCATCCGACAAGAGGATGGCCTCTCCATGTATATATTTATGACGTTGATATTCCTCAACAAGTTCGAACATATATGTTAAATTCACCCAGTGCGTTTGACCTTTATTTAAAAGCATTGAATTTAGATGTAAGATTAATCGAATTTACACATGATTTAGAGAGAGCATCCATTTACGGTTCTGTTGACTATGAATTAAACAAAAACATTCACGAATTCTCAATTGAGCAACTTCAACCCGGATCCATTGGTGGAGTAAAAAAACGAATCGTCATTCGAAATGATTTACCTATACTCAATTTACCTGGACAACTTTCCGAATTACAATTTGGAAAAGATACATTGGTTCCTTTAGAAAACCCAAAAAATTTTCAAGAAATGAGAGAATATATAAAAACAAATTTTAGTCAATTTACTTGGGAAAAAGCAAAAATGGAAAACTTATGCGGAAAAGGCGGAGCATCACATGCTCTTCGATATACTCCCACCCAAGATTTTATTCGCCATTATTTTACACCGACCGCCCCCGTCAAAGGCATGTTGCTGCATCATAGTGTAGGCACTGGTAAAACTTGCAGCGCAATTGCAGCGGCGACGTCAACATTCGAGAAACAAGGCTATACAATCCTTTGGGTCACTCGAACAACCTTGAAAAACGATATTTGGAAAAATATGTTTGACCAAATATGCAATGAGCAAATTCGCGAAGAATTGGAAAAAGGTTTGATCGTGCCCGCCGACCAAAACAAACGTATGCGTCTTCTCTCGAAATCTTGGAGTATTCGACCCATGTCTTATAAACAATTCAGTAATTTAGTATCAAAACAGAACAATTTTTATAAGGCTCTCGTTAAAAAAAATGGAGAGACGGATCCTTTACGTAAAACGGTATTGATTATTGATGAAGCCCATAAATTGTATGGCGGAGGTGATTTATCCTCGATTGAACGCCCGGACATGAATGCATTGAAACGATCCGTTGAACAATCTTATCAATTATCGGGAGACAATTCCGTTCGTCTGTTATTAATGACCGCTACTCCCATTACCGAAAATCCAATGGAGTTGATTAAGTTAATCAATTTATGTAAACCGTCAGAAGAACAAATGCCGGAACAATTCAGCGATTTTTCGGATCAATATTTAGACGAGTTTGGTAGATTCACGAGAGAGGGAGAGGCGAAATATCTAGATAATATTGCTGGACATATTAGTTTTTTAAATCGCGAAAAAGACGCGCGTCAGTTCTCTCAACCCATTGTCAAATTCGTTACTGCATCATTAATACCAAATATGGATATGTTACATAAATATGACACCAAATATGTGCGTCAATATTTGGCAAGTGATGTTGGTAACTTGAAAGAACAAATCGCGGAAAATATTAAAAAAATTGACGATGATTTGGGAGATTTAGACACTAGTAAATTTCAGGCTTTACATGATGTATGTAATGAATATGAAGGAAAAGCAAATAAATCGTGTAACAAAGTGGTGCGTCAAAATATTAGTAAATTATTGAAAGAAGCAAAAGCCGAAGTCCAACAAATTCGCGATTCGATCAAATCGATTCGAGAAGAAATCAAAAACAAAAATCTTTTCAAAACGAAATCCCTTACAGAAATAAAAGAGAATTTGGAGAAAAACCCGGAAGAATATAATAAGTTCAAAGCAACGATGTATTATAATTTAAAACAGAAATGCGGTAAGGTAGTGAAAAACACCGACGATTTGAAAGAGGCAATCAAAGAACATCCCATTATTGTTGAATTAAATAACCAAATTGGCGAATATGATGAAAAAATTGCCGAATTACAAGAAAAACTAAAATCCGATTTGTTGGTATATAAAAAACGAGTATTGCAGATCAAAGAGCTCATGAAAACCGAACTTACCGAACTTGAGAAAAATGTATTACGGCTGGTTCTTCGCGATGAGAGAAAAACACAACGAAAAATGAATCGAATGGCCGAAAAAGAAACCGAAGAAAAAATAAATGATTTCAATAAAACAAAAAAGAATATTGAAAAAAAAAAACGAAAAAAAACGGGTCAAATACGTAAAACGTTGAAGGACGTATTGAAGGAAGAGCAAACTATCGATAGACAAACTAAAAAAGCCGAAAAGAAACTTAAAAAAACGCTTCGTAAAGAAGGTAAATTGAGAGAAAATATACAAAACGAAATGTTGCAAGAATTGTTTACTAAATATTCAAAATTAATTAACGATGAACTCATTGCTCTCAAAGGAATCATGGACGAGCAAAATAAAGAAGATCAATCGAAACAAATGGCAAAAGAAAATGCGAAAAAAATAAAAGCCGATGAGAAATTACAAAAGACAGTATTGAAAGAAAAAGAACGTGGGGAAAAGAAAGCGGCGAGAGAAACAAAACGTGCCGAAAAAATGGCAAATAAAAAACCTAGAAAGACCAAAAAAATATCGATAGAATAAATTATTTTTTTGGACTGATTTCTTCATCAATATCAATATAACGGCGAATCAATTGATCTATATATTTTTGGGGAAAATCTTTTTGTTTTGATTTAGATCGTGTTTTCATTTTTCCCTTTGTAAATATTTTTCTTTTTGATTTCGTTTGTATTTTGGATGAGTAGGATCTACTTATTTTTCCACCAAAAAATCGTTTATACATAACTTTATAATATATATATAAAGATTATATATTATATGCAGCTCCAAGATATTGACAAATTAACACTTGAATTATTGACTAACAAATCTCAATATAAAAAATATTTATCAAAAGCCGATCCAGAGAAATACAAAAGCAACCAGGAACATTTAGAAAAAATATCTAAATATCGCGGAAAAATAATGGATGTCTTCTCTCAACTATTAGAGGATCCAGACAAACAAATCACCACCAGTTTGAACGATGATTTTGATCATTTTGTAAAATCCTGTATAAGTCATTTTGAAATGAAAGAAATGGAAAACCGTGGGAATCATTTTGAAAAAGAAGAAGACGACGATATAATGTTTGGAAATTGCGACGAAAGAGACGAGTTAATTGAATCGGACATTCCTAAATCAAAATCATTTTGGGGAAAATCCATTATTAAAACAGGACAACCGCCTCTACTTGCTGGATATACGATGGACCACTTTTTAAAATCTTCGAAAAGATAAATATATATCCATATTTTAGAGAGATATGGAATATTTTACAAAATTATTAACACGTTCGGGCGCAACAAGGAAAAAGAATCGAAATAAAAACAAAAAAAATCACGCAAAATCTTCAAAAAAAATGAACTGTAGTCCATTTGTCAAAGGGAAAACGATAAATAAAGAAACTTGCTATACGAAAAACGTTTTATTAAAAATACGCGATTCGTATAACGAAGGACATTCTTTAGACGAAAAAATAAAAGAAAACGACCCCAATAAAATATGGGAAATATTGCATGAACGTTTAGCCGTGTGTGAAAAGGAAGATTGTTGGTTGGAACAATTAAAAGATGTGAAATTAAAAGAGGACATCGACGAATACATTTTTGCACCGGACAAACCACCCGAATGGAAAACCAACAAAAATGAATGGTTATCAAATATAGATATATTCGATGTAATGTATCAATATGAAACCACATATAAAAACTTCAAATTTATTGGGCCTACACCGATAGATTTCGATACACGACTTCCAGAAAAAGGCGAGAAGTGTGTCTGGGAAGAACTATGCACCCTTTCTTTGGAAAAAATATTGAAAGAGGGTAAAACAAAAATAGGTATTACATTTAATTTAGACAAACACGATCAAGGAGGATCCCATTGGGTCAGTTTATTTGTCGACTTGGATGACCGATTTATATTCTATTATGATAGTGCGGGGAATGATATACCGAAAGAGATTGACAATTTGCGCAAGAGATTGATGAAACAGGCCCAAGAATTAAAAAAGAAAATGAAATTGAAATTTTATAAAAATTATCCGGTCGAGCATCAATATGGTAACACAGAATGTGGAATGTATTCACTCTTTTTTATTATAACGATGTTGACGGGTATTGTGGAGGAGACTACCAAATTATCTTTAGCCAAAAAAATCAAATTATTTAAGGGCGGAAAGATACCAGACGAATATATTGAACAATATCGAAACGTCTATTTTAATTAATATATTATTTTGTCATAATATATTAGTGTATAACTATCATGAAATCTAAAATGAATCAAACAAAAAAAAGAATGAAAAATAAAAAGGGGATAAATGGTAACCGGTCTGTTAAAAGGGGAGGTAGGAGGACTAGGCGTAAACTAATTAAAAAAGCACTTGACAAATTAGATACAGCAACTGGTAACGTAGTTAGCAAAGCATTTGCAGCAACTGGTAACGTAGGTGTCAAAGTAGCTAAAGCAACTGGTCAAGCAGGTGTCAAAGTAGCTAGCAAAGCATCTAAATTAACTGGTGACGCAGCTAGCAAAGCATTTGCAGTAACTGGTGACGCATTTGACAAAGCATCTAAAGTAACTGGTGAAGCAGGTGTCAAAGTAGCTAAAGTAACTGGTGAAGTAGCTAAAGTAACTGGTAACGTAGTTAGCAATGCATTTGCAGCAACTAGTTATGAAAAAAAATTCGATGAAAAGGTTCTGGAAAAAATTTCTGAAAAAAAAGGTGTAATAAAAAATATTGAAGGTTTGAAAGAAACTGTAACTGAATTCAATTCAAAAATAGAAAAAGCGCATAAGCAATTAAATATATTTAAAAATGCCTATTCTAACGGTAAAATAATTGAACCTACATTAAACGCAGATTTAAACAATTTCAGTGATTATCGTCGTGAATTTGATAATATTTACAACAGCTTTATAAGTTCTAAAAAAATTGTAAAATTGTTGGATACTGCTATGAAGGAAGCAGATAAAAAACGATATACTGCCAAAAATGAGGCAAATGAATTAGAAAAATCTGGTAAAGTCGCCCAAAAAGCGGTTTCTGATGCTCAAAAAGCGGTTTCTGATGCTCAAAAAGCGGTTTCTGATGCAAAAAACAAATTCGAATATGCCAAAGAACAATATCCACAAAATCTGAACACACCCGAAACACCATTCAACAAAGCACTTATCGATGCACTAAACGTATTATCCGATGCACAAACGGTATTACCCGTTGCAGAAACCACATTAATCAATGCACAAACTAAATCTGCTAAAACCGCCGCAACTGAATTTTTAAAAATTGTTAGTTTAAAAGAAGCTACCGCATTATACGATATTATTAAAAAAATTTTAAATAAATATAACGAGGATAAACATAAATATAACGAGGATAAACATAAATATAACGAGGATAAACATAGTTTAAATTCAATATTGTTTGACAAATACAATGACAATATGAATGAAATAATCGAGGTAAAGAAAAAAATGTATAATCAAATATTTAAATACAAGAAAAATTACACAAAACAAGAATATGAAACTTTTTTTACTACCATTAATAATGTAGATTTTACACAGTATAATAACTTGATGGAATTATATAATGTTATTGTTAAAGAATTAGAAAAAATATATTCTAATGATGATAGTAAAGAATTATTAGAACTTGCTAATAAGATAAATAAATATGATTTATCTAGTTTCAAAGATGCACCTGCTGAAACCGTAACTATACCGCCTATTGCACCTACAGGATACAAAAAGAACAAAAACAAAATAACCGACATCGACATCAAGTTTTATAAAAGTAACTTTGAAAATAAAAACCCGTTTCCATACTATGAACAAGTCGTTTTAAATAGAACCGGCATAGATGTCATTAGCGATTTATACGGAGTTGAAGAATTATTTCCAACATTTAAAGAGGAGCTTCAATATCTAGCTGATCCGAAGAAATTTATAGAGGATCCGGAGAACGAATATAAATTCAAACCATTCAAACGTAAACATATAAAAATAGAGCATACAAAAAATGATAAAAGTGCTCCAAACATTAATATATTTGAATAAAGAATACGAAAAAATATATTTAGACATTTCTATATATATTTTACAAATGGCGTATATTCATCCAGATAATCAAACATTATTATGGAATACAATCCAAAAAGCGCCCAATTTTGAAAAACTTGGTATAAATAAAACGCAATGGTTTAAATCAATCATCAAAGAATTTTACGACCATGAAGGTAAATTTATACGAACTCAAATCGACCTACAAAATATAAATAAGTCAACCATTGCATATATGGTGCATGCATTAAAACAAATGAATGCTACTTTACCAAGCAGTAGTGGTAATGTAGAAAGAATGAGTTCCGCTTTACCCAGCACTAGTGGTAGTGCAGAAAGAATATCACAATATAACGATGAATTTAATCATCGCCAAAAAGAATACGAAATGATGAACGCAAAACCTCTTCCTCCCCAAATCGACCAAGTAAATGAAAAAATCGCGGACGAAGCAATCACCAATATGGACGAATTGATACGACAACAATTAAATCAACGTGAGCAAGAATTGAAAATGTTTGGACAATCTCCCCAACAAATCCAACCGGCCACAGTGAAACTGGACAATGTGCCAATAGAACCAATTGCTATGGAAAAAAAATCAGTTACATGGAAAAACGATATTGATAGAAAAGAAATTGATGAATTGCGTGAAATGTTGATACAATTGAAAGAGACTGTCGAATCGCTAAAAAAACAAATAAATCCAGAAGAAAATAAAGACTATACAATCTAGAAAATTGAAATTCTTTTTTACAAAATACACTATTGCAACTAGAAACAAAACAATTTAAAAATGTCAACCACACCAATTATCGAATCGTATGAGTCTCTTTACGAGAAAATTTGCGACGATTGTCCCGATGGACAAGACCCAATATCAGAAGATCAATTTGACCAGCGCATGGACGAATTATTTACTGCCGGGTTTATTGTTCACCGAAGACATGAAGATAACATATTTATCGAATCTCGTCCAGGTCTAAAATGGTCAGATTTCCACAGTATAGATGAACCAATCAAAAAAAATATATTGTTGTATTTGGTAGAGAACCCAAATGTGTTTTTCGTCCTCTTCAATACCCAAAAGGGTAAGCTTCGCATAGCTGTTGTAGAAATGAAGCAATGGGCCGCTCGAACTGATATAAAGGTCGTTTCATTCTTACTCGTTGACAATGATAAGGCTCTTGCTGACCAATCAGCTGACGGAGTGATTCGTATATTGGGATACGAGAATGTAAAATTATTCGTATTGTCCAGTAATTCGAAAACAACCATCGACGAAATAAAGACATACATTGATGCATATGCGCACGATGACGATTATCAAATGCCGGTCATTGTCCTTTTACCAAATCAAAAACAAAACGAAAAAATGATATCACTATTAGCACATATTCGCAGAAAAGTATTACGAAATAATTCGAAACTACGTTATGGAATTATTGTAGATGAGGCAGATAAAACGTATCCAATGATTCGCGATAAAACATTTACAGTAGTTGGTGGCGAACGATTCTCACTATTAGATTTTATTGTCAATGAAGATGCATTGCATCGTATCGGATTTGTAACTGCAACTGACGGTGACTTATTGGAAGATTATCCCGAATGCAGAAATGCGTATATGTATCCTATTGAAATCGATGAAAATACAAAGGACTATTATAGAGCGTTTCATACACCCGACTCAATCGTTAATATTGAAAATCCCACTGGACTAACAAAGTCAAATAATGCATACGCGGAACATATATTAACTACTCGTATGATTGATTTTAAAACACCGATTCTCCATAACGGTCAGACAATTTATCGCAAGATCATCATCAATTCGAATCCAAAAGGAAATGATATGATATCAATTGCCAAATTTGCTATTGTTGCGAATGAAATGTATGCATTTACATTCAATCAGTCCGGTATTTGCTTGTATAGACACGGACAATCAGTCGAAAGATTCAAGATAAAGGGAATGCGTCTGAATGAATTATTATATTGCATCTACAAAACGATGGGATTACATGATAAACCAATTGTTATTATCGGCAGGCGCAAAGTTGATCGCGGTCTAGGATTCCACTATGCGCCGCGTAAAAATCTAATTACCGACCGTTTTGACCGTCAAGTAATCTTTTGGAAAGGAAATTCGAATTATCCAGGTGGTGAAGTTATATCCGATGATGGCGAAGGACTTATATGGACCGATATGATATTGGGACGAATTGAAGATACTAGCACTGCCGCACAAAAGGCCGGTAGATTGGCCGGTATTATCGGACAATCTCCTCAATATATCGGAAAACTTTACTTCTGGACAGACGCCCATACTTCAAGAAGAATTCGAATGCACAATGAAAAAGTAGACATAACAAACACACTTTCTGGTTATTCCGTAATTCAATCAATAAATCATGCGAAAGATATGGTTCCTGATATTCCAATTGAAGTTCCGCTACCAGATCATGTCGTTCATTCTCAACTATTCTCAAGTAGTCATTTGGCGAAAGAATGGTGCACTGCCAATCTAATTGAAGAATATGGATCATCAGTATTTGGACTCTATAGGGAGGACGGATCTGCAGGATCATTAAGAAATGGAACTCATATAAAGAAACGCGGTTCTCTTCATCTAATTTCAAGTAGAGAAGAAACGGAACGCGGTGATCTAGGATGGGGTGTAGGAAGTTGTGCGAGAATCATGCCGGTAAGAGAAAATGGATCAATACAATACATTGTCATTTACAAACGTGGAAAATTATTAGCTAGAAATTAAAAACAAAATAAAATAATAGATATTTACTTTTACCCTTGTAACTAAACTCTTTTTTACACCTTTTAACATTTCAAACGCCGATTGTTAACAATATAATTTTATTATTTCTATCAATTCAATGTTTTCTTCTTGTTCAATTCTGTAAATATATTCATTTATAGTTTCTACCAGTTTATCTAATTTATCTTGAATATCTATTTTACTCACATTGGCGTCTGGATTAAACCGAATAAATATCCATTTGCCACTATGAATCATGTATACATCATCGTAGCGAATTTCTTCATCTTTTTTATCATAACTACGATGACCGAACTCATCTGTTTCAATTGCTAAAATTGTATTACCTATTAATTTACGATGGTCTATACGACGACGATGTGTGCAATCACAATTACCAGTATAAAGCGGAGTGTCGTGTATAAACCCATCAAAGTTTTGGTTTATTATATTTCGCACCATTATTTCTTTGGTATGTCTGTATATAACTTTACTTCGTTTATCATTTGGAAAAATTTGTTTGAAACAAGTAGCACAATATCCGTCGTAAGCAGATGACCCAGAACGACTATCTATCCAATCTATACAATTGGGACATCTTGCTCCTCCACCATGTCTTTTACATTTATCTGTTTTACCTCTGGCACTTGCTTTACAATCTGGTTCAATACATCTTGCTCCTCCACCATGTCTTTTACATTTATCTGTTTTACCTATGGCACTTGCTTTACAATCTGGTTCAATACATCTTGCTCCTCCACCATGTCTTTTACATTTATCTGTTTTACCTATGGCACTTGCTTTACAATCTGGTTCAATACATCTTGCTCCTCCACCATGTGCTATACATTTATCTGTTTTACCTATGGCACTTGCTTTACAATCTGGTTCAATACATCTTGCTCCTCCACCATGTGCTACACATTTATCTGTTTTACCTCTGGCACTTGCTTTACAATCTGGTTCGACGCATATACGCATCTTACGCTTTTTTATTTCAACACAATATTCTTGCGACATTTTTGATTTTATATTATACATTATTCAGTTGTAAATTATTTAATTCAATTTTACATTAAATCGGCGTTTTAAATGTGCAAAGGTGTAATAAAACGATATAAATATTTTTTCATATGTTTTCATATCAATATTTTAGGAGATATTTATGTATTATTCTATATCAGTATTATTTCTATTACCCCTTTATCATATGCCCTACAGAGACCGATTGTTCAATCGGTCATAAATTCGCCTTTATTGCCCGAACAACCATACACCTTTCTACTAAAAAAATGAAAACACACGATGTTTCAAAAATCTATTTCTCCCCAAATAAACAAATAAAATATTTATATTTTATATACCCTATATGAAATATAAATTATGCAATCTATTGATGGTATCAACCTTATTGTTTTTTATACCCATCTACATTTTCATAAAAAAAATAACATATCATAAAAAATCGGCAAATTTGTTCGAGTATTTTTTAGCAACATTACTATTTTTAAACATTATAATATCAATGCATTTTTGGAGTGAAGGTGAAAGACATTCAACACCGCATTATATTGACGGCATTTTTGCAAAACTATCAATGCTATTAGTAATGTTGTATGTAATATTCTTTAAAAAGTTGCATGTTTTTTATATCTTATCCTTTTTATTTATTTTATCGTGTATCTATTTTTTTACTTATTATAGTAATGAATTTTCTTCTACAAATTGGGGATGTGAAGATCATATTTTTTACCATTCAATGTTCCATATTTGTGGATCAATTGGCGCCAGTTTTGCATTCTTCTAATACCACATCATCTTTTCCAAATACGCTAACCATTGCATCATATAATAAGGTGGTTTCTTCATCGGTAAATGCATTCAAATAATTTCCATACCTACCAGATAGTAGGCGTTTTCGGTTCCAACGAACTTGTTTCACCATGTCGTTGGGATTTTTAGAAGCCCCTTTTATTTCTTCTGGTTTTAGTGGAATCATAAATCCTCCCTCTGCTGCCGTATTTTTTTCTATTTTATTCCAATCCGCGTTTTTATGTTGATTGTAATAATTGATGATGGCGTTAGTTTGGTCTTGTGTAATGGTTTCGAAAAATACTCGTATTTGTAACATTTTGGTAATAATATAAAAATGTGAATTCAATAAATAAATCAATTTTACATGCTGTGTAAAAAGATATTTGCAAAAACCATATAATGAAAACTCGCTAAATATATCTAACCAAATGTTCGCTATATTTTTATTATTAGGTATATTTTTCTATGGGGCAAATGCATATACTGGCCCGACCTATTTGACACAAATGCAAAAAAACCGAATCAATTATATTATACAACATCCACAAACACCAATTTCGATGCGAAACAAAATAAACAATATATTATTTACATACTACAAAAAATGGGCCATTACACAAGCATTCCAGTTTAAACAACTGCATAAACACAAATGTCGAAATATAGCACTCAATGAATGCGCGCTATTTGCTTTGGCCGGTTTATATAAATCTATTCTAAAATTTGACGGAAAACATGCATTTACTGTGTATTCATACCTTCATATAAAGGGTGAATTGTATAAAGGAATGACCGAACAACAGCCCATCAATATATTGCCCAAAAGTTATTTGCGAAAAAAACATTTACTCGAAGAAAGTAAAAAAATACATAATGTTTATATGAAACCCATTTATGTCGGGTTCGATGATTATAAATTAGATAAAAATGTCCAGAGTTCGAATAAAAACGTTTTATTAGAAAGCATCGAGACGAAAGAACGTATTATAAAAACGTGGGAAAAAATAAACCGTCTTCCGTCGTTCCAACGTCGGATTTTTCATTACAAATATTCACATGATTTTGATAAAGTTCGCACGAATAAACGCATAGCAGAATTAATGGAATGTAGTGAAGAGTGGATTCGTAAAAATATTGTGAAATCAATAGATACAATTATGGCACTGTAAATTATAGTTGTGAAATGGTAATTACAATTTGACTGCATTGATGTGGTCATATAATATATTTAGACAAAATCTATAGATATTATATAAATGTCTGTCCAACTTACTCCAGATCAAATTGCCGAAATCACAAAATACGTAAATGTATATAGGGCGAAACATCAATCTCCGCCTCTCTCTTGGGACGCGCCTATCGCAACATTGTCTCAACAATGGGCCGATTATTTGGATACTTACGATTTATTCCAACATAGCACAAACACTTCGAAATATGGCGAAAATATTGCGTTTTACAAAGGATATGGAGTAGATGTAATGGTTCTACTTAAGAAAGTGGTGGATGATTGGTATAAAGGAGTTGATAAAGGGTATGAATCTATCGATTTAGAGATGGTTTTCTCCAAATAAGATTATTGTAGTAAATAGAAAAATAATAAAAACAAATATAAATATATTGTTCATATACAATATATTTATGGAACTGTTCAAACACACCCTCTATATTAATTTAGAGGCGAGAACCGACCGATTGGCACATGTTCAAAGTGAACTTGCCAAAATGAATATTATTGGCGAGAGAGTCAATGCTATAAAAATGCAGGACGGAGCAATTGGTTGTTCAATGAGTCATATTAAATGTTTAGAATTGGCCAAAGCAAGAGGCTATCCATACGTATTCATTGCCGAGGACGATATTACTTTTTTAGATCCGGAATTATTAAAAAAAAATATGGAAAGGTTCGAAAAAGAATTGAATCAACATCATTGGGATGTCCTTGTGATCGGTGGAAATAATAGTCCACCATATACGCAAGTAACCGATTATTGTATGCGGGTCTTTAACAATCAAACGACTACCGGATATATTGCAAAGGCAATATATTACGATACACTCATCGCAAACTTTAAAGAGAGTGTCCAAAAATTAATGCGAGAACCTAACCAAAGAAAGTCATATGCTCTCGATATATATTGGAAACGATTGCAACAAACCGGCATTTGGATAATGATTGTCCCGCCCACCGTAATTCAATATGCAGATTATAGTGATATAGAAAAACGGGTTGTTGATTACAAACCTCTCATGTTAGATATGCGTAAAGAATGGTTATATCGTAGATGATTTTTTAGTGTTTCTACGATTTTTTTTTACCCTTTTTTTAGTGCCTCCCCGTGGGGGAATGTGTAGAGCAGTTACTGGTTCTACAATTTCATATGCTCGACGAAGTTCATTAAGTAATTCACTCGTAAATTGTTTCTGGGTATATACTGAACCTATTGCATCTGTTTCTCGATATTGAAGAACATTATTTAATGTTTTTATTTCACCAAGAGATAAAGTTTTGATTTCTTTATTTAAATCGTTCATATATTCATCAATATCTTCGATTACTTCATTTACTTTATTTACTTCATTATTATTTCCATACACTTGAATCGAACCACCTTTTTTGTTCAACATGTTTGATAATTTATTTCTTATATGATCCAAAAATAGATAGAGAAAACGAGTAATACCGATTCTTAATGAAATAGAAATAAAGCTGTTCTCTCGTAAAAATTCATGTTCTTTATTATTCGAATATTCTGTGGGTATTAATTCCATAATAGAACTCTTTATTATAAATACTAATACCCAGCATAGCGTTGAAAAAAGAAAATATAGCGAAATTATGCTGACGATAATATTGGCAAATCTTATCATTGTTTTATTTCCACCATTTTGAATTTTTACTAATTCTTCAAAATTTGAAGATGATTTTAAATCAACTTGTTTTGATAAAAAATTATATATTAATGTTTTAACGTCAGCTTCATTTACATTTTTATCACTAATTATTTTATTTTTGAAATCTTCGATAATAAATTTATAATGTTCAGTTGTAATCAACAATAAATTATTCAATGTATCTTTATCAATATTACCTATTTTTGCTAAATCATTTATTATTTCTAGAAAAATATTCGTTGATTTAATTTCCGGGTTCATTAAATATATTATATTTCTTTTCGGACTTTTCAGACTTTTCAGACTTTTCAGACTTTTCGGACTTTTCAGACTTTTCAGACTTTTCGGACTTTTCGGACTTTTCGGACTTTTTTTAACCGATGGCATATATAATATATATATATATAGAAAATATTTCACTATTTTGTATATGTTATATGAACTTCGTTATACAATCATCTTTTACCATTTTCCAACAGCATAAATGCGGACAATACTGCCTTATTTTTCTCCTCATACTCCATTGTTTGTAAATTAGCCAAATACTGACGTTTCATCATTTGTTCCTGCATTTGTTTCTCTCTGGATGCCAACATTTGTTCCGCTTTCTGTTTTTCCATGGGATCTAGAGGCATTTTACTACGTTCTCTCACAAAATGGTCAACGGATGAATATTGTTGAACCTTTTCAAAATCTCTCTCACTCACCGAGAACACGGTTTGATCTTTATGCACTTTTCTCAAATCGTCAAATTTCAATTTACTAAACGGGTCACTGGTTACATACGAATCGTTCATATCATCATCGTCATATGCATTGGTTCCATTTCCAGACGAATACAGGTTTTCAACGCCCCTATAATTTACCATTGCATGATTCTTTTGTTTGATTCGTTCGAGTGCATCCGCCATGTTACTCGTATTTACATTTTGTTCGATTTGATAAGTCGGTTCATCATTCTGGAACCATTGATTTTTTGATGGATCGGGTTTTTTAGCCATATTGTTTTCAAATAATTGATTGAATTTGTCTTGGAATTTTTCGGGGGCCAATTCCTGAATTGTTTCGGCGACTTTTTTGATAGAAGATTTATTAAAACCATTTGTATTTAGGGGACTATATTCGGCATTTTGCACAACCTGATTTTGCCGGTTTTGATTATCATAAAACTTAACTACGATTTCAAATGCCTTTTTGTAAAATAAAAAATATTCAGCCGACAATTTAGATTTATCCGGATGTAACATGAGAACCTTCTTTTTGGCCCTCTTCAAATCTTCCAAAGAAATCTGATAGTTCAGTTCAAAAAGACCAAGAACTTCGTCTAATGAATACATATGAATATTTAAATTATGAGAGTTGTCCATTCGATACTATATTAGTTCTGGAAAAGTATTTGAATATTTTTCGGCTAAATGTTTTATTTAGGAAAATGCTTACGATAATAATAAAAATAAAATGATATAAAAAAATATTGTCAAATCTATATAGAATGCCACTTCCTATTATTACATCTACCGTAACAACCCAAGACTTTGCAGCGTTATTAGAACAAAATCCGGGTCTAGTAATTGCTAAATTTGGTGCAGAATGGTGTGGACCATGTAAACGTATTGAAGAAATTGTTCAAAAATGTATGGATCAAATGCCTACCACAATTCAATGTTTAGTTTTAGACGTCGACGAGTCATTTGAATTGTATGCCTTTTTAAAAAGTAAAAAAATAGTAACATCAATACCAACCATCGTATGTTACGAAAAAGGTAATACCTCATATATTCCAAACGATGTCGTCGTCGGTGCCGATCACAATCAAATCAATATTTTTTTCGGAAAAGCTTTCAATAAAGGGAAAGCACTATTAGCACAAATCTAGATTATTGTAAAAAACTTAAAGGATTTTTACAATATAATGTATAAATGAAGAAGGTCGAATATTATGTATTGACGAAATTAGAATCGGATCGACACTATAAAATGAAGATGCGATTCGAAAATGAATATATCAATGCAAATTTTGTTCCCGTAGTAGAATTTGATGACAAACGATTAGATAAAATTCCAGAAAAACATAAGCGAGCAACGTCGTGTATGCTGGGACATATGGATATGTTACGTAAATTTATTGATTCAAATGCCGATTTCGGTGTCTTTTGCGAAGATGATATACATATTCGTAGAGGAATGAGTGAAATAATACCGGAAACTATTGCTAAATATAAACGTCAAAATTTAGAGATATTGATGTTGGGTTATTTATTTCCATTCAAGCCCGTCGAATTGTCATTTTATCACGAGCCCGAATTTTACAATCAAAAATTGGATGTTATCGACGAAAACCTTATCTATTTCTCATATATCGACCGTTTATGGGGAGCGCAAATGTATATGTTGGATCGTAAGACCGTCGGTAAATTTTTGAATAAATATACATTAGATTATGCGATTCGATCAATCGAAGATACAAATTTAGCCCCATTTGCGGCAGATTGGACACTCACAAAAGATGGACGTAGGGCGGCTGTATATCCAATGTTGGGCGTAGAAGAGAAACCAGAAGGGTATAATGACTATGGACAAGGGTCCTATCATATGAGATGTTTTGATTGCCATTTTGATAATAGTAAATATATTTAGTTGCGGTTTCGCTTTGTCCTCTTTTTTTTATTTTTATCCTTTTTACCTTTGCCTTTTTTTTTACCACCGACCGATTCTGTATTTTCAGGAGATGGTGCGGGCGATGGTGAAAAAGATTGTGGCAGCAATGATGCAAATGATGATTCGTTTGTTTCAGATGGTGTTTCGGTCGAATTATTATTTGCTAAATCAGATTCGGGTTCGGGTTCTTCGTCGTATATAGTTGCAACTGCCAAAATAATGGCGGTAATACCAATCGACCCATACGTAAACAATGTAGGGGTATCAATCATAACAATTGGACGATTTGGGAATATATTAAGTGCGTCGTATGCCACTGTCATAATATCTTGCAAATTATTCATATTTTCCTTCATTATTATTATATGTTGATAAAATTTTTATTATAGAAACCCATAATAAAAATTGCTATTCTAAAAATCCATGTTCCAATCATCATATAATCCACCTGCTTCTAAATTATATGCCATCGTATTGTTTTCTTTAGACAGTTCTTCTACAATATCCATTTTTACTAGTATGGATACTTTTACCCCAGTTAAAGTATCTAGTATTTCTTTTTTGTAGATGTTTTGGGCTATGTCGTCCATTATACTCGAATCGGTTGATTCATTGTATCGTTGATCGTATCCAGCCAACGTTTTTTTTATTTTTATTTTTATTTTTGTTTTGTTTTTTGAAAAGATAAATTTGGTGGGTTTAACTCGAAATTCGTTATGTATTCCTTTTACATTCAATTCTGATAGTGGACGTTTATTATGTGGAATATATGAAATCAAATATATCAATATATTTGCAAGGAACTTCATTTTTGTATTTTTGTTTTTATATGTTTATATATTTTTATCATGATATTTTTGTTTATGATCGACGAATTTGTTCTTTGTTAAATTTATTTAACCATTCTTCTTTAGATACTTGTGAAACTGTGGTATGGAAATGTCGTTCGTATTGTTCAGGACTATCAAAAAACATAATATGTTGGTCATTGCTGCAAACGTCACATGAATTTGCAACTTTATAAAATAAGTCTTCACATCGAGAACCAACTAAAAATTTACTTTGATGAACACCTGTAATCGCATTTCTAATGATATGTCCAGGGGTTATATTTGTAGTATAGAATTCAACGGCTATTCTTTTTTTACCATTGTATCTATAGGTCTTATTATATCCTTTGTCCATTTTTTTTAATTCTTCCATCATTTTTATTTGACGCTTTGCATTTGATGAAATTGAATATGCAGTAGTCGCATCATCAAAATCTGGAATTGATACTGATATTTGATCATTGAGGCTATGTTCATCTTCGTTTTCGTATCCATAATCGTAATCATATGACATATTTTTAGGGCGCTTTATAGATTGTTACCTACGTATGCTGGTAGTGCGATATCTGTTAGATATACTATATCACATTATTTGTTTATATTGTTTGAATTTATATTTTTGTATACATATATATATTATATGTCTGCTTTTTTTAAAAATATAGAATATGCACGCAATTATTTTTTTAATACTTTAGAAAATTTACAAAATAAATCTATCAAGAAAATGGAAAAAAAACATACAATTGAAGAAAATGATATTATTGATGAGAATAATAATATTAGCGATAAATCGATCGACAATGAAGTAATTACTGAAAATACAATGGAACCGGTGGAACCGGGACCACTTGATGAACACGAACCACCTCTCGAAAATGAGAGTAACACCAAATTGGTTAGAGACGATGAATCATATGAGAGATCAATCCCGTATATATCGAGTGATGATGAATATGTGAGCGATAGCGACGATGGGCTAATTTACGACAAATCTCCGTATATTTTCAAAAATCTGTATTCAAGCAATGAGCAATACTTTCATTATATTAATGATCGATTAAATAAAGAGTTTGGAGGATGCATGGATACCGACTCTACCAAATATAAAATACATTTTTGTATTTATGCGATGAATGGAACGTGTAGTTTCAGAGGAGACATAATGCCTTTTTTACAATTTATATTTGAGAACAATGGAGGTGTTTATTCATTCCCCAGTATGGAATTCAATTGTTCTCCTAACGTGGATGCCGATGTATATTTCAAAAATGAATGTATAAAAAAGTTGTTAGATTTATTTCCGATTAAACAGATAGATGAAGATATATTAGAAGATATCTACAAGGGTTTTTTAGAGTATGATGAGAGCAATATATTTGTTGTATTCGACTTTAGTAACTTTTTTAAATCCATGATATGGGAATCTACGGAAACAACTATCATGTCTACTTTCCTTTCAAGTATGAAAAAAGAAACATATAGCTATGTTTGGGGCATTGTAGATGACTCTGTTGAAAAAAGTATCAATAATATTCCTATTGGAAATATTATACTCGAATTCTTTGACAAATATAGATATATGAAGGAAATAAAAAAAGAATATGGTAGTATAGCATCTGTGCCAATGATTGCCTATTTATGTAAATTTGAAAATGGTTCATATGTAAATATAAATAAATCCGAAAACTTCAAAAATTCTTATGAGAAACGCAGTGATCATCCATTGTTGGGGCCATTTTATATTTTTTCCAAAGATAAAATAAACGAAAATGCAAAACGTTTTGCTGTTTTTACTGAAAATAATATCGTGATTGACGATAAATTAGAATCCATCAGTGAAAGTGATCCAAAATTTTTTAATAGAGTGATATTGAATAAATCTGTCATCGAATATACGACAAATAACGAGAGCCTTTTGTGTATAAAACCAGAAACCTTTTTTTACGAATTGTAGACCAATCAGTAACCCTATGAAATAATATTATATAGATAAATATAATATCACTTTTACCCTATACACTATACCATATTATCTATCCCTCCTACATACTTTTCCAAATATTTATGGACGATATCATCAACCATTTCTACTTGAAAATTATTTAAAATCTCTTCATTTATCGGCTTTCTTCCATGCATTTTTTCAAAGTCATTTACAAAAACATCTATTTTTTCATGTTCGGATTTTATTTTGTTTGAAATTTTATTAGTAGCCTCCATAAAATGCTTTTGTAATTCGTTCTTCTCCTTTACCTTCAATTTTTCTTCTATCTCTCTTTTACGACGCGCATCCTCGCGATCTTTGTTGATGAGTTCATCTACTTTGGTTTGTATCATGATTTCACGCAGTTTTATTTCTTCAGAAGCGTCATTTGCATCAAATGACTGGTTTATGTTTTTATACCATTGATGACGATTTTCATTTGCAGATACAATAATATCACATACGTCTGGTTTTTTAAGATCATCGAATCGTTTACGTTGGTCAGAACCAGGTTTACCTGCAAAAGTAGTATTAAACGTTTCTATAATTTTTAATGGAATGGAAGGACTGGTTTCCATTAATCGATCGAATTCTTGACGATTCAACTTCAAAAAATGACCAGCATCCATGCGTTCGCCCGGAGCCTTTGCCAATTCTATTCTAATATTACGCGCAAATTTATCCCACGAAATTGCCGAAACTCTGTGCGATTCATTCAACTCTGATATTTTCAAATATTGTTGTATAGTAGTTAAAATTCCAATCATAATATTTATTGTTCCAATCACCATCGGTGCATATGTTTGGTAAGTAATTGGTAAACTAGCTTGGGCAAATGATGCTGTTCCACTAACAGTAGATAGTGTAATGGCCGGAATAGTGAACCATGCGTGCATTCTCGAATATTTATTGTGAGCGCGGGTGTTCAACCATTTATAACATTGAGCAATATCACACCACTCGACCATGATCATTTCGTTTTCGGGAGACCATTCAATTTGTTTTGTGGTAGTAGTAACACTTGCACTATCCCCTCCCTCATTATTTTCTTCTGAATTTTTCGTTTTTTCATCCTTTGCTTTGTTCATAGAATTTGTATATACATGTACTAGAAATTCATAGACATTTTTTGTAATAATTATTCGTTGTCTACAATCAGATTTTCATCTATAACCACATTTTCGTTGAGAAAATCGCTATTCTCAATGGTTTCAAAGATTTTTTCGGTGGATTCGAGTATTTGTTCAGATTCACTCAATATTAACTCTATTTTGTCATTTTCAGTATTCACCCCTTTTTTAAATTCACTGTTTACATTTAAATCGATAAGTTCATGTGACAATAAGAAAAAAGAATCGACATCGTTCCTTGTACTAAATTCAGCGGTTTGATTATTATTTAATATATCATCTTCTATTTCACGATAAAACATATCCATTTTTGTATAAAGTTTTGCTAAATAGTTTTCTTGCGAAGAATGAAAAAAATGGATGTAATTTATGTATAGGCCCATTTGTTCTCTCAATATTGTGTTTTCGTATTCTAACGTAGTTAGAAAATTTGTAATTGACATTCCGACATTTGTATTGTCAGTGTAATCGTGTATTTTTTTTTCTGATTGTTCGTAAAATAAATGTAAATCATCAATGATCTGTAAAATAATTTTATGTATTTCTTTTATGTCGTCAATTTTGTATTCATGAAATGGTTCTAAATCTTTGTAAACCGGCATCTTCTTTATATCGGGTGATGTGGGTATTTGAATATTTTTTTCTTTGTTTTGCATCATTATAATGTTATATAACTTGTAATAGTCACCGTACATACGATTATTTATTAAAATTATAAACTTTGTTAAATTTTCCATTTCCATGTTCAAAATTTTATATTGAAAATAGAACGAATCTAAACAAAACAAAAAGATTTTTTTGCTATTATATTTGATTAAACTGTTATATGTCGTTTTTAATTTATTCAAATTATTTGTAATAATGTTTTTTTTTTCAAATATCAATTCGTCTATTTCGATAAGTCTATCAAAATTATTTTTTAAAGCATCAACATTGAATGTATGTAAAAAAGACATATATATATTTGGACTATATATTTTACTCGGTAAAGTTTACCGGTAAAAAAGACCGGTAAACTTTACCGGACCCTTTTTACTTTTATTTGTCTACACTTAATTGCAACATGATAAATATACATCATTTTCAAATTTCATGATATTTGAAATATCCTTTTCCGTTTCTGCATATTCGCTATTCATATTGCATAAATCCTCTTTTGTAAACGACGTTGGATATATATCTCTATGTGATGGTTTTGTCATGAGTTCTTTACATAATTTGGCGATTTCATCACTTTGATTGCCTTTAATTTCACGCTCTTCATGTGGAATATGTGGTTTTAGTTCCCAGTAGTCCTGATCCGTATAATACAACCTATTTTCGTTTTCAGTTTCTAATAATTTTGTCATTTTTATATTTTGATTATCCGTCATTTCTATTTTAATAAATGCGAAATAATAGATTTTGTTTTTTAGGTTTATTCTCTTTCGCATGTCAATATATGTAATATTACCAAAATCCACCTCGTTAAATGTATGTTTGATATAATATTTTGATATGTTTGGAAGTATACGTGGTATGAAAATATTCATTGCAATTTTATTCATCATTTTTGATTGTTTTTGATTATTTGTTTTTATTTGTTGCAAATACATTTTATGAATAAAGTATTTCAATTTTATAGAAACTTTGGATTTGTAAATGCATCCTAATAAAAAATGTCGTTTTTGACACTTTTTATTTTTAATTTATTTACGAATTAAGTATATTTTCAATTTTTTCTAATAATTTTTTTACTTTTAATTTACTATTATTTATTTTTTTAATATCAGATCTATACCCGCTACTTTGAGTATTCGTATAATAATTATTAATGTTTTTCAATAATCCGTCATTATATCCGCCGTGACGATTTAATATATCAATGATATGTGTTATTTTTCGAATTTTATCTATTTTTGTATTATGTTTTGCAAGAAAATATATTTCGCCATCGCGGACTACATAATTGAATCCGGCATAAACCATCGCAATAATAAATAGCTCTCTACTTACATATCCTATATTACAAAATATATGTTTGAATTCTTTGTTTCCGTCGGGTGACATAATATTATAGCCGGTTTTTTGCATCGTTAATTCGGTGATATGTTTGCCTTCTTTTGTTATGCCTTTTTTTGGTATATTTGATTGTGTAATTTCAGCGGGTTTATAAATGTATGGTAATGCCTTTGCTATTTCTATAACATCTTTACAAAAATCTTCTTGATTTACGATAGTTGGAGTAATACAATTTAGGATAGACGGAGTATTATATTTATGTTGGGAAAATTCATCTACAATAGAATGTATACGAGTGTATATCTCTTCAGTCATTTTGAGTTGTTAATATTGGTTTGATTGTTTGTATATCATATAATAAGTCTATAAAAAGTATTTCAATTTTATGATAAAACAAATTGTATTTACCCAAATTCTGCATTGTATTTTCGTAGAAAATTGAAGAAATGTATATCATATTGTATTATGTAACTTATACACACAATTAATATTCAACTACTACAGAAACCTAACTATGAATCCAATTATTAGCGGCTATATTCAATTTCACGAAAAAGATATCAAGGATTTTCCACTGGAAATATTTGAAGATATTGGGGATGAATCGACTGAATCAGACAATCTATGTGTGTCTACCAAATTTGGTATAGTAAATTTAAAAACAGAAAAAACAAATATTACAAATAAAAAAATGGCAATCTTGTTTTCGCTTGATAATTCCGCATCCATGTCGGATGATTGTATTGATGGCAGAACAAAAATAAAACACGCAACTCATACCATCGTAAACATACTGCGTCTATTTGCAGAAACCAAAAATATAGAATGTATGGTAGGAATGATTGTATTTAACCGCGGCGTAACTCAATTATTTGAATTTATTGAAATAAAACCGGGTAAACTATTGGACGAAACAATACAAAAAATAGAAGAAATATACACAACATCATGCACCAATATTGAGGAATCATTGGTAAATGCAAAAAATATTTTAGATGAATATAAAAATGAGCACCCCCACCATAAAATAGTCCATATACAATTAACCGATGGCGATGCAACGGAAGGCGAAACAAACCCCGATAAACTGAATCAACAGTTGTCCGACGAATACATTAATATATTTGTTGGATTTGGATCTGAACATAACAGTATTCTATTACAAAAGCTCGCATCGAGAAAAAGGGGCGAGTATGTATTTGTAGATAAAATCGAAAATGCTGGACTTGTTTATGGTGAAATTATACACAATCTATTGTATCCTGCATTTGAAGAAGGATATATTGAAATAAATAACGGCGAAATTTACGACTGGACCAATAATATCTGGGTAAATCGTTTAGAAATTCCATCAATATCTAGCGATAATAGTAAAATTTACCATATACGATCGACAAATCCAGATGAAACCAGTTGTAAGTTATATGGAATCACCACAACGTCAGAAGATAATTCTATAAAATTACTAGACGACCTCACCATATTACCTTCATTAATTTCAACTGAAAATGGAGAAGACGAATATTTATTGAATGATTTTACCGAATATATGTATAGGCAAAAGGTGCAAGAAATTTTATATAAAATAAATCATTTGAATTATGAATCAATCGAATTAATCAATACGACGCAAGTAGACCCATTCAATACGCCTCGAAAGAACCATCGTAAAATGAATGATAGCAACGAGGAGAAAAAAATGACTATGAGAGATATTGTGAAAACACTATTTCAGAGTATGAACGGATACAAAAAAGGGTTAGAAAACATGGTATTTCCAGACGAAAAAAAGATAAAATTTGTAAAGGTATTGATGGATGATATTTATATTGCCTATAAAACAATTGGACTTAAAAAATCGCACATGTATTCTTGTGCACGCCAACGTTCACAAGGAAGACAATGCACATACAATGTCACTAATATTGAAGATGATATTGTTTATGGAGCGCGCGCATTATCTAGTCCAGCAAGATTAACTAGAACACATACACTATTTGATCGTTCATTATCAAATAATCCATATGATCATGAATTTGTATTTGGTCATGATAATGGATTAAATACAAAAATAGGATTACTAGACCCATTGGATATAAATATCGACGAAGAAGATTTTGAACTGTCACAGAATACAGAAACCAGTTATGCTACTCCGACAATATTAAAATTAATGCGAAGTGTTAGCGGAAAATAAAACCAACGACGATGAATAAATAATATATCTATACAACGGTATAAAAATAAAGGAAATAATATTCTATATTTTTATTGGATGCCTAAAAACAAAAAGTCTCAAAAAAAAGCAGGTGAGAAAAATGATGAATCGAAACCAGAGGTTCCGGCACAGCCCCCATCAAATTTCATAACAATTGTCCGCGATTTTCTTAAAGATTTGTCAGTTACTTTTCCAGAATATATTTATCTGTGGGCAGCATGGACCGACCCAAAATTACCTGATTCGGAAATACAGAGGTTATATGATTATTGTATAACCGTTTTCCCTGAACGTTTCTTTGATATTCTATATCAAAGTGAAGACTTGTTCAAATCAGATAATGTGGCGAATACCTTTTTTTTACCAAATGTTGATTTCAAAGTATTATACAATACTGAAAATGTTTCTGAAAATACGAAAAAAGCCCTATGGAAATATTTACAATTGTTGTTGTTTACTATCGTCAATTCGGTAAAGGATAAAGCCAACTTTGGAGACACGATGAATTTATTTGATGGTGTAGATGAGAATGAATTGCAAAATAAACTGAATGAGACGTTAGGTAGTATTGGGGATTTTTTCAAAAACATGGGTGAAAATATAGAAAAAACGGACGATGGTGCTTCGACCGAAGAACAGGGTGAAAGCGGCGAACCTGAAATGCCCGGCTTTGAAGGTTTCAAGTTTGATCAAAGTAGTATGCCCAATGCGGAAGATCTACATGGCCACTTAAAGGGACTTTTCGAAGGAAAGATTGGAAGTTTAGCAAAAGAATTGGCCGAGGAAATATCCCACGATTTTAAAGATATATTAGATGACGGCGAAGGAGATCCCACATCTACACAGGAAGTATTGCAGAAAATGTTGAAAAATCCAAAGAAAATAATGGATTTGATGAAAACTGTAAGTGGAAAATTAGACGCGAAAATGAAAAGCGGAGATATCTCAAAGGATGAGATTATGAAAGAGGCTAGCGAATGGATGAGTAAAATGAAGGATATGGGAGGAACAGATCAATTCAATGAAATATTCAAAAATATTACAAAAAATATGGGCGGTTTAGGTAAAAATATGCGTTTTGATACAAATGCACTAGATCGTATGACAAAACAGCAATCCATGAAAGAACGAATGCTTAAAAAATTAGAACAACGTAAACAAGCAATGGCTCAATCACAGTTGAACCAATTACAAAATAATGTAGTGTCTTCTAATTCCAATATTTTACCTTCCGAAGATCCCAATCGTTTTGTATTTAAAATGGAAGGCGAGGGTGTTCAGGAAAAATCGTATGGTAAAAGAGAGGTTGAAAAATCCATAGATGAAATTGTTGCAGAATTGGGTTTAGAAAACGAACCCGCTGTTCAAAAACCCAAAACAAATAAAAAAAAGAAGGGAAAGAAATAATATGATGGTATTCTATAGATGTTTTCACTTTCGAAATATATTGATATTCCGGTATTTATTGCTAGTTTGATCATTGGTATAGCAATTGTATATTTTACTATGCCCGACCAACGAAAAATATTTGTTTATCCTTCCCCCGAGAATATAGATATATTACAGTATCGCGATAAGACAGATGGTTGCTTTAGCATGAAACAAAAAGAAGTTATCTGTCCAAAAAATGAAAATGAAATTATGAAAATACCGGTTCAATCATAACGTTATAATATGTATATATATTATATATATTATGTCATTATTTATTAAACCCACGCTAGCATCCCCATCAAATTCGGGAAGCACTCGCAAAAGAAAAGCATCCGTATTACAACATGAACTAAAATCAAGAAAAGCATCCGTATTACAACATGAACTAAAATCAAGAAAATCAGTGCTATCAAGAAAATCAGTGCTATCAAGAAAATCAGTGCTATCAAGAAAATCAGTGCTACCATTACCAGCGGTTAACCGAATATCACCAACAGGTCAGGATATAACATTAGCTGCAGAACATACAATCCAAAAATTTATGACAAATGTTGACCCCAATAAACGGAGAGCATTGTTTCTCAAAAGCATATGTTCTGATGCTGGAGTTTGTATTGCATTTGGTAAAGAGAACAAAAAAATTAAGGAGCATTTTAACGGATTTATCGATGTCAAATATATAAAATCGCCCATCAAACGTATTGGTAACCCCTCCCAAAATGGTTTTGTCAATGAAATTACATATGAAAATAATGGATATGTAGCAAATGCTATTCTCAAATCTTCCGCTAATGAATCTTCGGATAATTTGATGTTTGAATATTTAGTTGGACAATACATAAATAAAAAGAGCCGCGCGTTTCCATGTTTTGTAGAGACATATGGATGGTTTTTATATGAGAATCCAGATATATGGACAACTATGAAAAATAATAAAATAATTCCAGATACATCTATTCTTGAAACATTACAAATACAACCCGCTGAAATCGACGATCCATCTTCAATGGAAATTGCTTGCACGAATTCAAAATATATATCTATATTGATACAACATATAAAAGAGGCCATGTCTCTCCAAAGTATGTTAGGTAATGCGGATTTTGTAAACAATGACTTGTTATATGTTCTATACCAGATATATATGCCTTTGGCCACGTTAGCAAATAATTTTAATCATTATGATTTACATCTCGAAAACGTTCTCATTTATCAACCAATCAAAGGCAAATATATTCAATATAAGTATGTATTGAATAATGGTGAGGTCGTCGAATTCAAATCTCCCTACATCGCTAAAATGATCGATTATGGACGTTGCTTTTTCAAAGATGACGAATCGACCAATCCATATACAAATTCATCAATGGAAATCTATAAAACCATTTGCAAAATAAAAAAATGTGAACCAAATTGCGGAGAGAATGTCGGTTTTGGAAATGTTATTCCAGAAGATTATCCGGGTAGTTTCTATTATATTAGTTCATCTAAACGTAATATGAGTCACGATTTACGTTTATTGTACGAATTGAAAAAATATATAAAAAATCCAGTAACCAATAAAGTAGCTTATGGAGTAGGTATAAGTACAAGAGACGAAAAACATTACGGAACCATAGAAAATGTCGGTTCTAGATTACCTAAAAAAATAGTGAACGTGATTGATGCGCACGCTTCCATTAAAAAAAAGATATTATCAAACAGACACATGACGAACAATGAAGAAGTTTATGCGGGTATGGAATCGGTCGGCGCCCTAACCATTTATCAAGATGGCAGAGATATGGTTTTTTTACCAAAATAATATTTTCAAGAAATATAAAAAGATCGTCCTATATAATTATAGTATTCATGCAAGAACTTTATTATGAAAACAAAAAAAATATCACAAAATACATAAAAAATGGACTCTATTTACCATTTGTAAAAATATTATTGTATTTAGTTACCGGAGACCTATTTTTATCCACGATTATTATTCAAAAAGCATATGTTTCCAATTACTATTATCATTTTGAACATTTATATCATTATGTTCCTCATCCGCACAATTGGATAAAACAATTTGTTCGTTATACGGATACCGGACATATTGCATCGTTCCTCTATTATTTTTATCCCGAATATTTGGGCATTTCGCATAACGTCCATTTTACAATCACGGCGGGTTATTGGTTCGGTCGGTTGGTTTTGAATTTACAAGACCAAGATTCAAAAAAGGATGATGAAATTATCGATTGGTTTTCCAACATGTGGACGTGCGGCAATCATGGACTAGCATACAGTATGATATTATATCGTATGATATATTTACCGCTCGATTCATATGATGAATCGTTTACAAAGAATGATCTTTTTTATTCATATATTTGGTTATATTCATGGTTTATATTTATTTATATTCCATGGCGCGTTATTACCGGAGATTCGGTATATTCGGTAGTTGCATATGATTCGCCAACCAGTCATAAAATCATTATATTTATTACAATGAATGGACTTATTTATTTAGGAAATAGTTTTGGATATTTTGTAATAAACCAATAAATGTATCATGTAATAAACAAAATGCATTTGATATTTTGCAATAAATCGTATATACATATATTATATAATGAATATTAAAAGATTGTTGAATACCCCCTTCGGTAAAATAATTATTTCCATCTTATTGGGATTTGGTTTAGCAACAATGTTTCGAAAGGCATGCACTGATAAAAATTGTATAATATTCAATGGACCGGTAATTACTGATATTGACGATAAAATATATAAATACGGGGAAAAATGTTATACATATGATTCTGCTCCTGTCACATGCGATAAAAATAAAAAGATAATTGATGTATCTTCGCCGATTCCATTGGAAAACAAATAGTCTTTTAGCGAAAATAATGCGTAAACTATACTATTTTTAGAAATTTGAATATAGTATAGTTTTTATAATGGCCGATAAAATATCTACCACACGGATCGTGGATTTACCGGAAAATATAACCGTTCAGATGCCTCCCGGCAGTAGAATGGAATTTAATCAACCCATGAATACTGGTATGGGCGGGGGTGGGTATGATCCACAAAATCCGACCTATAGCCAAATGAATGTTCATCCAAATCCATATGGTAATTCTCCCCAGAATCAAATCATGCCACTACCACAACCAACACAGCAACAATCGCAAAATCAGTTTTTACCGCAACAAATGCAAATGGAGAATACCCCACAATATAGACTGCCGTCGAGAGATATACCCGTAGATACTGCACAATATTCGCATGATGAACAAGTGCAACCGAATTATATTCCTCCGGTAAAATTAACATCCGATTATATTAAAGAATATGACGATCTAAATGAAATACCGTTACGTGAGTATAAACAAAAAAAACATCGTGAATCATTGGTTGACCGTATTTTAACCGAAATCCAGACGCCTATTTTTATTGCGTTGTTATTTTTTGTGTTTCAAATGCCCATAGTAAATAAACTTATGTATAAGAATTTATCATTTTTATCTATTTACAATAGTGATGGAAATATGAATTTTTATGGTATGGTGTTAAAGAGTCTCATTTTTGGGTCGATCTACTTTTGGTTCTCTAAATTTACAAATTACGTGAGTGAATTATAATGCATATTTGAGAATAATGTATAGAACGATACAAAGAAGTGCTACTGCTAGAATGGAAATAATAGCACACATCATTTTTTCTATATTTTGTCGATGTTTTTCCACCACATTGTCTTCTTTCTCGTTTTGTAAAAGCGGTTTTGATATTTGATTTTTTTGCAACATAGTTCCGTAATTTAGACCGTAATATTGCGTTGGTTGCATTTTTATTTGTTTTATTTTATTATGATATTTCTAAATCATTTCAATTTTATAATTGATATAATTTGCAAGTTTATTTCACAATTTTGTTCAATATATTCATAATTCCTGTCTTTTTATTTTTACGCGTTTTGTTTTTTCTTGGCTTTTTGGAAGCTTCGATCGGTCCTTCTCTTATTTTCTCTGCATTTTTCACCATATTTGCAGGAACATATTTTAAAAACCACATTTCATAATCGCGCGTCCCTCTTTTTCCCACAAGTTCTTTAAATTTTTCGGCCTTTTCAGCTCGAATGGTTTCCAAAGTAGTTTGATTTCCGTAACATGTCGTTGTAAACCTCTTCAAAAGCCCTTTTTGCTCTAACCGATTTTCTTCTTCAACGTCAAATAAAAATTTAGCCATACATAAAATACGGTCCTTATTAAAATATGGAAAAGGCTTATCGGCATAAATAAATGCTAAATAAAAACTCAACATGGTATCGATCGTCGCAACGTTGATATCTTTTTCGGCAATGGTAATTGTATTGTAACTATGGCATGCAATCGGTTTATAAATAAATGCTAAAGTATCTTTACCTACTCGAATTTCTGTTCTTTCTGGAATCACTTCACCAATGGGCCCATGGTTGATTATTTTCACATTTTTGAATCCACTTTCTTGCAATCTTTCCATAATAATCATGGCGGTCTTTTCATTATCTTCACTTAATACATCAAAATCCGGTATTTTTTTTAATAAATTACTTTGACTTTTTGTCATATATCTAGAATACAATGAACTTGCATATCCTCCGAAAAATATAACACCTTGATCGATGAGAGCATCTCTCACTAAAAAATACAATCTGGTAACATCCTCATCTGCGGAATCCATTTCCCTCTGAAAATCAACAGTATTACAATCCACTGCAGTTGTCAAAGGATAGTGTTTGTTCAATAGGTTTAAACGTTTTAATACTTTCTCCCAACGACTCGTATCGCCATGTGGTCTAGATAACTCTAAATACATACTCATTCGTAGATAATTTGGCGGAGCATACAAAATACCCATGCGTAAAATCGCCTCTTTTTTAATGGCCTGGTAGATTTCGTTATCCAAATAAGTGATATCGGCCACTGGTATAAAATTTACAAATACCTTGTATGTTCCAGCGTGAACCCCCGATTTTGCCTCGACATCGGTATAACCTTGTTCAAAATATATATCGGCCAATTCTTTCGCATCGTCTAATGCATTGTTGGAAAAGAAGTCGTAATCGGGAACTTCTAGATCTCGGTTATAAAATTGTGCATATTTTGGTAATATTGCATTTATAGCGGTTCCTCCGTAACAAACTAATTTTTTTTTCATTAAAAAATCTTCGACAATTTTAATAATGTCTTTTACATCCTCGCTGTTTGCAATTTTCTGGCCCTGTAACGTTTCATTTTCATCGACCGCATGACGCAATACGGCGAGCTCACAGTCTTGAAATGTCATGTCATCTTTACATAATTCGGTTCTATATTTATTTGTAGTTCTGTTTTTTTTACTCATTTATATAATGTAGATATTTTTCTAAATTATATATTCTGTTTTATTCGTGAATAATATTTGGTCCATATTTAAGTTTTCTGGGACGAGGATCTTCTTTTTGACGTTTAATATAATTTAATACATAACCTAACGGAACAAAGGCGGATTGATGTTCTGCAAAAATATCTTCACATAAATCATTGAATATATCGTTTTTATAAAAGCGACACGCGATCGTTTGAACACCATAATTTGTTATGAAATCGTGAGGTGTCGCTGGATTAGGACTACTTTTCTCTAAATCAGGTAGAGCTAATTTCAATTGATTCACGTTGGTTGTTTTAAAATCATCGTTCGGTTTTGGTGGAGATGTTTTTTGATTTTTAAATTCACTGTATCTATCAATTGACCAAGTAGAGCCTCCGGTAAAGACACTTATATAGTTGGCTAAATCGCCAATCTTATCATTGGGTCTGATGGACCGGTCCATTGCAATAATTATTTGTCCATTTAATTTTGACAAATTCGTATTGCCGTTGATTTGGTCTTTGTAAACACTATATGTGTTTCTTGTTCCATCGGAGTTACCCAAAACATTTAATATTTTTGTATATATAGTTGGACTATCCGATTTTACGCGCAAGTGTATAAAGAGTGGGTCGTTTGGATTTGGCGCCTTTTCTTTTCCTGGGCCACTAATATAGTCCATTATAGAACTAAACGAAACTTTATTGCTATTTGTATTTTCAAAAGTAGAAAATGTAGGATCCGTGGAATAGTTTACATAGACCGACTCTCCGTCCAAATACAATTCAAAATCCAGAAAACGACATCCCCTACTCATTACATAGTCCAACATTTCGGTTGATATTTCTTTACCGTCGAATGCCGAATTATAAGATGCTTTTATACATACCTGATTCAATGGAATATTAGACATCTTGTTCGTAATATTTGTGATAGCAGGCGATGTCTGGTTTTGTTTGTCTATAACATCTACCTGACCTGTATATCCTTCAAATAAACTATATTTTGCCACGTGTTTTTGAATCATTCGATAAACAATATACAAAAAAATTATTAGAATCAATAGAATAATAAATAATTGAATTTTAACCATTATATATATTACCTATAAACAAAAATAATATAATAAAAACAATATAATATATTATATTATAACATGGCTGGAGGATTACTAAATCTTATATCTATTGGAAATAATAATTTGATATTAACCGGAAATCCTACTAAAACCTTTTTCAAAGTTACTTATTCTAAATATACCAATTTTGGTCTACAAAAGTTTCGTATAGATTATGATGGATTGAGAGAATTAAGAACTACCGAAGCATCTACATTTACCTTCAAAATACCCAGATATGCCGAATTGTTAATGGATACATATTTAGTGGTTACGTTGCCCGATATATGGAGTCCATTTTATCACCCAAGTGATGATAATAACAATCAATGGACCCCTTATGATTTTCGCTGGATAAAAGATTTAGGAACTCATATGATCAAGGAAATATTAATTACGTGTGGGTCGCTAACCATACAACGATATACGGGTGAATATTTAGCGGCAATGGTTGAACGAGATTTTAGTGCAGAGAAAAAAGAACTATTTGATAGAATGACCGGTAATATTCCAGAATTGAACGATCCATCAAATGCATTTGGTCGTGCAAATACATATCCATCGGCGTATTATACCGGCAGTAATACCGGCGCCGAACCATCGATTCGTGGAAGAAATTTATATATACCCATAAACACATGGTTTACATTGGATAGTCGATGTGCATTCCCACTGATTTCATTGCAATACAATGAATTATCTATAAGCGTTACATTCAGACCTATACAAGAATTATTTCAAGTCCGTGATGTATATGATGTTGAAAACTTATTTCCATATCTGCAACCGGATTTTAATAGGTCACAATTCCAGATGTATCGATATTTACAAAGCCCTCCAGCAGTAAACATTTCTGCATCGAACTATGAGAATAAAATAAACACGTGGAATGCGGACATTCATTTAATGTGCACCTATTGTTTTTTATCAAAAGAAGAGAGAAACAAATTTGCAGCAGAAGATCAAGTATATTTAGTGAAAGATGTATTTGAATATAAATTCGAAAATATAACTGGGAGTAAAAAGTTGAAATTAACCTCAAATGGTATGGTTGCCAATTGGATGTGGTTTTTACAACGAAATGATGTAAATATGAGGAACGAGTGGAGCAATTACACAAATTGGCCATATTCGGCTATACCGTCTGATATTGTAGAAGCACCCGATACATCAGTAGATACTGATTTTACATATGGTCCTTTATATAATCCAGACGGAACGAATACTGGTTATTTCTATACAGGTGATTTTTATTCGGGTAATCGTAAAGAGATTTTGGAAACAATGGGCATCGTATTAAATGGTGATTACAGAGAAAATGTATTGACGCGTGGCGTATATGATTATATTGAAAAATATACACGAACCCAGGGGTCGGCAAAAGATGGAATATATTGCTACAATTTTTGTCTGAATACGAGTCCTTTTGAATATCAGCCATCGGGAGCAATCAATTTAAGTAAATTCAAAACAGTTGAATTGGAACTAACAACCTATATTCCTGATGTAGATTTGGTGAATTCTACTTTTGGAGTCATTTGTGATCAAACTGGGCAAGCAATCGGAATATCTAAACAAAATTGGAGATTGTATGAATATAATTACAATTTGACATTGTATGAAGAGAGATATAATATATTATCGTTTGTAAGCGGCAATTGTGGTATGCTATATGCTAGATAATCGTGGTTTTTTTCAAATACTATTATATAAGTAATTATATAATACTATATATTAGAAATGAGTAAAACAATATGGAAAACAAAAACATTTAGTCAAGATAAAGAAGAATCTAGTTTGTTGGAAGGAATGAAATCAAGACGAAGGGAAACAACTACAAATATAGAAGAAAATTACGAAACTAAAAAAGTAATTGAGAGAATGCAGGAAATTTCCCAAAAAAAGGACCCCAATTATAAAAACATAGAAAAATTAAATAGTATATATGAAAATAATGACGGTTCAAGTGGAATTGAAGATTTTAATAAAGGAATTAATGAAATGAACTCCGCATTTGATGAAATGAATAATATATTCACGAAGGATCCGTCTAAAAAAAGTGAACATGAAAATGCTTCATCAAAAAAAGAAAGTTTTAAAGAGGGAAATAAATGCAAACGTAATACAGAATTTTCCAAATTTTTTGATACGATAAGAAAAATTATAGCTCAAGTTAACAATATATTGTTTGTAAAGTTTGATACTTATTTAACTCGGGGAATTGCTACAGTGTATGATGAAATTGAGGGTCGTAAAAGATCTGGATTCATTGATATGAAAAACAGCGAAAACATGAGCGAATATGACAAAAATATGAGCGATTATGACGAAAATATGAGCGATTATGACGAAAATATGGAAAATATGGATACAGATGACGAAAATATGGAAAATATGGATACAGATGACGAAAATATGGAAAATATGGAAAATATGGAAAATATGGATACAGATGACGAAAATATGGAAAATATGGAAAATATGGAAAATATGGAAAACATTGTAGAAGGATTAAAAAAAAAGAAACCGGCACCAATTAAGGTAGCACCAATAAAGAAACCAAAAGCTTTGAAGAAGCCAAAAGCGTTGAAGAAGCCAAAAGCGTTGAAGAAGCCAAAATCGGCGAAGAAGCTAAAATCGGCGAAGAAAAAAGCGAAGACATCAAGTAAAAATAGATCTTCCGCAAAAAAAAGAAATTTGACAAATAGAGAAAAGGATATCACATTGATCAAGAATCAGGCATATTATATTCTAGCAATACCTTTTGCGTTATTTATTACGTATAACTGGTTCTTTTTAATGTTTTACAAAGAAAATGATGTAGTCAGGGTAGATAGAACAATTAATTTCGACTTGTTCAATCCTATAAAACCGATACTAAAGTTTCTTTTTGTATATTTGGTAAAAGTAACAACTATATTTGATTCAATAATGATGGACCAAATTCCATATCTAGTAGATACAATGAAAAAGAATAAATTTTTTGGATTTTTATTAAATTCAATGATACTATTTATCATATTAGTAAGTATAATAGCATATATTGTTTGTAATTATTCATCCACTATGAAAAATGCATTTTTCGCTTACTTGAGCGGTTCTAAAAAACCACCTTATGTAAATTTATTATATGGAATTGTAGTGCTATGTATTGTTTTGTCATTTTTCCCATCAAGTATCATCGAAACTGTATCAAGCACAGCATCATTTATTGTTAGTCCTATTGGATCAATTATTGGCTTTCTAATTAAATTGGTGTTTACAATAGTGAATATCAGTGTTGCCGGTTTATTGCTGATATTTTATATTTTTGTTAATTCATTTTTTGCCATGCATTTATATTCATATAATCCACATGTAATGAAAAGTATAAACGAGTTTTTATACAATTCTATTAAAATGGCTGGAGTAAAAGATTGTCCTCCCGGGTCATCAAATTGGTGGCAACGATTTTTCAAAATTATTATTGAAATTATTTATCATTGCTTATACGAATCAATCTATATCCTTTTCTTTTTCATTGGATTTTTAATGTATTTAATATACATGAAATCATTAAGCTGTAAACTAGCATTTGCCGGAATAAATGCATTTATAATTTCGGCGATTGGAATAATAACTTATTATACAAAAATAAAAGATTTGATAAAAGAAATAATCAAAAATAGAAATACATAAATACATAAATATTATGAAAATAAATATATAAACAGAAGATAAATATATATTTATTACTATTATGTCAAAAGCAAAAAAACACTACCCTTTTGTAAGTGTATGCACGCCGACTTTCAATCGTCGCCCTTTCATTCCAACTATGTTAGCATGTTTCAAGAATCAAGATTACCCAAAAGATCGTATGGAATGGATCATTGTAGACGATGGCACAGATAATATTGGTGATTTGATTAGAGAAGCGAAAATTCCACAAATCAAATATTTCAGATTAGAAAAGAAAATCTCATTGGGTGAAAAACGTAACTACATGCATCAACAGTCAAAGGGATCAATTATAGTGTATATGGATGACGATGATTATTATCCACCGGAGAGAGTCTCTCATGCGGTTGAGCGATTAACGGGTAGTCCAGATGCATTATGTGCCGGTTCAAGTGAGATGTATATTTATTTCAAACATATTAAACAAATGTATCAAACGGGCCCATATGGTCCGAATCATGCTACTGCTGGAACATTTGCATTCAAAGTTGAACTACTGAAACAAACACAATATGAAAATCATGCGGCATTGGCTGAAGAAAAGGCATTTTTGAAAAATTATACGATACCGTTTGTTCAATTGGATCCTATGAAAAGTATATTAGTATTTTCACATGAACACAATACATTTGATAAACGTAAAATGTTGGAAAATCCACACCCAGACGTTTTCAAACCATCCAATAAAACGGTGGATATGTTTATTAAAACAAAAAAGGAGGAGCATATAAAGAACTTTTTCTTAAAAGATATTGATGCATTATTGGCGAAATATGATCCAGGACTTCCAATAATGAAACCCGATGTATTAAAGCAGATAAAGGAGATAGACGAACAGCGGGCAAAAATGATGGAAGAACAGAGTAAACATGGACCGATTATGTTACAACGAGATGGCAAAGAACCGGTTGTATTATCATCGCAAGAAGTTATTGGTATTATAGAACAACAACAGCGTCAACTACAAGAAATGGGCGAACATATACAACGATTAGAAATGAATAAACCAGGCGCATGGCCACCACAAAGCCCTTTTGCCCAGAGTCCATTTACACAAAATCAGAATCAAAGTCCTTTTACACAACCCCAAAATCAGAATCAAAGTCCTTTTACGCAACCACCACAGAGTCCATTTACCCAAACCCAAAATCAAAATCAGAGTCCATTTACCCAAACCCAAAATCAAAATCAGAGTCCATTTACCCAAACCCAAAATCAGAGTCCATTTACCCAAAATCAAAATCAAAATCAGAGCCCTTTTGCCCAAAATCAAAATCAGAGTCCATTTACTCAAAATCAATCGACACCGTCACAATACTCGGACATTGTAATGGCTGAACAACGTATTTCTGAATTAGAAAAACAGAACATTGAATTGAATGTTAAATATAGTCAAAATTTCAATGAATTACAAAAATACAAACGTATGGCCGAAACCCAGAAAATTACTATAAATAATTTGCAAACCGAAAAAGCAGAATTATTGCTAACACAGAAAAAACACGTAAGTTTTATGAATTAGACAACATAAAAAATAACGGTTAACATATGAAAACCATTATTTTTTTTGAAACTATATACTTAATGCATAGGAAGCATATATTCCTTGATTTCGTCATTTTCATCATAAATTGGATGAATATAATCCTTGATTTTATCTTCGTCTTTTACTAAATATGCTTGATAAGGAGAAACGTTGATATAATTTTTAACATAACATCTTTCTAATTTAGCGGGTTCAAGTGGTTCAAATAATTTACTAATATCATATTTACCTGGATTCAATTCGTCTTTTTCATAATAGATGACAACATCCTTTACTAAATCAATGTTGTCACCATCGTCTACTATTTTTTTTGATAAATCTACTACATATTCAAATAATTTTTGGATTAAAATACATCTACGATAATTTAGTTCATTTAATTCGGCCTGTTCCTGTGAAGTCGCCTTATTTTTTTTTGTTAAAGTAATGACAAGTGTTAATGCATTCGCCATTTGAAATTTACCAATACATTCTTTATGTTTTTTCAGGTATAATGCCGCAAATAATAGTAATTTTTTGAATATATGTTGATCTTTGAGATATTTATATACATTTTTTGAATTAAGTAAAATATTTCCTAAACATTCTTGCATTAATGAGAGATCTTCGTCTTCGCCAAATAATGTAGGAATCAATTTGACAATATATTCATTTTCCGCCATACCTTTTAATTCATCTAAATCAAATTGAAAGACGGTTTGCATAAATTTTGCGAAAATTTTTGGAGTAAAGTGGGTGGTCATATTTCGATAGTATTTTTTGTTGGTGCTATAAATAGTCCTAGATCTAAAAACATTTCAATTTTCTACAAATCATCCTCGAAATCATCTAAATTATCATCCTCTACTACCGCGTCTTTTTTAACATTTTTGTCTAAATATCTATACATGCGTTTTATATCCAATTTATTAATACTATAATTCTCAAATAGGTGTTCTACTTCTCCCATTTTTACGGCATCATCGTAAAAATCATTTCCATGAAATAATCTTAACTCTTGAAAAAAAGCGACTAAATCCTTCCTATCCATATCCAACGTTTGGCATAGGTTATATATGAATAATTGATTGTTGTATTCAGTAGAATATTTTGTCAATACTTTAGTAAAGCGTATATCAGTTATTTTGTTTTTGTTATTCGAAAATGTGTCGTGATATATTTTATTATTATGAAAGGTTTTGATGAGAGATGACATCTCATTAAACTGCCATATCTGATTTTGAAACGTAATACGGTCAGTATAATCAGCAAAACACATATTGTCTAATATTTTTATATAAAATGGTATAGAATCGGATTTTTCCATCTTTTCAATTGCATCTATAATATTTTCGTGCCATAAAAGCGCAACAATCGTTCGATCTGTCTCATTCATAAAGACATTATGTTGCTCTATCGGTATTGGTTTTGTTAACAATGTTTTGGTAATTGTTTTTGTATCTTCATTGTATGATTTATTATGAAAAATATTGGATATCGTATCTATATTCATTAAATCGGGTTTTTTACGATGCATATCTCTAATAAATGTGAGTTTTCGCATGTCTCCTTGTATATGATCTACTAATACTGGAAGTAGTTTTTTATTTATCTTTGGATTTTGTATCGATTCTAATAATTTATGTATTTGTGCTGTCATTGGTCGCTTCAATTCAAAGACATTACACACTTTCATCAACTCCTTTATTTTTTTGTCTACATAATAATTTCCTATGCAAATAATTGGATTTAATGTCATGCTCTCTAATTTCTGTTTCTTTGTCTTCTTTTGACGTATTAATTTAATGAGTGATGTGATTCCCCCCTTATCTCCATTGTTCATTCCGTCAATTTCGTCCATGACGATTGCGATTTTTTTTCGTGTCTTGCTCATCATCTGTAAAACATTTTGATTGGATATATTATTACTCGTAATCGTTTCTATGAGTGTTTTATTACGCACGTCCCCGGCATCGTATTTTATAATATCATAGTTTAATTCTTTTAAAATATCCATAATAAAATGCGTTTTTCCTGAACCGGGTGAACCATATAAATAGATTCCTTTTTTGAAATTTATATTTTTACAGTTTACGTCAAAATCCTGTAATATTTTTTTAATTTCATTTACCGTATCCTCTCTATTTAATATTTGGTTCAAATTTTCCATAACTAGTTATTTACAAGATAACTAGTTATTTTTAATCTATTTTCAAACGAATTCTCTTATTTGGAGAATGCACTGAAGTCGGCGGTGATTGGAATATAATTATTACTTCCTTTTGATGATAATGCTCCGTAATAAGAATAATTATCTACACCGGCCACACCGGACCCCATACTTGTACCAGCACTTGTACCAGCAGTTGTACCAGCACTTGTACCAGCACTTGTACCAGCACTTGTACCAGCACTTGTACCACTTCCTCCAGTATTTATAGGTCTTCCATTACTATCCTTTGCAATTTCCTTTAATCCAGAACCGGTAGATTTAAGTAAATCAACTGCACCACCTGCACCAGATTTAACCAAATCAACTGCTCCTCCTACACCCGATTTTACTAGATCAACTGCGCCACTGGCTCCCGACTTTACAAGATTTGTTGCACCACTTCCTGCCGATGTCAATAAGTTGCTAGTGGTGTCTAGTGTTTTATTTACTAGATTTCCGGCAGTATTTACGGTTCCACTTACAACTGTTCCCGTTTGATTCACTGTATTATTCAACACATTTTTAGAACCAGTTGTTCCTACCGCGCTCGCTCCGGCCGAATTTACATTAACGGATGCGCTTACATTCTCTGGGACTAGAGACGATCCACTCGTATTTAATGTTCCCGAACCACCCTTTCCTCCGCAATTGCCACATGTTCCACATGAGCCGGGGCATGATGGGCATGATGGGCATACGGGAGGAACAATCTGCGTTTTCAACATGTAATCTTCTGAAAAATTATTATCGCCACCAGACATTCTATAATAATCATACCAGAAACGATAATAATCATTTATCACATTACTTGCACTACCTGTATCGGCATTAGAACCACTTGAACTATCCAGTCCATTACTGTTAAATCGAACCACGGTTTCGATCTTATATCTGGTGGAATCGGTTGGATCCACTTTCAATAGTGCAATCATAGTCTTCGTCGAAATGGGCATGTATAATACAATATATTTATAATTATCGGTGTATATAAAAGCGTTAAAATCTACACTTGCAATTTGATTTGAAGTACTACTTATTTGTCCAGTAGTAGAGTATGTATTCGTAGTTCCATATCTATCATAAGTAGTAATACTACTATTCGATCGAATGATGAGATGGCCATTCGTTTTATCAAATTTCACATATTTACTTAATTGATATAGTGTTTTGTTTGGGTCGTAATAACTATCATATACGTATTTTCCATTGTTAGTATCATTATCGTCATTTTGGGTAGACAATGAAATACTAGATCCATTGTGATATTTATTAGCCATGGAGTTGGCAGGTCCAAACAAATAAGACATTAAATGGACTGGACTATTGCTAGTGCTTCCATAATCTCTCAATTTTAATATGTGTATATATGTGCTATCTGCCCATGGCATATAGAATAATTGGTATCTATCCGTATTACCAGACAGTGTTACATATGACCAAGAAGTAGATGAGTTTGCCATAGTGGTTACTAAACTTTCAGTTGTATCTTTTGGAACAACGGCACCGCTGCTATATGTAGTTGTATATGAATGATTTGAATTACTTCTAGTGTTTACGTAAATATGTGTGACACTGGCGCCAGTTGAATCCAAATTTGCATATGCGTTACCATCCACATTTGAATAATATGATGAATTCACCTCGATCATGTTTCCGTTGATTTGATCGAAAAATAGGGTGTCATATAATTTGGTAACTGTTTTGGATGTCGAATATTGTGGCAAATCAACTAATAATGTAGTATTTGTGCTAGCCGTTGGATCCTTATTTGAATGGAAATTAACAAATCCTTCTTCATTTTGATTGGTAATATAGGATAAACAATTTTTACAAATTATTGTTGAAAATACTAATACTACTAATAATATAATAAATAACAATAATGGATTAAATTTCAATGATAACATTTATACAATAATATATATTATATTTGCCGAAAAGAATTTTCATATTTATTTTTTTTCATTCATATCTTACTGACATGATTCAAAAAATTGAATATACTCATTCAATTATTAATGAATATATATATTATCAAAAATGTCTAAATCTACCGATGTCGAAGTAAAAGTGAAGAAAACGAGAACGAAGAAAGAACATATTCCCCTACAAACCTATTTCGATATAGGAAACCAATACGAAATTGGAGTCGATGAAGCTGGTAGAGGTCCCATGTTTGGGAGACTATATGTAGCCGCCGTCATTTTACCTAAAGACGGCGATTTTAAACATGGCGATATGAAAGATAGTAAAAAATTCACAAATAAAGATAAAATCAAAGAAACCGCCGAATATATCAAACAGAATGCAATCGCTTGGGATATTCAATATATTGAAAATACGGTGATAGACCAGATAAATATATTACAGTCCGTCATGCAAGGAATGCATGCCGCGATTCGACAAGTAACTGAAATTGCGGATAAACGACCGCATGAATCAAGTGATTATATACGTAAATATATGTTATTGATTGACGGTAATTATTTTACACCGCATATGGTATTTGATGAAACGAGTCAATGTTTACGGGAAATACCATATGAGACTGTGGAGGGTGGCGATAATAAATATACGTGTATTGCTGCGGCCAGTATTTTGGCTAAAGTCGCCCATGACCAATATATCGAAGAAATATGTAATAAATATCCGATTCTTATTGAAAGATATGGACTAGATAGTCATGTGGGATATGGAACCAAACGGCATTTGGAAGGCATACGTGAACATGGTGTTACACAATGGCATCGGCGAACATTTGGCTCATGTAAAACCGCTACATATTGCCCGATTGATGAATCATTATAGAGCCGATATCATCATGCCGTCAATCACCTTCTTCGACACTGTCATAAAATGACTCTCCCTATCCATAATACTATATCCAATGAACAACTGATTTGTTTCCTTCATGTGAATGAACCCCAATGAATATTCTACCTTTTGTTTATCAAATGTAAATAATTGTGTATATTTTTTCAATTGATAGGTGGTCGAATCTAATACTACGAAGATATGGTAATAATAACGACGATCTTCATAACTTACCACGTGACATAAAAACCATATCTCATTTCCAATATTTACACCGTTACTAGATCCGCGTAAGAAACGGAATAATTGAGGAGTTTGAACAATATTACTTTGTTTAAATGTCGGGTTTTCTGGACCACCTTCAATATCACCAATGACAAGTGGATGCCATCCATAAATCGATTTCAATTTGTTTTGCGAATCATTGAAAAGCACCCAATTTTTTTCCACTTCGTGTTGGCCATCTTTCACGATAAAACCGGATTTCGTGCATCCTTCGACCAGATCAATACTACCATGTTCTACCACTATCTTGTGTTGTCCCAGACCACGGTTTGCATTGTATAATGTTTTTCCGGTATGAGTATGTAAACGGACATCTTCTAGACCAACATATACATTATCCAATTCAGAGTTATATTGCAATAAGAACTCGTCTTTTTGCTTCCATTCAAGTGGATTTGAAATGTCGAAAATAGCAATCACATTTTTAGTTTCAATATATTGCTGGTTTACATATCCACCATTGTCATCTATCTTGTAATTCACATATCGCATATTTACCACTAAATCACCTGCCCCGTTAATGCACATGGTTGGGGTGCTAGGTAAAAAGGTTGGCATAAAAGTTTCTAGCATTTTCTTGCCTATATTTTGGAGCAAATTCACGTTCGATTCACTTGGAACATCGAAATCCTTGAGTTTTGTAGTATAGAATTTATAATTACTTAATACATTTTTAGAAATTCCTTCCTCGCACGTATGATGTGTCAAAACCTTCATGCAATATTGGGGTAGATTTAATTTATCATCGTTACAATAGTATCCAAGAATAGTGAATTCATAGTCTAATTTATAGTCATAGACGTCTTTCTGCATAAACAAATAATCTCGTTCGGGATGAGCGATTCTCATCTTATTGGCCAAAGTGAAATACAAATAGGATAGTTTGTTTTTACCCGCATTGCGATAATGCTGAATAATTTCGTATAAATTTTCGATACGATTGGGGAAAAAGTTATATGCTTCCATCCAATAATAGACTGCATTTCCCATATCACCCATTAAACGATAACATTTGCCAATGCTGTAATAACTGAACCATACCTCCTCGTGCCAACCACCTAAATCAATTCTCTTTTTGAAATATTCAATGGCCTTTTCGTAATTTCCCGAATCGCGATAACTGTTCGCTAAATAAAAGGTATAACGATCATTGTTCGGAGTTTCTTCGAGTCCTTTTGACAACAATTTTATATCACGAATAAATTTGTCTGCTTTACTTCCACCATCGCCAATATCATTAATAAACATGACATCCTTTTCGATTTTCTCGGATCTACACCAATCGGGCGTTTTTACAAATTCATGTGTAACGCCCCAATAATACATATCACAGTTGTTTTTGACAATACGTGTATTTTTGTAATAGAAATCATCGGTTCCCTGAAACACATGATATACTTCTGTTTTTAGTCCGCGCTTGAATTCGATTGGATTTACCTTTGGATTTAAAGATAAGATCATATCCGCATCTAATAATAAAATATAGTCAGCATTTTCCATATTTTCACAGGCCTTTAGGGCAAAACTTCTATTGTAACCGAAATCTTTGAATGGCTCCTCGACAATTTTTCCCGGAATATTTTTTGACTTGAAAAAGGTTTCAATGATTTCTTTCGTGTTATCTGTACTACCCGTATCACAAATGCAATAGGAATCAATAATATGACTGACTGATTCTAACAAACGCTGAATGATTTTACTCTCATTTTTCACAATCATGTTCAAACATAATTTAGGCGTTTTATCGGAAAGATCAATATGGATAGTTTCTGTCATTCGTTTTTCGAATATAAGTAGTATTGTTTTAATTATTTAAATCTTTTTGTCATTTTATTTTTTAACTATAATATAACTAAATCTACTATGTCGTTTACACGATTCCACGATGATCCTAACAGAATTAGAAAACAGTCAGAATTAAGCACATTTGCCGGAAGATATCAATTAAACACCCCTGGCCCGGGTTCGGATTTGCCCTATTTTGAAGACCCACAAATCAGATTAGAAAAATGGGGAGCAAATACGATGACAAATACAGTAAATTTGGAGAGCGACCTATTTGGTTTATCGCGTCGCCTCAATCGCGATTTAGTCGATGTAAATAATTATAAAACTTTTTCTAGCCAAAGTGCACCTCTAAATTTCGGAAATAAACCAGAATTCGTAGAAGATTCTAGAGCGAGTCATCCGGCCTGGATGTATAAAGATTTAGAACATTCTCGATGGGAAAAACCATTCTTGAACCCTCTGGCCAATTTAGAGAAACAATTCCCGAACAATGTTCAAACCCGCATTTTAGAGAAAGACAATTTTGTCCCATCGATTCCACTTATAAATGGTTCGAATACAATGGAATATTATTTATCGGGGCGCTCCCATTGTTTAGGCGGAAAAGATATCAGCTGTGAAACTTTGTAAAATAGGGATTTTTGCATTGTTATCTCGACAAATATTATATAAGATATATATAATTATATAATATAAATGGAATTAGGAATACCTCTATTAGCTCTAGGGTCTCTTTATGTTATTAATAATCAATCAAAAAAACCAGTAACAAATAGCAACGAGTCATTTCAAAATAAAAATGGTTTACCAAATACAAATATTCCAAACCGAAATTATCCCGATGAATTTCCCATTGTTTCGACCGAAACCGATCAAACTAGTAAACTCTCCCACGATAACAAATTCGATTCGCCATATGTATATACCGATAAATATTTCAATCCACGAGTCAATCCGGATATCGTGAATACACAAATTCCCATGAATGGACAAACCGCCAAATCAAGTGATGCGGCTGCATCGACCTATTATTCATTAACGGGCCAACAAGTTGATAGTGGATATTTCCAACATAACAATATGGTTCCTTTTTTCGGAAGTAATTTGCGCAGTCGACAAGTCGATGCAAATTCAAATGAGAGTGTCTTGGATAATATGAACGGGTCTGGCTCCCAAAATTACAATAAAAAAGAACAATCCCCACTATTTGCTCCTGCCGAAAATAATCAATGGGCAAACGGCGCGCCCATCAATACCGATTTCTACCAGTCTCGGGTTAACGTCGGTAGCCGTATGGCCAATGTAAAACCATTCGCCGAAGAACATGTTGGCCCTGGTCTAGGTTTAGGATATACGAGCCAGGGTTCGGGTGGATTCAATTCGGGCATGGCTATGCGCGATCAATGGTTAGATAAAGATGTCGATGGACTACGCGTTGCAAATAAACCAAAAGCGAGTGGTCTAGGATTATATGGTCACGAAGGTCCGGCAATGAGCAGGGTCACTCATCTAGGTTCGATTGGTCAACAAGAGAAAAACCGCCCCGATACCGTGTTTGAGATGAGTGAGGACCGTTGGTTTACTACTACCGGTGCCGAGAAAGCACCGATGCTTCACGCTATACCCATTGACCGCAATGTCACACGTCCAGAAACAACTACTGATTATGTTGGTGGTGCCGGTTTGGCTAGTGCGACCACTTACGTTCCAGGTCAATATATGCCATCTACAAATATCGAATTAGGTGCGGTTCCCGTGGCCGGTGCAAATGCGGGAGGTCGCCAATACGCCAATGACGGAGATTATGGTATTAAGAGTAAACGCGCTTACCCAAACAATCGTTCGGCCAACCAACAAGACGATTACTTCGGCGCGGTTGGTGGAGCATTTGGTGCTGCAGTCGCACCTCTTCTAGATATATTGCGCCCATCACGTAAAGAAAATACTATTGGAACATTGAGACCTTACCAAAACCCTAGGTCGGAAGTTGCGCAATCGTATATTTTCAATCCAGCTGACAGACCTAGCACCACTATTCGCGAAACTACCGAGAATTCGAAATTTCACTTGAATGTGAATGCGAACCAGCGCGGTGGTGCTTACGATGTCACTGACCATCAAGCGATTGAGAACAATCGTCAAAATACCAGTGATTTCTATTATGCTGGCGGAGCGGCAGCAGGATCCGGAACTCGGGAAACACGGGCTTATAATGCGGAATATAATCAACGCAATAACGACGTGAAATCATCGACCATTCAAGGGCGAATGGTCAAAGGCAATATGTCGTTGATGAATGGAGATGTGAATATGCAGACCAATACGAATCGCGATGCATATATGAAGAACAATCGTTCCGTCGCGCCGACAATGCCTTACCAGGCCCCGGACGTTGCGGCCATGGGCCGCGTAGCTGGTAATGGCGGTTCATCGTTGTATTCCAATATACAATTAGATCGCAGTAATCCGGAGATATTGAGCGCATTGAGCGGAAATCCATATGCTATCAATACTGCGAAACGACTGTAGATGTAAAATAATATGATTGTCTTCACACCTTTATCATTTCAAACGCCGATAATATATATAAATCATTATTTATATATATTTTATTAGTCCATCTATAGTTCGTTCATTACTTGTTTATTGAGTGGTATTTCTTTGGAAATGTTCTTGATAATCTTCTCTGTATTCTTCTCATCTCCGCTCCAGGCTACTTTACATAATTTTATGGATTGTGTAATATGTTCATCTGGGTCTACATTAGATGGTATATCATTCGACCAGTCCATACATTGTTTCAAGTTTTCTTGGCTAATATGTAAAATTGCTTTCTTGGTATCTTTTAGATTTTCGTCTTTGTTCCATTCATCGTTATCATGGACATAAAAAGTATTACGTCGTTCGTCGGTGCAATGTAGCGGTCGTTCCGTAATTTGCATAGAAGACAAGCCGTCGATAAATAGCTTGGAAATCCCATCTACGTAGCCATTTTCGTAGATTTTCAACATATCGACCTTTGTTTTCAATTCTTCAATGAACTTACTGAAGTTGAGTGCATCCTTGCATTTTTCATTCAGAAACATATTAATAGTGTAAGATTGATTATTATTAGTAGTATTATTATTATACGAATTATTGGCGGGTTTTAGGTTTTTCACCACTTCATTAAGGGTTTTGTTTTGTTCGACGATGGTGTTGTGTTGGGTCACCATGAAATTACGTATTTCTTTGTTTTCTTTCATTAGCATTTGCATCATTTCAATCCAATTAGGTTCGTTTTCATTTGATTGTTGTGAGTATGGCTCTCGTGATTCTATAGTTGGTGTTTGTATTTTTTCAGGTACATAATTGCAATTTTTTTTGTGGCGATAATATCCAGATGCATATTTGTATACAGAACCGCATATACAATCAAAGTGGTTATCGATATTTGTCGACGATTCGTTATCATTTTTCCCATCATTTATCGATTTTTTACTATCATTCATGTTTTTGATGTGCTTTGATGTGGTTAAATGTTTCATATAGTCAGTTTTTTTGCGTGTATTATAGGTGCAAATAGCACAAGAATATTTTGAGTAGATTTTTGTCGATTTTTCTATATCCATTTTATATATATTTGGGTATATAAGAAATCGCCTAAATCCTTTTCCAAAAAAATATATAAAAAAATTATGCAGTCATACAAAAAATATAATTACGGGTTTTAGACGATCCCAGTCACAACCACTTTTTTCACCATTTTGAAAGATCGTATATTCCATTTCTGACATTTTCCTTGACAAAATAAAATGTCAGAATCGCCGATAATCCTTCCATTTATTTTTAGGTTTTTGAAGGGGGATAAAAAAGAATAACAAATTCAGTGAATATTGAAATAGTATCTCTTGTAGAATAGCGTTAAAGTAGATATCTTTATTCGATTTCTATATCATTTATTAACTTTACTATTGGTTGGAATTTATTTTGAATCGGTTTGTTGTCCTTAATGGATCTCTCAACAAATCCTTTTTTCGTTATTAAATAATTGTGATCATAATAATTATAATTATCAAAAAATTTTTCAACCAAATCTTTTGTTGTTTTATTCAATCCGTGATTATTATTAAAATTTATTAATTCGTCTCTAATATGTTCTAATTTTTTAACGTTTTTTTCACCACCTACCAAATTAGGAAGTATTACTTTATTAAATACATTATTGAATGTCATTTTTTTATCTTCATCTGGATATTTTTGTATTAGATCCGATAACACTTTATACATCGGATTGCCTTCAGAATAATTTTGTATAGAATAAACTTGGCTGTATATAGTATCGGCGTCTTTTGGAGAAAGGGTCATTTGATAAGTGTATAAAAACAAAAGATACAAAAAAGATTTTTTTATTTTTTTTAGAAATAACTTTTCAGTGGCAGCCAATACGGATTGTTTACTATATTTATTGATATAGTATAATCTCTCATATAACATACTTTCAATACTTTGACAACATATTTCTTGAAATTCGTTCATTTGATGACAATCGTGCCAGTTTTTATCTTTGTAAAAATCGATCGTTTCAGTTTCACTATAGGTTACGTCGAACAGCGATTCTGCACCTTTAAATCCACCCGCATTATCAACATTGTATAGTCTGGCTTCCTTCACACTAAATGGATATATTATCTTCATTGTATTTACCAGCTTACCATTTACTATCTGGTTGTTTTCCCCACTTCCAATTTTTGGATACATTTTTTTCATAAAATCAATCAGTTCTTCAGTGATTTCTTCAGACGAATCACCTGATTCGGAAGGAATGACAATGATATCGATATCATTTGTTGGATACGTATATTTATTTTGATTCACGCCCCTAGGTAGTATGGTTGATGCCAAAACTTGTATAGCCTTACCTCCTTTTAATATTAGTCTACGTGGATATTTTTTGGTAAACAATCCAATTACATCAAATATTTTGTTTGATATATTATTTAATGTGTCATTAAGGTCATTAAGTTCGACGGTTGGGTTTGTAATAAAATTGGTTTTATATAAATGAAATTTTGAAGAAATAGATGGTATTTTTTCGGGAGATTTTTCTTGGCTTTTCATAGGGCTTCTTTCCTTACTGTTTTCTCGGATTTTTTCTTGGCTTTTTTCTTGGCTTTTTTCTTGGCTTTTTTCTTGGCTTTTTTCTTGGCTTTTTTCTTTGATTATTTCGGGAGATTTTTCCTTACTTTTTTCTTTCATATCTAGTTTATTGACTAATTGACTTTTTTTTCCAGTGCTTTTTAATTTTATTTTTTTTGCATCATTCTCTTCTTTTTTTCTTTGGATTTCTTCTTTTTTTCTTTGGATTTCTTCTTTTTCTCTCTGTTTTGCATGTGTTTCCTTCTCTATTACTTCTTTTTTTGCAGATTGAATATCTGTATTCAATTTATCTATTTCAATTTTCAAGTTATCTATATCATTGTGAAAATCAGCTATTTTAATGTGCAACATATCTATTTTGTCATTGATTTCAAGAATATTTTTAATAATTCCTTTCACTACTGTTTCTTTTTGAAATATGGTTTTATTTTCATAATACTTGTTAATATACGTGTTGATATATTCAACCTCTTGTTTTATTTCTATCTCTTTATCATTTATCGCTTTGATATTCTTATGAATTTCTTTAAATCTTGTTGTTATTCCTTCTATTACTTCAGGTATATATTTTGTATTCTTCGGTTGATTTATTTCACCATAGGGTCCATTTAAATTACCAGACAATTTCTTTATTTCTACAATTTTTGGTGTTAAACTATTATATTGTTCGTTTAGATGTTCAAATTTTTGGATTAAACTGGTATATTTTTCCTTTAATTCGGTTCGACTTTCAAACAAAGAATTATTAAAAATCAAAGTAGAAAATGGCGGAGTTGGATATTTTTTAGATTTATTTGATTTTGGGGTTACACCGCCCTTTATTTTTTTCCTATTTTTTCTTGTTTGCATTATATAATAGTATGATACTAAATTTTTTATCTAGTATCATAACGACGAATTATCCTAAATTATTTAACGTCTTGATTTTTTGGCGGATTTTCTGGCTTTCTTTCCACCCTTCTTGACAGATTTCTTTCCTTTCTTGGCGGATTTTTTGGATTTCTTTCCGCCTCCTTCTAATGGTAATAGTGAGTTCATATTTGTCACTTCTTTTGAACCAATTGATGGTGGCACTGTTCCTTCTTCTCCTTCTCCTTCTGCTCCTTGTCCTGTTCCTTCTGTTCCTTCTTGTCCTGTTCCTACTGTTCCTTCTGCTCCTACTGTTCCTTCTGTTCCTTCTGCTACTACTGATACTTGTCCTGATTCAAACTCCTTCCTTTTTTTTTCTACTAGGGCCCTAACATCTGCGGCACTAGTTAACAAATCATATACTATACGTAAGGCAACAGCGTCTAATTCTTTTTCAGTTGTGCATTCATTAATAGCATTAATAGCTTCCTCATCTGTGATAACTTCTCCACTTATTTTTGGATCACCTCCCTTCTTATCATATTTTCCCTTCTTACCATATTTGGCATGAAATAGGGGTGATGCCTCCTTCAATGCATCACCAAATTTGTAATTCTTCTTTGTTTTCCTTTTCATACGGAAAAATTTGGTCGCGAATTTTGTCCACGGTGTCATCCTATAGATTATGCCTAGATATTCTTATTCACAAAATAAGACCGACATTTTCTGCGCCTCCTTGTTTTCTCCCGGCCGCAAGAACAAACCCGCCAACATAGTATCATCCCGAAATCGAACGCTGTATTCTTGCTGAATATTATTTCGACCAATTCTTCCTAAAGATTGTATAATTTTCTGTTGGGTCATTAGAGTCAAGTCTTTTCCTAAAAACCCATGGCAAAACTGATAATTCGTTCCATATATATAATCACTTGACGCAACGATCATATACAATTGCTGATTATACGCTAAACGTTTCATTATTTCCATATAAGGCACGTGTGGATTATTTGCAAATACGCCAATACCCATTAACAACAACATTTTCATCGAGTTATCTATGGTCAATGTCATGATTTCCTTCACCGTATCTTCGTCTATGTTCGGAACAAATGCATTTTCTACGATTTCGCTACCCGGAATCCACAATTGTTGATGATGTTTTGTATTTGGAATATACAATGATTCCAAACTCACGTTACTAAATTGCTCTTTTAAACGGGCGATTTCATTCATAACTTTATGAGTTTCGCCATTAAATTGTTCTCGCTCCATTTTCTTCGATTTGTCAATTTCCTTGCCTAATTTATCTTCTAATGTTCTTTGTTGTGCGTCGATTTGTCTCTGCACGGCCAAATTCTTCTCCATCTTTTCCAACAAACCCGTGAATATTTTATCGGGGATTTTTGATTGTTGAATGTAGAATTTGGCGATCTTTTCCACATCTTCGACTAAAAACAGGGTAGGACCGTCTGTCAAGGTATATGCGTCCTCGGTCGTCAATAAGATACCCTTTGACGCATTAACTGGTTGTTGTAATGGCACCGGACCAGGACCCGGACCAGGACCCGGACCAGGACCCGAACCTTTGCCCACATTTGTTGCGGATACACTGGCCATACGCGTTAATACAGTGCCACCCTTACCTGTACTCGTCGTCTCCATACTTTTCGACTTTTGAATACCCACTTTACCAAATTTGGGTCGCTGACTCGTTTTCAAATGTTCGTATATTTTGGGCCACGATTCGACTGACACATGTTTCAATACTTCTAAATAATATGATTTCACCGAATCCATAGTTATACTCGCTATATCCGTTCCAAAATATGAATCTATGTTGTATTCTTCATCTACCAAATCATTGTCGTTTATATATTTTAAAAACCTCACGACTTCACCCAAATCAAAATATCGCAATAATGATTTATTTTCTTCACAATGACGAACACTTTGCCCAATCACTGAATAGTCTGCAAATAATAGATGAGGTAAAACGCAATATCCGTTTTTATTGGTCAGCGATATCGTCTTCCTGCAATCATAACTTTTTATGGTGAATATTTCGGCATTTTCGAATCTCGCCCTAAAATCCATGATCGTGTCGCAAATCTCCTCCTCCTTTGGTAAAGTAGCGCATGATAAAACCATTTTCGATATTTTATTTTGTCTCCAATTTTCGTGGATAACTTGGTGCAAGTCGTGGTTTTCATAATCCATCGTAATGGTGGGCTCGTCCCAATAGGTAATAATTTCGGGTTCCTTATTGAACGCTAACATATATCGCATAGCTACTAAATAAGATTTTACGTCACATATAATCATCTCGACGTTATTTCCTACACTGTTATCTATTTTGGCAATCGCCCCCGATTTCTTATGTCTTACATAATCAATGGCCGCATAATTGTGGAGACGAATATCCGACGCCGTTTCGCAACCAAATGCGAAGGCGATTTTTGTCTCCACAGAAATTGCCGCCTTTGCCAAAGCTAGGCCTACGTGTCTCGCTACACAAACGAAAATTACCTTGAATTGTTGGGTAAGACCGATGGGAGAAAGCGTTTTACCCGTTCCGGTCGGGGCCGTATACAAAATCAACATAGGATTTGGCGTATTGTGTTTAATGGTCGTAAACAGCTGTTTTTGATGATTGAATAATTGGCGGTCTTCATATTTGAGTATATCCGCGTTTCGTTCGATAATTTCGGGGGTTTGATATATGAATTCTTTGGTATCGATGTTTTGTAATACGTGATTGATACAATTGTCTACGACGATTTGCACATATTGATTTTTATAATTTATTGTTGCTCGTTTCATTTGGATGAGAGTATATACACAAGATATGTAGTTTTTCTGGGGGGACGCTTTTACTTTTACTTTTGCAATATGCTGATCGATTTTCGTTCGGTCGCCCAACGATTCCAACATTTGTTTACATATATCGATTTGGACAAATTCCAATATCTTTTCGCGGAATCGCTGGACCGTGCTCTCCACATTCTGTAATCGGATAATGTCGGCCTTTTTCATTTTTTTTATCGTTTTTTGGGATATAACCGGCAATTCAATAATATTTTCGGTAGTGCCCGTTCGTTTTTCGTATTTTATTATGATATTTTTGACAGATTCTTCGAAATAATTTGAGTATAGATAAGCCTCGATCTCTTCATTGTAATCGATCTTGACGATCGACAAGAGGGAGAGATTGTTATTGTATTTGACATTTACATCACTGAACCCGTCGGAAATAAGTTTAAGAATCTGTTTTTCATCATGAGAAACCGGAGTTTCAATACTATTCCACTCGTCCTTTGTTAATTTCGATTGATTCAGGTCCATTTTGAAAATGATTAATATAGTTTGTTATTTTGTCTGTATATTATTTTAGCAAACTTTTTCAATTTTGTAGGATGGTAGATTTTTTCGATGTAAAATAGTATAAATACGTAGATATAGATATAATTAGTATATAAAAATATGTTTACGGGATGGTTTAATTCTAATTCCCCTCAAAAAATAGGGTTTGAAGATATGAAAATGGGTATAAATGACAATGGAAACAATTATTTGATTATAAACACATTACCTGTCAATGAACAAGATTGTTTGATACAGCATACCATACCGTGTCATTTAGAAGAGAAAATGGTGAACGATTTATTGGATAAATTTGAGTTTCAGACAAAGACGTTTTTGATTTATGGGAGGAATTCGTGCGATAATTCGGTAGATACCAAATATGACCAATTGCGTAAATTGGGATTTAGCCATATTTATATTTATGTGGGAGGTTTATTTGAATGGTTATTGTTGCAGGATATTTATGGTTTCAGCGAATTTCCTACAACGGCGAGAAACGCCGATATTTTGAAATACCGTGTATCAAAAACATTTTCGAAAAATCTTTTATTGAAATAAATGTATCATTGTATTGTATAATGAGCAATGATAATCAACCAAAAGTATATATACGTGCGAAAAATGCGGATATAGACAATAAATTTTTCTTCATGGATTTAGACATTGCAATTGTATCTAATATAGAGTTTATTAAGCAATCGGTGCTGTATTTTTTGAATGAAAATGAAAATATTTATACTATTGATAGTATTGATAGTATTTTAAAAAAAACAAAAAATATAGTAACATCAATACAAAAATTATATATTTTGACGGTTACGTATAAAAATTTTTATAATAAAATTAAAGGTAATAATGATCCTGCACCAGGTATTCCACCAGAACCGCAAAAAAAAGCATCAAATATATCTGAGATATCATTAACATCAACGGCGCCTCCCATTCCACCAGAACCGCAAAAAAAAGCATCAAATATATCTGAGATATCATTAACATCAACGGCGCCTCCCATTCCACCAAACCCGCCCATACCTGATAAACCTAATAGTCATTTTAACGATTTGTTTTTAAAAAAATTGTGTTTAGACATTATAATATTATTAAAAAATATTAATAATTTTTGGGAACGTTTGAAAGGATTTAAAAATATTATTGTTGAAGTTAATGAACTAGAAAGTGAAATAAGTAATCTAAAATATGAAAAACAAAATTTTGAAAAAAATCATTTTGGAAAAAAAAATATGGATTTTAATTTTAGGTCAGCTACCTATGATTTAAACCAATATGGAATGTTTGAACTTACTGCAGATTCACCACCATTTAACATTATTGAAGCAATCTTTAAAATAGTAATTATTCCTATGTATTATGGTATTACTTCATTAAAATGCATTCCACCTACTACGTTTGGTATTTTTCATACAGGTTATAATGCAGTAAATCGTAATATTTTCGAATTCAAAATTTCAAAAAATAAAAATAAAATCAATAAACTCAAAACTGATAATCTAAATATCGAAACTGATAATAGAGATATCGCAACTTGTATTTCAGATATCAAAACTGAAATTGAGAAAAATATCGAAGACGATATTGATAAAATGAATGAAGATATTAATAAAATAAATTTCATTAATCCTACTTTACAAGATTTCAAGGATAGATACAACGATTTTATGAATTATATTCATGATATATATAAAATAAAACCGTTTGACCAAGACAATTTGGATCAAGATTATTTGTTTAGTATTATATATGTAGAATATGAGAAATATCATGATTATACAGATATTATTTCTACAACTAAAGCAGACTTACAGAAATTAAAACAAGAGTTACAGAAATTAAAACTAGATGAACTAGTTATTATGTACAAAGGAATATTTTCATTACCAGATTCGACTAAAGTTACAATTGAAGATGTTTTAATTGATGCAATTATTAACGAAACTAAAGCAGACTTACAGAAATTAAAACGAGAGTTACAGAAATTAAAACGAGATGAACTAGTTATTATGTACAAAGGAATATTTTCATTACCAGATTCGACTGAAGTTACTGCAATTGAAGATGTTTTAATTGATGCAATTATTAACGAAACTAAAGCAGACTTACAGAAATTAAAACGAGAGTTACAGAAATTAAAACGAGATGAACTAGTTATTATGTACAAAGGAATATTTTCATTACCAGATTCGACTAAAGTTACAATTGAAGATGTTTTAATTGATGCAATTATTAACGAAACTAAAGTTCCTGAAATAATTGAAAAAATTATATACCCTCGCGTTGACGAAGCATACTTACAGAAATTAAAACAAGAGTTACAGAAATTAAAACGAGATGAACTAGTTATTATGTACAAAGGAATATTTTCATTACCAGATTCGACTGAAGTTACTGCAATTGAAGATGTTTTAATTGATGAAATTATTAACGAAACTAAAGCAGACTTACAGAAATTAAAACGAGAGTTACAGAAATTAAAACGAGATGAACTAGTTATTATGTACAAAGGAATATTTTCATTACCAGATTCGACTGAAGTTACTGCAATTAAAGATGTTTTAATTGATGCAATTATTAACGAAACTAAAGTTCCTGAAATAATTGAAAAAATTATATACCCTAGCGATAGTGGTGGTGCAAAAAACAAAAAACGTACAACAATAAAAAGCGGCCATACTCTTTTACGTAAAACAAAACATACGAATCGAAATAAAATTTACCGAAATAAAATTTATCGAAATACAAAACGGATACGTCAAACTAATACAAAACGGATACGTCAAACTAAAAAGAGATAAATCAGTCAATGTGTAATATTTACGATTCTTTTTGGAAAAGATATGGGCGGTTGTTTACCTTTACATAATTTATGATTTTTGCATTGAAAATGGTTGATATTCATTTTATTCATTATATGTTGAATCGGTTTTCCACAAATATAGTGCGGGCAAAATTGAGCGAGAGGACGGATCAATTGTAACATTGAAATTGCTTTGAAAAATATGATAAATACAAAAAATTGAAAGTCGTTTGACTAAAATGGAAATCTAATACAAAGACAAAATGCCTAAAATAATCAGTATCGAAGGAAACATTGGGGCAGGTAAGACCACCATATTATCAAAATTGGAAGAAAAATATCACGGTGATGCCAGCGTGATATTTATCAAGGAACCGGTCGATGTATGGGAACGCGTATGCGATTCGACCGGCGAAAATATATTACAAAAATTTTATCAAAATCCTCATAAATATGCATTTCCATTTCAAGTCCTGGCCTACATTACTCGGTATTCGTCGATTGCCAAAGTGGTGAAAGAAAATCCCGATTGCCGAATCATTGTATGCGAACGTTCATTGGACGCGGATTACAATATTTTCGCCAAGATGTTGTTTGACGATGGATTGATTGACGAAGTATGTTATCAAATTTATAAAAAAATCTATCACGAGTATGCGTCGATCTTTCCCGTATCAAAAATAGTATACATTAACGCGGATGCGGAAGTATGTGCGACACGGATTGCGAAACGGGCGAGGGATGGGGAAGCTGACATTCCTATCGACTATTTACAAAAATGCAAAAAATATCACGATGAATGGTTGGTGATGGAAGATAGCGTTCGGGACAAGAATGTGATGTGTATAAAAACGAACGAGGATGTTACTTACGGTCCAGGTGATCCAGGTAATGATTGGATCAGATGGATCAGCGAATATATGGAGTGTTAGAGTAGATCAGTATAATTTATCTTCGTCTAACGGACTTTCTTTTCTTTTGTTTTTTTGACTTTGCGTGTTTTTTTGATTTGGATTTTTTACCACCAGAAAAAGTTCCATCACCACCACGGAGACCGAGTGGATCGGGCAATACGTCATCACCTGCATCATTTGTATTTAAAGCAGCCTTCGCCGCATCAATACGTCCAGCTAAACGTGTCACCATATCTGGATCGGTCGAATCTTTTAAATTTTTGACCTCATCTGGATTTACTATTTCTGGCGTTAGTTTGATATGGGTAGCAGCAATATCACCACCATCAGCAACATCAGCACCTGCGTCATTAGAAAATGTAGGTGTAAAACTAACACTAATTGCGTCAGGTAAATCTGCTGTTCCCACCCTTGGTAAAAGCAAATGAGTTATTTTATTATTAGTAGCCATAAATTATTATATATAAAATAGATATTATAATTTTTGTCCTAAATATTTGTAAAATACATATAAATGTAATTTATTTTCGTAACGATAACTTATCTAAATGGATTTAGGTTTATGGTTGTGTCTATTTGTCCTAAATGGATTTAGATTTATGGTTGTGTCTATTTGTCCTAAATGGATTTAGTTTTATGGTTGTGTCTATTTGTCCATTTACATAATTTGTTGTTTTTATAACCACATCTTCATCTGATTCAATTGGCACGATCGATGATTTTACCTATGGTATGTAGGCTATCTTCATTAATTCTATATTGTTATCTATGGTATGTATCTTGTTCTCTAGTTGGTATAATTCTTATTTCATTATTTCTAAATGTAACACTTTTTTTTAATGTTAGATACAATCGGTTTATGTTTCAAGCAGTTTTGCTGCAGCAGTAAATTTCAAAACGTTTTCTAAATTTGTATTTTGTTCTGGTGATGATTTTAGATCTCGTGAATACAAGAACATATAGCCGTCTTTATTTATTTCGTTATTGTATGCTGGATCTATATAGTTGTCTATGTCTTTGTCTGTAATCACATCATCATTATATAAACGTATATCATTACCTTGATCGTCGCATTCATAATATACATAATGACCGGATCCAATATCATTTCCCCTATGACAAATTATACCGGTTAAAGTATATTTTTTTTCATCTACAGTAATTGTTTTGTCTGGAGTAATAAATTGTCGTATTTTTTTTGAACTATTTTCATTGTATTCGAACCGTTTTAACTGGATAATAAGGTATCTATTCATATCAGGTATCTTTATACGATATTTTATTGAAGATACATTATCTCTTCCTTCACCACAGTTATCAGAACGTAAATGTTGGTCTTTATCAACTTCTTCGTATTCTGACAAATTATTTAATAAACCATCTATATTTGTTATATTTGGTTTATTTGGGTTAATAGATAAATTTATCATTAAATTAGTTTCTACTTCATTTTTTTTTACATGTGTTTTGTCAGTGCATAAAAAATCCGTATATTGATTATAACGAAAAATACTTGAAAAATTTTTAATTGCAGATATACTAGATTCTTTTTCAAAGATATTAAGAAACCACATGAATGATTCTTGAACGTCTTGTTGCCTGTTGGAATTTTTAAAATGTTTTGTCAAACAAGTGTCTTTGTTATTTTGACCAATTGTAAAACGTGATTCATTATTTTCATAAATGTATTTAAATCTATCTATGAATAAATTAATCGTATCATTTTTATCTTTTTCATTTATTTCAGTAAATATTTTTCTCATTTCCGGAATAGAATATAACATTTGAAACGCAGCGTTTGAATAACACTGAACCCCCTTATTCTCTATACCAAATATTTTTCTAGGAAATTCTTCAGAAATATTTGATTTAGATTTATCGGTGTCTTTATCCAATGTTGTTGTAGCTGAACTTACTACAACTGCATCTTTAGATGCCTCCGATAATTTTGCATCAAGATCTGGAACAATAATTTCTATTCGGGGATTATTTGTTGTATTTTCATTTTCAAAATTTTTCATTTTACCGTTTACATAACTAGTTGTTGTCATAACAACAAGTCCATTTTTAGTAACTGAACTAGATGTAGCTTGTACAGGTGCCTCTTTCTTTTCATTAAGTGCTTGAATCAATTTTTTTGAAGCAGTAAGTTTCAACAGATCCTCTACATTTGTATTTGATTCTACATTTGCCGTTTTTGGTTTGATTGTTTCAAGCAGTTTTGCTGCAGCAGTGAATTTCAAAACGTTTTCTAAATTTGATTCTACATTTGCCTCTTTCTTTTCATTAAGTGCTTGAATCAATTTTTTTGAAGCAGTAAATTTCAAAACGTTTTCTACATTTGTATTTGATTCTACATTTGCCTCTTTCTTTTCATTAAGTGCTTGAATCAATTTTTTTGAAGCAGTAAATTTCAAAACGTTTTCTACATTTGTATTTGATTCTACATTTGCCGTTTCTGGTTTAATTGTTTCAAGCAGTTTTGCTGCAGCAGTAAATTTCAAAACGTTTTCTACATTTGTATTTGATTCTACATTTGCCGTTTCTGGTTTAATTGTTTCAAGCAGTTTTGCTGCAGCAGTAAATTTCAACAGATCCTCTACATTTGTATTTGATTCTACATTTGTATTTGATTCT